AGGCATAGAGACGGTAAAACCGCTCTTTTATCAGGTTAACAGACGGGACGGCTATTGCCGTCCCGTTTTCTTAAAGGTGGTGAGTAAGTGGCAAATCCAGATATTAAGCTTTTGATCGGCCCCAAGGGCGAAGCATCCCCCAGCGGAGCATCGGCGGTTGAGATCCGGCGGGCGCTTCAATCCGCACTGAGTGGGAAGAACGGCGTTAAGGTCGATGTCCGGCTCACATCTAATGCCGCCAATAATTTGCGGCAGGAGATCCAGAAGGCTCTGAACGCCAACGGCGGTATCAATGTCAAAATTAAGGGGCAGATCGCCGGGGCCATGTCTAAGGGCACATCCGGTTCCGGGGGCGGAAAACAAAAACCCAGAGAACTCAGTGAAATCGATTCTGCTTACAAGGCTTTAACGGCTATCGAGAAAAGAATACGTGAACTGCAAGTCAACAAGATAAAGCTTGATCCGGAAGTTGATGCCGGGCAGATCGCAACGATAGAGAAAGAGATCAGCGCCGCCGCACAGAGACAGACCGAGCTTAATGCGAAGGCCGAGGAACTAAAGGGCAAATATCCTCAGATCGTTGAACAGTCTAAAGCGTATGCCAACTATCAAGCCAAATCCGTAGAAAACGCAAGCAAGCTTGCTATTGAAGAGGCGAAGGCAGCAGACGCATCAAAGCGGGCAGCAGATAACAAAAAGAAAGCAGCATCAACCGCCGCACAAGCGGCCAGTAGTGTCAAGTCTACCGCTTTATTGAACGAACAGAATTTTGAAAAATACCTCCAGGGCGTGAGTGCAAAAGGTCGCATGGCCTATTCCGCTCAAATCAATGGGATACGAGAATTTTACCGTGTCGCTCACGATACCGGATTACAGGAAGACTTGAAAAAGGCGGATTCTGCCGCACGGGAATTCAGGGCGACCATGAAGGAGACGGGGCTAGAAGCCGGCAATGTCTTCACCTACATCCAGAACAAGGCCAAATCCTTCATGGTGTACCTTGTCTCGTCCAAGCTGACAAATGCGCTCATTAAGGGCGTAAGAGACGGCGTAACGGCGGTCAAGGAATTGAATGCCGAGCTGACCCAGCTTCGGATCGTTACTGGGGCCAGCCAAAACCAGATGGACAAGTTCCTGGATTCCGCCATTGCGAAGTCCAAGAATGTGGGCTCCTCCGTGACGGATATGCTGAACTCTACCACCGTGTATGCCCGTCTGGGCTACTCTATGAACGAGTCCGCAGATTTGGCGGAGTATACGGCGATGCTTCAGAATGTGGGTGATATTGACGTAGCGTCCGCACAGAACGCCATCACGGCTATCGTGAAGGCTTACGATGTTGGTGCCAACCAAATCGAGGCTACGATGGACAAGATGGTAACGGTGGGCAATAACTTCCCCATCTCCGTGAGTCAGCTTGCCGAGGGCATGAACAACGCCGGCAGTGCATTGTCTGCCGCCGGAAACAGTTTTGACCAGAGTCTTGCTCTCCTGGCGGCCGCAAACACGACCGTCCAGAACATCTCAAAGAGTTCCACCGGGCTTCGCACCATCGCAGCCAGGATCCGGAACACCAAGACCGAGCTGGATGATTTGGGCGAGGCCATGACGGATGCCGAGTATGATAATCTGGTACAGTCACTGACAAAGGCCAACGTCAGCCTGACTGACACCAAGGGCGAACTTCGCAGTACTTACGATATTCTCCAGGATGTCGCTAAGGTATGGGGCGACATGACCAATAATGACCAAGCCGCCCTGGCTGAAACGCTGGCGGGAACACGGCAACAGAATATCTTCTATTCGCTTATTAATCAGTTCAACGAGGCTAGCAAGGCCATGGGCGCCATGACCAGTTCCGCAGGGGCAATGTCCTCCGCCAACTCCGTCTATATGGAGTCTGTGGGGGCGAAGGCCGACCGCATGAAGGCATCCTTCCAGGAGCTTGCCAGCACGCTGCTCGACAGCGATATTGTTGGGCTGCTGTACGACATCGGAAACGGCGCGCTCAATGCCGTCTCGGCTTTTGACGCATGGCCTGCGAAGATCGCGCTGGTTGCGGCGGGGCTGCCCACCCTGATTGGGCTTTTCAGAGAACTTAGACATATGCCGTTGATCGAATCGATCGGCGGGAGTTTCAAAGACCTGGCTCGACCCAAAATGACGGGTCGCAATTGGAATTGGGCTAACCACCTTGAGGAAGCGGCGTAAGCGTGCCGCAGACAAGGGGTGGCGACGCGGGTCTATAAATAACGAGGGACTAAATTCGCCGGGCGGAAACAGCCCGGCACAGTCGGGGACGACGAAGCACTTCCCTACTCCGCTTGAAGTGTCAGTTTATCCGCAGGGAAGCTCTGCATCTGAAAAGATGGGCAAGGCAACAAGCCTGGGCTATTGGAGGTAGCCCACAGAGAACCTTCACAGACTATAATCCCCCGCCGCCTCGCCAGACGATACTTGGCTCGACGGTAAAGAGATAGTCGAAATCTCGCGGCCGGTAGGAGGCCGTGTGTTGCGTTGTGTGAAAACAAAAGGAGCCGCCGAAGCGACTCCAATTGTTCCGATATAAGAATCGGTGGGGAACTATCTAGGAAGTTCCCAAACTAAGAAAGTTCATAGGCCCACGAACAATCTCGATAGACAACATATGTACTTGGTACATTCGCTGTATAGCTCGAAAGGTGGGCAATATAGCGGTGTTCGTCCCGCAGTCTTATTATAGCATTATCTATCTACACTTGTAAAGCCCTTTTTATGCGTTTTGTAAGATTTTTCATGTCGACAGGGTCAACATGGTCGATATACTTTCCCAGTCGGATTTTACTAATGCATCTAATGTCTTCACATTGGGCGGCGGAGTCATACTTGAGCTTGTATTTACTTTTGTAGAGAACATAGTGCCAATCATATTGAAGCAGTTTCTTTGCTTTGTCCGCCCACTTAACATTTTTAGACAATGGGATCACCACTATATTCCCACTTCGACCATTAATTTGGTCAATCGATACAACGACACAAGGCCTAGGTTCAAGTCGGCTCTTTTCATGGCCTATATTTTGGCCGAGGAAACAAGCATATATGTCGCCGCGTTTAACTTTTGTTGGCGGGATCGGTGTCATTATGAACCTGTCTTGTAATTTAATCGAATATGCGAGCCAACGGGCAAGATTTTCAACAACATTAACTGGCACACTAGCATCTTCTCTCTATATCGTATGTTTTGGTGATGGTTTTGTTACCACATATACCCACACTTGTTGCACCTGAATTGTGCTCTGCTCTCTGGGGCAAAGCCGCCGATTATATTCAATCTGGATATTGCAACGGAATAAAACCGTACTTGCATATCCTGAATTCTAGCTTCATTGCACTTTCATGCGATATTCCAGTAATCTGTTCTATCATCTCCATAGCAGTACTGTGGTCGTGCTTGAGGGAAAAAGGCAAAACGGAAGACAAATCAAATTTTACTCCGTAAATAATGCACTCTCCAGGTTCGACTTGCTCTTTGCTTTCAGTGTCTGGTGTCTCCGTGTCATACGCCGACATACCGAATCTAAACGACCGCCGTTCTCTTTCCTCACGCTCTATATCGTCCAAAACGGCGGCGGTAAAGGCGTGGTCGATCCAGTCTGTTCCGGTGGGCTGAAACAGTGGCTTACCGAAGAAGTCATTCATATGGCCCATACTGATCTCCTCCAAGGATTGGTTGTGGTTATCATAACACACATCATGTAGATTTGCAATTACCAACCAAGCTCTCCGCCATTGGGACTCTTACGTCTATTTTTGCCAATAACACTCAAAATGCGTCTGCACAGGTCTCGCAATTGGCAGGCGCATTCTCTGTATTAACTCCGGCGCAAATCGCCAACTATGCTTCACTCCAAAAACTAACAGAACAACAATTACTGGAAATTTTAGATTTGGCAACTTTGAGCAAAGAACAAAAAGACCAGATTATGAACATGTATTTAGCTGCCACGGCAACGAACACATATACCGGTGCTGCCGGCGGGGCAACTGTTGCTACTGGTGGTCTTGCGGCTGGGCTCAAAGGGCTGACCGCAGTAATTGCGGCAAATCCGTGGGGCTTTGTCATTACGGCTCTCGCGACCATAATTACCCTATCTATCTCTTGGCAGAAGGCGCAGGAAAAGGCCTTTCAAGAAGCAATCGACAATGCTAAAAAGCTTCAGAACGAGTATGAAGCAACTGTTGATACGCTTAAAGATAATATGGAGGCTGTTCAATCTCTAAGTACAGAGTTTTCCAAACTTTCTGTCGGCGTTGACGATAAGGGAAATAATATTTCACTGACAAACGAGCAATATGACAGGTATCTTGAAATTGTCAACAAGCTAGTTGGGATCAACCCAAGCCTCGTAAAAGGTTGGGACGACGAAAACCAGGCGATTATAGACAAGAACTCTGCTATTGCAAGTACGATTGAGCTTCTCAAACAGCAAAGGCAGCTCGAACTGCAAAAGGTAACCACCGCCGACAACAACTGGGACATTCTTGAGGGGTTGTCGAATCAATACTCCAAAGAGATGGATGCCGTCGAAGACGAAGTCAACAAAATACGTAATGCTTTTGTCGGCAACATCGAGTTTAATAAGGGTTACAAGGACAACCATGTATTTGGAAACAAAGATTCATGGGCGGCCCTGTTCGACCAAATAGCCGAGGCGTATGGCTTAGATCCCGCTAAGGTCGTTGGCTTTGACAGCAAAACAATGCAAAGCGGCTGGGCGGCTTTGTATAAGGCTCTGTTCGGTGTAGACATGGCAAAACAGGCGAACTTCACCGAGCAGGAGCTAAGGAAGCTCGCAAGCTTTGATTATACTAAACTGTTTGGTATACTCGATAACGACATCTACTCTCAGTTTGAGAATGCCACAAACAGAGCCAGGCTTGCCGTCTCTCAGTTAGATAATGCGGCCAATGCGTATCAATCTCAGCTCCAGAGAATTGCACAGGCTTCAACCGGTTGGGATAAGCTAAGCGATGGGTCTCAGTCATTTATCAACACATGGATCACGACCATGAAGATTGGTGAGAAAGAGACTGAGTCCAGCGCTCAGGCAATGACAGACAACCTACAGACCATGATAACCCTGCTGTCCAGCGGGACGGAAGACGGGAATCTACTGCAAAGCAAAATTGATTCGCTATTCGCTCTCGACTTCAGTAAAATGAATGCGAATCAAGTTGAGCAATGGTATGATGTTGCGGAAAATGCAATTGGCGACATTCAAGAAATTCTCAGCCACTATGGTAAGTCTTTATCAGATGACGATATTGCAGCTATCCGGGCTTCCATTGGCCTTGACCTCAACTTTGAGATTAATGGTCAGCCTGCAACTCCGGCGACGCTTGTTGATGCCGTCAAGGCCAAGTTCAAAGAGCGTGGCTGGAATGAGGATGATGTCAACGGCCTCAATCTCGGAGAGCTGAAGGCGTTCTTTACAGCAGATCTTACTGTATATTCGTCTGCCGCAGATGCAAAAGAGGGGTTGTTCCCCCCGCAGACCGTTGATAACGTCAACTCCCTCAAGACCGCCCTCGCCGGGCTATCCGATGAAACGACAGTTTTACGGGATGCGATGGCGAAGCTGGACGAGGGGTCTGCGGCCTTTGACAAGTGGATCGGCTCTGACGATAACCTGAAATCCCTGCTGGATAAGTTCCCCGATCTGCGGGATGAGCTGGAGGCATATAACAACGCCCTGGCCGCCGGGGAGGACCCGCAGAAGGCCTTTATTACCCTCCAGCGGGCGATGAACGCCGCGCTACAGGACTTCAACACCGACGCGATCTATGATGGCATCAACGATGTTGTCTCGGCCTGCGACACCTATGGAGCCTCTTCCAACCAGGTTTTACAGGCCGTGCAGAACCTGGACCGCTTCATCCCGGGGCTGGTCGATAAGCTGTACACCGAGGAGAACGGACTACTCACCGTTGCTTCGGGGGCGAATTTCAGCGCCGCAGCGATCTATAACGCAGCCAAGGAAACAATCGAGCTGGAGAAGGTCGTCGGTAAGGCAAAGTTTGACGTGTTTGTGGCAGAGGTGGACAACGTTTCCGACGCCCTCATGAGAATGGGCGGCACAGCAGCCATTGCCGTCGGTGGGCTGAACCCCTACAAGTCGCTCCAAGAAGCAAAAGATCAATACATCAAGGATCTCGACTCTCTTCTTGCATCTCTGAACGGAGCATATCGCCGCATCAACAGTAACAACAAAAAGAGTAAGAGCGAGAAAGAGGTCTATGTCCCGGATGTAGATCCGCTGTATCAGTATCTGCAAGCCGTTGAGGATATCAACGACGAGCTCGACGGGCTGGACATCGACGAGAAGCTTCTGGACGAGGACGATTTTGAGGGCAAAAATCGTCTCATTGGAGACCGCATTGAGAAGCTGGAGGAGCTGAAAACCGCCCTCCACGAGCTGAACAATGCCAGAGATGTGGAGATCCACACCGCTGTCGGGAAGCTGAATGGCTACGGTGACTTCCAGGCCACCTATGATGCGGAGAGCGGGCAAGCGCTCATCAACAACATGGACGCTCTCAAGCACTTGACCGGAGATACGGCGAAAGCCGCCGAGGAGCTTATTTCTACCATTGAGAACGGAAGCAAGGCGGCTATCTCTACATCCAAGGAATATATGGAGGCACTAGTCGAGCAAAACGCCATGCTGAAAGAGCAGAGGGAGCTGCAAGGGGGAGCAAGCGATGACCGCATCGAGCGGCACAGCAACGCCATCAGCCTGCTCAAAAACCAGCAGAGCGTTTATGAGGGCAACCTTGACTATCAGGCCGCCGTCCAGTCGCTCAAGGAGCAGAAATCTCACTGGGTAGAGATCCAGAATATCGCACACCAGATGGCGGAGGATATCAGAGCCGCCCACCCCGGCATCACCAACGATGACCCCCTACTGAAGAAGTGGATCGATACTTGGTGGGAGGCCAACGGTGAGATCAAGACCGCCAACGAGAGGTTTGTGGAGGACAGTCTTGCCCGGCTGGACAGCTTCATCCAGCAGGCGGACAACTTTAACTGGTGGGACCACATCGACACCACCAAGGTGGATATGCTGGAAAAGAAGCTGGCGACCATCCACCAGCTCTACGCAGACGGCATTATTCCAGACGCCGCCACCTACAAGAAGCTGGTTGACGAGACGGCCAAGGAGATCTATGACGAAAAGCTCAACGCCATTGAGAGGGTCATTGACTACACCAAGAAGCTGATCGAGGAGGAAGTTCGGCTTCGCAAGGAGGAGCTGGAGGAGCAGGTCGACGACTATAAGAAAATCGTTGACCTGAAGAAGGAGTCCCTCCGGGTAAGCAAGGACGAGGCGGACTACCAGAGGTCGGTTGCGGAGAAAACGAAGGCCATCGCCAAGCTCCAGCAACAGATCAACACTTTGTCTCTGTCCGACGACCGTCGAGATATCGCAGAGCGCAAAAAGCTGGAGGAGGAGCTGGCGGAGCTGCAAGGCGAGCTGGCGGATACTCAGGCTGACCACACTCTGGAGGCGCAGGAAAAGGCTCTGGACGACAGCTATAATGCCTTTGAGCAGGAGAAGAACGACGAGATCAAGAAGCTGGAGGCCACCATCGACACCGAAGGCAAGCTCTATGCCCTGGCGATCAATCGCATTGACAGAGACTGGAACACCCTGTATGACGACCTGATGCAGATGAACTCCCTATATTGGGACGGAATCGCAGGCGAGGCCGGGATCAAGGGTGCATGGGATACAGCCAAGCAAGCTGCCGAGGGTTATAAGGGCACCTTGGAGACCATCCAGGGCATCGAGAAGGAACGGGCAGCCGTATCCGGCACGGGGACTTCGGTGGGAAGCTCTGTTGTTTCCGATAAGAGCGCCGCCTATCTCACCGGGGACATCGACAAACAGAAGAAACTCCAAGCTATCGGTGCGGAGATGCAGACCAATAGCCAGATGTGGCACACGGCTTACAACGCCAACAACAAGGGGCAGATGGAGGCTCTGCAAAAGGCTAACCAGAGGCTTGCCAAACAAGTCAAGGATTTGACGGGGCAGGAACCTGTGTTTGACTCCAGGGACGGGTATTGGAAGCTCGCCAACGGTGAACACTTCTATGAGGTGTATCATGGCGGCACAAAGGCCGTAGGCTCCAACGAGCCGTGGAATCTCAAGTCTGATGAGATCATGGCCAAGTTGCAACGAGAAGAGGCTGTCATCCCGAAAGATCAGGTACGGCCTACGCTCAAGTTCCTTGAATGGGGTAACTCCATGGCAAGCAAAGCCCGAGGACTGTTCTCCGGGGGCGGGCTTATCGCCTCCGCTATGGGCAACGCCGTCAAGGGCGCTCCTCTCTCCCCCGCTGCCGGGGCTATTGTGAACAACAACGCCCCCAGTTTTGCTCCCAACATCAACGTTGAGGTCAAGTATGACGGCTCTGCCAGCCCTGCGGACGCCAAGCGCTTTGGGGAGAACATTACCGCCGGCATCAACGAGGCATTCCGCCGTAAGGGCTTTGGTACTGGGGCCAACCCGCTGGGGGTTACCATCTAACAAATCTCCCCTCCGGACGTCCGGCGGGGAGATTTCTCATAAAACCGTCATTTTATTGACAACGAGGGATAGCCTGGGCAACGCCGGGGGTCCGCTTACTTGCGGACGACCACACGGCGCTTCACGGTCGTTTTGACCGCTACTTTGACAGTGACATGCACCTTCGCCATAGCAAACACCTCCTTTCGGTCATACCACCCTTCCGTAAAAGCGGTCCGTCTGGTGTTGCAGACGGGGTGGGATGGTCGAGAGCCAAATGCTCTATGGTCAAAGACCGACCGACAAGAAGATAATCAAAGCGCCCAGGCTATCCGGTTCCATTTTACCATAGTTCGATATAAAGTCAAGCTCATGGTCGTAGCCATAGCCCCGGAGGTCGAAGGACTTCCGGGGTTTTACTATGCCCATGAACAATAACGATCTGGAGGTGAACGGTTTGGTCATTGACCTTTCTCAGTTTGATTTTAAGAAGAAGCCCACGCTGATCCTGCGCAACCCGGATGGGACTGCCGTTGGCGTGTTGGGTACGGCCTACAACGTTAAGCTCGACCCGCACTACAACGAGGTGTCCGCGCTGGAATTTGACCTGTCGGCCTACGACGCGGTCATGCGGACGCCGCACTATGACCAGGTCATCGGGCTACGGATCGTTGACCTCAAGGGAATCGGGCAGTTTGTACTGAACAACCCGAAAACCATCAACGCCGGGGCGTGGGAAAGCAAGCACTGCACGGCGTATTCTCTGGAGCGGGAGTTTGTCCGCAAGGACGTTTATCTGGAGAAGAATGTCTACAACTTCTGGAACCCGGTATCCCCGGAGGGGACCGTGCTGGGAATCATCATGGAGAAGTTTCCCAACTGGTCTGTGGGCAAGGTAGACAGCGACCTCATTGGGAAATACCGTTCTCTGGACGACACGGACGGCAACGCTTACAACGTGATGAAGTCCACCCTTCAGGAGGCCTACGGCTGTATCTTCGACTTTGACACCTACAAGCGCAAGGTAAACGTGGTATCCGCCGCCAGCGATCCCGCTTCCCTACCCATGTTATTCTCCCTGGACAACCTCATTAAGCAGCTTGAAATCGAGGAGGATGACGAGAACATCGCTACCTGTCTAGGAGTTTACGGAGCTGACGGGCTGAGCATCGTAGACGTGAATCCTATGGGCGGCGCAAAGCTTTACAACTTTGACTACTTCATGAACGAGACCAACTTCGCCACAGAGGCCATTGAGAAGTACCAAGCATGGAAAGCTCACTTCAGGGCGATGCAGGAGCCGTTCTATCACCTCACGGTGGAGCAGGCGCTCAAGGAGTCTCAGGTGGCGGCGGAGGGCGCGCGGCTCACAGACCTGCAAGGGGAGCTGAAGGCGCTGGAGGGCGTTCAGGCCACTTGGGTGGAGCTGCTGGCCAGCCATGACTACTCCGGCAAGACACTGGAGGACGGTACGCCTGCCGACGAAAAGGGCGTTCAGAAGGAACTGGACAGGGTCAACGGACTGATCCGAGATAAGAAACAGGAGATCGACACCCGGCAGGCCGTGGTGGACAGTGCGAAGGCCAAGGCCGACCAGCTCCAATCGGAACGGCAGCACATAGTGGATAGCTGCCAATTTGATATGTTTTTCTCCGAGGAGGAAATCCTCCAGCTTGACCACTATATCATGGAAAACCGCATTGATGAGAGTTCCTTTGTTGCATCCGATGTCAAGAACTACAATACTAAGGACACCAGCCTAATCATTAGCAACGCCACCGCCGCCCTGTATGGAAGCTATAGCGACAAGGGCACGATTTCCTTTGCTGAGTTGCCCGCTATTTCCCAAGCTGATGTGAACGCCGTCTATTATATTGCCTCCGGGGAGAAGCACCACTGGGATTCTGTGCTGACCCGTGCTATCACGCCGTCTCTCAAGAAAGAGGCGACCGCCATTGTCAACAAGACGGCAGATACTCAAGGCCATGAGTTGAGCGCGGAGTTTACTTCCTTTGTGAAGACGGCGCGGGACATCTATGTGGAGAACGCCGACGGCGAGGTGGTGGATGACTCCCCTGCCTCGATCCGCTATCTGGCGAAGGGTATTCTCACCGTGGGGCAACGCACAGAGAGCCTGACTACGGAGACCTACTTTCTGACCACGGCGGACTTTGTGGACGGCGCGTGGGTTGTGTATCCCGCCGGGGTGAGCGTGGCCGTGCAGGGCACAGGCCGGAGCAAGAAATACAAGGTGTTGCCTGCTGATTTCGTCCTGGCAGAGGAATCGGCCATCACAACCATTCAGCGGGACAACAGCACCATCTATTCTCTGTCCGGCGGGCGGTTCAGTCTTTCCGCCGGGGACACAGAGCTGGATGCCGATGTGGTACGGGCATCCGTGGAGATCATGAAGGATAAGACTTTTACCCTGAGCGCATACCTGAACGGCGGTACGCTGGGCGAAACCGCCTTCCCAAGCGGGACGGTAGTCCTGACAGGCGACAGCAGCTCCGCTACCGCAGAGAGTGCTAAGCTAACCATGAATATCAAAGAGGCGCGCTTCTACTTCACCCAGAACCTGACCGAGTGGGAGCGGCGGAGCGTAGCCTGGGACTTGTTCCAGTATGGGCAGGAGGTTTTGGAGAAGGTTTCTCAGCCCAGCTACAGCTTCACGGTGGACTCCGCCGACTTCCTGGTGATGGACGAATTTGAGGCGTTCAAGAACGCCCTGTCCCTGGGCAAGCGGGTCTATCTCAAGCTGGACGACGGGCGTGTACTCACTCCCCTGCTCCTTGGCTTCTCCCACACCTTCGACGAGGAAAGCGGCCTGACGCTGGAGTTCTCCAACAAGTTCACCAGCAATGATGAGAACGACCGCCTGGTTGGCCTCCTGGAGCAAAGCGTGAGCATGGGCAAGAAGCTGGAACTGAACCGGGAAATCAACTCCTTTACCCAGAGCCACGCCAACACGGCCATCCACGACTTTATGAATGGCGCGCTAGACGTTGCCAAAAACTCCATCCTGTCCACCACTGGGCAGGCCATTTCCTGGGACGAGAACGGCCTGCGGCTGCGGAAGTGGAACAGCGGCCGCACAGGGTATGAGGACGAGCAGATCTGGATGAAGGACAACCTGATCGTCTTTACCGAGGACGCATGGCAGCACGCCAAGATGGCCATCGGGCATATCCATGACGAGGAGCTTGGCGACCTGTGGGGCGTGATCGCGGACAGCATTGTGGGCAAGCTGCTGGCAGGTGAAAACCTCATTATCATGGGGACAGACGCCACGGGCAAGAAAACCCTGTTCCGGGTGGACGGCAGCGGGATGTACGCCTACAACAGCCGCTTCTGGATGGAGAGCCCCAACGGCGGGGCGTTTGCTATCGACCCGTCCTTTGGGTTGGGTCTTGGGCAGGGCAACCCGTTCACGGTTGGCTCTGACGGCACCATCGTGCCCAAGTGCATTGACGCGGCGACCGGGGAGCTGAAGTTGGACAAGGAAGGTTTCCCTGTGGGGATGAACTTCTGGGCTGGGATGGATGGGCAGGTTTATGTGCGAGGCAATATCTACGCCACCGACGGTGTGTTTAACGGCATAGTGAAAGCGAAGGACTTCCAGCTCCCCAGCGGAGACAGCATGGTGTCCATCCTGAACAACGACAAGAAGATCAAGTCTGATTGGCTTGACCTGATGGGGATCAACGTAAAAGACGAGAATGGCAATACCGTTATGACCATAGACGGCACAAACGGTATCACCATTCAAAAGGGTTCTATTAAGTGGAGTGATGTTTCAGGGCGGCCGAGTATCCCTAGACTGCCAGGGTACATTCAAAGCACCTACATTGATGCGACCAAGGTGGAGAGCTTTCACATTAAAGGTAACAAAGTCGAGGCAGTAATTCCAAAAGCAAGCAACGGGGATGATGATACCGGGTTTATACTTACCGGTACATACGGGCAGAACGATTATCGCTATCTCCGTATTTATTCTTTTGCGGGAGACGAGGCTCTCACTGTGTTCACATCTCCGGCGAGGACAACTGCAAGTTGGAGTTTTCCTATCACCAGATTTCATGGGCTTCTTGATTTCAGCAATGCTACGACGTACGGACTGCACTTAACTTTGGCATAAATGTTAGTAGCGGCAGTCAAACCATCCTAAATAGCAACCAGGTGTCATCCCCCATTCTGTCAATTCTTTAGCTGTATCATTGTAAAACCACAAAGTCGTATAACCATATTCGTCTTTTAATTCTGCCCCAAGGCGGTATAGAAAGCCAGCTTCCTTTGCTTGGTCTATTTCATTTTTGAGGCCTTCATCGCTGATATTCTCTTTACTAATGCAGGCAAATGAAACACCACTTATTCCATTGGATTCGCCGGTCCATCTCACCTTGTATTCCCACATGGACTTGAACTCCTGATAGGCGGCTTGCTTTTCATCGCTCCAGGTGGAGGTATCATGTGCTGAGTCCCGCTTTTCCTGTTCCACAAACTCCTCCGTCTCCACAACCACAGCCCCATCCCAATCGATGGTCACCCCGGCCAGCTCACCAATCCGGCGGACGGGAAGGTAGGTCGTGCCGCCGCCCTTCTCGTCGGTGTAGGTGATGCTGGCAGGAGCCACGCAACCGTTGGGGAGGGTGTAGTCCTCGCCCGCTTCGGAGATGACCTGGCCGTTGAACTTAATGGCGGAGAGGTTGAATGAGACGTTGCCGGAGGCGGCGAGGGCGGCAACGGATGCCGAGAAAACCAGAGCAGAGGCCAGCACGCCGGTAATGAGACCGGAGAGATACTTTTTCATAGAAATGCACTCCTTTGGAAGATTAAATGTAGATAAAGACCTTTTGAGGCTATTCACGCAATAACATTTTAGAAGGAGAATAGTAATGGTATTCAAACGCAACGAACAGCTCGTATATAAGCAAAGGATTCCGCCCCTTGGCGGAGATTACTACCATCCATATACTCTTTCAGAGGACAAGATGATGGATGCAGCGGATAAAATCGTTAAATTTCTGTTGAAGGAAGGTGTTTCAATCAGGGACGCTCTATGGATCCTCGATGTGGCCAAGGAACGTGTCTTAGATTTTCCCTTCGATGAAGTCAATGCCATCTGAACTAAACGTAAAGGTGCGTTTAACATGTTCGTGGCTTTCCACGACGATTGGCATATTGTCGGTTAAATAGCCTTTGCCGTTGATGTAACACAGCGCTCGGTTGTAGTCTGATATCTTAAGTCCAGTGCTACCCATCATCGTGGAATCGTCCGTTTCCACTGAGAGTGTTCCATCGTTCTCTTCTAACAGCGAATGGAGACACGTAAGAATTTTGCGAGCATCTTTTGCAATTGTAAGCATTTGAAGTTCTCCTTTACTTTTCATTTGTATGAATCGAGGTATCGCATGAAAGTTATCAACATCCCCCGCAACTGGGGAAAGACAACTGAGTTGATCCGTCAGTCAGCCCAAACGGGCTATCCCATTGTCACGCCGACAGGGCAGGCGTTGATTTATCGCAGGAAGGCCGAGGAGATGGGGTTGCCTGTCCCGGTTATTCTGACGGCAGAGGAGCTGAAAAAGAGCGATTACAAGAGGGTCTATGTTGACGAGGCAGGGTATTTGCTGGAGCAGCTCCTTGGGGTCGAGGTCGAGGCGTTTACCATCAGCGGGGATGGTTAAGGTGGTGAAAGAATTTGTTCAATCATTATTCTGAGTGGCCTTCGGAGCCCAAGTTGGAGATGGTGGAGGAGAGTTTTGCGTGCCCGCAGGAACGCCCTCTTTGGATTGCCCTAGGTATTGTATCTGTACTTTTAATTCTGACTGCTGTTGTGTTTGGGTAATATTTGGGACGGTTGTATTATACCACACTTTCCCGAAAATGGCAAGGAGGTGACGCGCGGTGGCTCTGCCAAAAATCACCTCGGCGTTCTTAAATTTGACCAACGCCTGCTGTCTGGCCTGCAAGTATTGCTTTGTGCATCAAAGTCCAGAGCATATGACATTGCAGGTCGCCAAGGACGCGGCGGATTTTTTAGCCGCAAACGCAAAAGCACAGGGAGAAATTCCATCGATTAATTTCTTCGGCGGAGAGCCGATGCTTCGATATGAACAGGTGATCGTGCCGCTGACCCTTTACATCCGGGATACCTATGGGGATCATTTTAACCTTAGCATGACGAGCAACGGAATGTTATTTACGGAAGACCGTCTGTCCTTTATGAGGAAGCATGGGGTCTCTCTTCTTTTCTCCATGGATGGCGGACGCGAGGTGCAAGACATGAACCGCCCAAGGGTTGATGGAGGTTCCAGTTTTGAGACGCTGGAGAAAACCATACCCTTGATTTTGCAATATTACCCGGAGGTCATGTTCCGCGCGACGGTGAACGAAGAAACGCAGGATAAGCTTTTTGACAGCATTCTGTTTGCAGAACGCCACGGGTTCAAAACCTTTTTTGTGATGCCGGACTGTTTTGCCGTTTGGAAAACCACACACGGACTTGACAGAGAAATGCGGAAGTATTCCGATCACTACATCGACTGTTTGCGAGGTAGCGTTACACCCATTTACTTCTCGCAGTTGGAAAAATACTTCTCAAGAATCAGGCAATATAACCGTACCGTTATCAACAACTCCATGCGAGACTTCGATGGGTGCAAAGCCTGCGGAAAGTGCGGGCTCGGGTCAAACAAGTTTGCCGGCATCAACATCAACGGAGATGTTACCTCATGTCAAGAGTTCTTCTCTCGCACGGACGACAAGTTCTTGATCGGCAACATCTATACCGGGATCAACGACAATCTCCGGGCGCAGCTTATTGAGGAATTTGATTCCTCACCTGTCTATGGGAACAATTGCGAGGCTTGCCCGCTCAACAGGATTTGTGTTGGTGGTTGTGTTGCAAACAACTATATGATTACAGGAGACATACACCACGTTCCTGATATTTATTGCCATTGGGAGCGGCTTCTCTTCGGAGAGGCCGTTTATATTATGCAGGTTCTGGGTGAGGAGCGAAACGAGGCGTTTGCTCAAAGATGGTGCATGGCATGATGGATGAACTAATCAAAATCCCATCCTTCCTATCTGCCGACGATGATGCAGGAACACAAGCCACCGCATGCTCTTTTTGTAGTGAGGTTGCCTGTGAAACAAGTGCAGAGCTTGGATGTAGCGGTTGCGAAGGAGACTGCGAGCACACGAGCCAAGGATGCACCTCAACCTGCGAGAATGCATGCCAAACCAGTTGCCAAACCGGGTGTCAGTCCGCTTGCGAGACAAGCACGCAAGGCTCACCCCCTTCTTCTACGGTTTCTTTTTCGGTCAACGCGACGGGTGCGACCACGCTTCGTGTATCATGGAATAGTGTTGCTGGGGCGACGGACTATCAAATTGCATACAGGCCATCAGCATCAGGTTCATCTTCCACGGTATACAAATCTGTTTCTGGAACTGCGTACACAATTTCTGGTCTCCAACCAGAAACGGAATATACGGTCAATGTTCGAGCTCACAATTCTTATGGTTATGGGTCATTTAATTCCACAGGGAAAACGGCCACCACCTTGTCCGCAAGGCCGAAATACTGGTCATGGACAAATGGGCTGGTTGCATCCAAGCCGGCAATTGGTGCGTTATCCCCTGGGGACGATATCCCAGAGTACCTATCCGCCTCTGGGTGGACGTTGTTCGTGCAGAACATTAAGGACGTATATCAGTATCGCATAGGTACGAGCTATTCTGGTAGTTTGAGCGATGGCGGCAACGGCACGACAAAGCTGTCTGCCGCTATGGTAAATCAGGCTATTACGGCCATTGGGACAATGACCTCGACGTATCTGCCGGGGCAAACGGCATCCGGCACAACAAAACTCTCGGCCAGCCTGTTGAACGGACTGGCTGATTCTTTGAACGGCATTCCTTAAGACACGATATCGCGTAAAAAATTTTTGCTTAGTATGCGTTCTAAAAATCTTGCCACATTCTCCCCTTTATTGTATAATAATCGGGAAAGGTGGCGATAACTGTGAGGTTATCTGAAGTGTACTTTATATGTAAAAACGCGTTAAACAATTGGGTTAGACCAGAATTCAAGGAGCACGTGCGCAACGGGACTTCTACTGATTATTCCATTCAAAACATTGAAGCATTGAGGGGGATGATTGATCCCTTACGGGAAGTAGACTGTCTTCAGGAAACGATTGCCGCCATTGGGGAAGATTTCCACGATTTAGATAAGCCACCATATCATGAATATTTCAACAGCGCCACAAAAATACACGGAGACGGTCTAATCCGTCACTTGATGTCCCAAATAGCCACTATTTGTGATTTATACGAAAGCATGGGGTTGTCTATTGAAGATAATCGAACGGGGTTTGATGTAAAGTTGCCTGCCAGCATTTCGCTGGAGGAAATCAGCCGGTGTACGCACGACCTCGACCTTCTACTTAACAAGTGCCCAATTTTCTCTGGTATTGACAGCACCGTCTCATTTGAGCGCACCGATGTTGGATCTGTCTGGCTTACCTTTGTTGTTGTTGGAACGGCGGCTGTTGGTTTCTTGGGGGCTCTCGCCCATTTGATTGACAAAGCTATTATTGTCCGTTCCCATCATCTCACCGTAAAAGAGCATGAGATTCGTGTTCGGGAGTTGGAGCTTAGTGCGGAGGCAGCAGAATCTCTCACAAAAGCATATACAGAGATGAATGAAAAGCTGCTTGAGAAAACTGTACAGGAGTTAGCACAAGAACATGATGTTACAAGCCCTGAAGATCAAGAACGAGTCCGTGCGGCTATTAAGACGTTGAGCGATTGGATGGATAAGGGGCTTCAAATCTATCCGTCCTTAAGCGCTCCGCAAGAGGTAAAGGCTGTGTTTCCTCCGTTGGAACGTCAGTCGCTCAAGGAGTCTGAAATCAAAATGCTGACATCTTCCGCCCAGGAAGAGTCTTAACAGACGAATCAAAATTGAACATATCATTGAATCCCTGCTTGATCCGAATGGATCAAGCAGGGATTGTTTTATCCTGCGGTGAATATTTCAAGACGATAAAAGGGGTATTTTATGGACTTTTCTAATTTGAAGAACGTCTTGTCCGCGATCCAACAGGGGCTAGATGGCATTGAAGTCAAGGGGCAGAGCGCCCGCAATTTGGTTGGCGTGATGCAGATGACACAATTTGCTGTCCAGGAGATCGAGAAGCTGGAGCTGACCGACACAGAGCAAAAGGACGAGGAATAATCGCATAAGGAGGTGAGCAAATGGCATTCACAGCATACGAGTTCACCTTTAATGGGCGCTCCTGCCGGGAGTTTGGTCTCATCCTGTGCGACTTCAACGGATCTGACCGTGAGGGCGGAACACACACAGCGGGCGGAAAGCCACAGGTGGAGACGGTGTTCCGGCAATACCGTTCTTTGCTGAGAGGGATGGAGGACGAAGAAAAGCTCTCGTTCCCGCTATCCTTTTGGCTTTGTCCGGATAGGATGGAGCGGCGGCAATTTCTGGACCGCTTTGAGATCGAAGCAATCTCCTCCTGGCTCACCGGGCATCGCGACTGGGGGTGGCTGACTATTGTGCAGGACGACCTGTCACATGTGCGGTATCGCTGTATGATCACCGAGCTAAAGGAGGTCTCCAGCGGATGGGACACCTACGGCTTTACATGCACGGTGCAGTGCGACTCCCATTATGCCTATATGCTCCCGCAGGAATACAAGTATCACTGTGTTGACACGCTGAATCTCGACTTCTTCAATCGGAGTTCTATGAACGACCCCTACTTCCCTGCTTTGGCCATTGAGCCGCTGGGAAGCGGGGGCGTTTCCATTGTGAATCAGTCCCTTGACGGGACCGGTCCGGCCTGGGGTGATCTGGCCTATGTGAGCGGGGCAAAACTTGATCCCCTTCCCTCTTTGGCTCAGCTCAGGATCGAGCTTGATGAGAATGGAGTGCTAGCAAACTCCGAGGGGTTGAACCTGTACCCATACTATAACTTCGAGAGATTGGGGCTTGCTCGGGGCAAAAACAGGCTGGTCGTAACGGGAAAATGTAATTTGACGATCCGGTGCGAATTTCCGGTGGATGTGGGGGTGTAAGCAAAATGGCACGTTGTTATTGTTTGGAAAATAACGGGAGCTTTAGTATGGTTGCCGGAGAGGGTGGAGCAATCACCTTCCACATGGTAGATGGACAAAGCAAGATCCCGCTTGATATCACTGGATATAACGCTGAGTTCACGGCGGTGGATTGTACCAATCAAGATACGGTACAAATCTCCAAAAAGCCCAGTGAGATCAAGGTGATAGATGACCTCGTCATTGTCCGATTAGAACCAAACGACACAAGCAAGCTCCTGCCGGGCAAATATCTATACCAGCTTGAAATTTGGAGTAATGACGCGGGCCCGGAGGTCGTTTCAGAAGGATCTATCTTCATCAGAAGAAATTATAAGGGGGTGAGTCCTGTTGAGTATTAACTTTACTGGGCGTGAGGGTTGCCCACATGTAGGCGCCAGCGCATCCGGTCTGGTGCTTGAAAAAGTTCTGGGCGCCCTTGATGAATCAAGAGAGAACCTACAAAATGCGCAAGAGATCAAGGATGAGACTCTGAAAATCAAAGAGGATGCCGAAGCCGCCGAAACTGGCGCATTGGCGGCTAAAAATACCGCAGAACGTGCGGTTCAAGATGCGCAGGCCGCCAAATCCGACGCTCAAGACGCAAAGGGCGGTGCAGAGGACGCACTTGAGAAAGCCTTGGAAGCGCAAGGAAATGCAGAAGCCGCAAGAGATGGTGCGCTGGCGGCGAAAGGCGATGCCATTGAAGCCAGAGATGAAGCCCGTAACGCCAGAGATACTGCAAAGCAGTACAGCGGAAAGCCCGCCAAAGCCATTGATGGCACGTGGTGGATCTGGAACGCCGAGACGGGAGAATATGAGGACAGCGGAGCATCCTCCGTATTGTCTATTCAGCACAGCTACCCCAGTATTGTTGCAATGGATGCTGATTTTGACAACACCAATAGGAATGACATGGCTATCATCTCTTCCTCCGTTGAGAAAGAGGACACCGCGAAGCTATACATCAACAACGGCACGGAATGGGTTTACCTATGTGATCTGTCCGGCGTGCAGGGCGCGAAGGGTGACGCGGCCACGGTAACGGTAGGGACGGTGACCGCCGGAGATGCTGGGTCTGATCCATTGGTCACAAATGCAGGAACCCCCGCCGCCGCGGTACTTAACTTCGTGATTCCCAAGGGAGATAAGGGTGACAAAGGGGATCCCGGCGTCGGAATCAGCAGTATTACTCTTACATCTGGAAACCACACTCCAGGAACGGAAGACACCTACACGGTGCGGCTTACTGATGGAAAGGAATTTAGTTTCCAGGTCTATAACGGCACAAACGGAAGTGGCGCGGGCGATTTGATGGCAGACGGTTCTGTGTCCATGACAGGTGACTTAAACGCCGGCGGGCACAAGGTGACAAATTTAGCGGCCCCAGAGGCCGATGTCGACGCTGTGCGAAAGGCTGATTTGGACAGTCTGATCATCACCAGCGCAACCCAGCCGTCCAGTCAGTCCACAAACGGGATTTGGTACAAGGTTCTATCGTAATCGAGGTGACAAAACGTGTATGTAATCAAAATGGCGAATGACAAGAGCCTGGTCAACACCATAAAATCAACGATTTATCGGGGTGAGCTGAATGCGAATCGCATTCTATTTCTGCTCCCGAACGAGTGGGATGAGCATTTGATGGCCGACTATGGTGTGCGTCTGGACTATATCACTCCAGACGGCGTGGGCAACTCAGAAATGCTGTGTGCTGAGCAGGACAGCTATAAGGGGTATCTCCAGTTCTATGTTCCGGTCGGTTGCCCAATGACTGATCAGGGCGGAGCCGTAGAGCTTTGGCTCTCTATTCTTGACCGAGATGGTACGGTAGTCATCAAGACCGGGAGCAATTATCTGTTCGTCGAGGAGCGCAAGACGGTCTCAGACTATTACCCCGCCGAAAAACGGGAGCTTTTGGACGCCTTGGCTGCTGATGTGGAGACCTTGAAACGCACAAAGGCAGATAATTTGGTTTATAACGCAGAGGACAATTTCCTTCAGCTATCAGCCGAGGGGGAACCGATTGGAGATAAAGTTATGATGTCTGATGACGGCGCAACGTCCGAAGATGCAGAGTAAAGCGAGGTGATAAAATGGCTGTTTTACGTGTTCAGGAAAATATCAAGAAAGAAGACGGAACTTATGATACAGTACATAAGGAAACTGAGGCCAGCTTGGTTTTGTTTGATGATAATGAAACATTCCAGCAAAAATATGATTCTGGGGAGTTGACTGGGACAGACGGCTCTAGTGGCAAGTCCGCCTACCAGCAAGCGGTTGAGGGTGGCTATACTGGGACGGAGTCGGAATTTAACGCCATACTGGCGAGCGGACCGTGGTTGCCGACAGCAGGAGGAAATATGTCTGGGAAAATTTCTCTTCCAAGTGGAAAACCTGGTCTTAGCGGTGGGCTTTCCAATATTACGTTTGGAACAGGCCCAGACGGTGAAGACATTTTTATTGAAACATATCACGGTGGCGGGACTGTTGATATCGATGGTAAAGTTGAAGCAAAATCGATACAGCTCAAGGATGAAAACGTTGTAACTTCTTCCAGCCCAAGTAGCATATTGACAACCAAAAAGTATGTGGATGAAAATAGAGGACTCCCAATTTTGGGTGGAGATATGCAAGGTATGATTGATATGACCAATCATGCTATCACCGGGTTACCTAGCCCCACAGCCCCTAGTGATGCAGTAAACTATCACCAACTGGTTTTGGGACAGCTTAGATGTACTCCTTTATTATTAGAGTTTTATATGGAAGAGGAGTATAGTCAAGCAAAGACACTTGCTTTCAGAGATGTAGTTTATGGAACTCTTAATAATCTAGGCTACTCCTATGATAGTAAACATGCTATTATTCTAGATATTTTTTATGGTAATACAGGCTTTTTGCTTTTTGGCAACCAAGGCATTAGGTGGAAAAGTATTCGTATATATGCTCCTAATTATGCAACTATATTTTCAGAGTGGAGTGTAGGAGGTAGTGCTTTAACTGCTGAATATAACTCAAGCTCTACTGGCGGATTAAAACAGAAAACTTTTGTAGGTAAATATCAAGCTCCGTACTTATATGTAGACATTTCTGACTTTAACTATGCGGCAGCTGGATTAAAAATAAGTGGTAAAATGCCTGTATTTTATGGTTCAGAATATACAGATTGGAGTGCATCCTTGTGATCAAATTAGGAGCTGTTTTACTTATTCGTGATGAGAATGAATACCTCCCTGAGTGGCTAAAGTGGCACGCGGCCCAGGGGGTAGAGCATTTCTATATCTATGATGACAGCAGGGAGTCCTCTGTACCGGACGTGCTGGGGGAGTACGCTACCATGTGTACGGTGCGGGACGCGACGCGGTATCAGTATCACCTTCAATTTGAGGCATACATCGATGCGTTGCGACGATTCGGTCACGAGACTGAGTGGATGGCGTTTATCGATACCGACGAATTCCTACGTAGCGTAAATGGAATGGCTATTACCAGCATTTTGGATGACACGCCAGATAACGCGGCAGCGGTATTGTGCCCGTGGGTAGTTTACAACGCCAACGGGCATGTGACTCAAACAAGCGGAGCGGTGCGGGAACGATTTACACAAACTGTCGATTGGCCACTAAAGAACCCCTGCTGGAAGAGCATTGTGCGACCCACGCTGGTTCAGGCAATGTCGGCACACATCCCTATCAGGATGTCGAGTGGGGCGATTATAGTAGACACTAATGGCGTAGAGGTCGAAGATAGATACACACTGCCATCGGACAAGCTAGTAATTGACCACTACTATACTAAAAGCTATGAAGAGTGGGTAGAGCGTTTAGCTAAGGGAAGTTGTGACCCTTACAGTGCTAGAGAAATGGAGTGGTTTACCCAGCTCAATCCCGACTTGGAGGATGAGGTGGCAACCTATGAGGAAGGTGTTAACGTTTGAAAGACCATGTTTGGGAACACAACAACCGATACCGACTTGTTAAAGTAGATGGGCAGCAAGATCAGTACGACCTTATTCCTGTTCCTGAAACGGTGTACCAGGTTGGGCACCTATTAATAAGGCGATGCCGACGCAGATTTTGAGTTGTAGCAAAAAGATGCATAAGGACACAGAAAGCGACACATCTGAACAGATGTGTCGCTTTCACATTTTGGAGGTGAACAATGAATCATAAAGATCTTACAGTCAAGCGTTTGCTGGACACCGCATCGGATGAGGTGGGCTATCTGGAAAAGAAGTCCGCCGCCAATCTGGACGATAAGACCGCCAACGCCGGGAACAAGAACTACACCAAGTATGCCAGCGACCTGGATGCCATCAAGGGGTTCTACAACGGGCGCAAGCAGGGGAGCTCTTGGTGCGACGTGTTTGTGGACTGGTGCTTTGTGCAAGCCTTTGGGGTGGAGGTGGCCCTGAAGCTCCTGTGTCAGGTCATGGGCGGCTGCGGGGCGGGGGTAAAGTACTCCGCCCAGTATTTCAAGGCGAAAGGACAGTTTATTTTCAAAGACCCAAGCCCCGGCGACCAGATTTTCTTTGTGCGGCGGGACAAGGCGGGCAACATCGCCGCATGGCTTCACACGGGCATTGTAGAGAAGGTAGCGGGCGGGTATGTCTACACCATTGAAGGCAACACCGGCGGCACGTCCGGGGTGGTGAGCAACGGCGGCGGGGTGTGTCGCAAGAGGTACACGCTGAACAGCTCCAGCATAGGGGGGTATGGCCGCCCGGACTGGAGCTTGGTGCCGCAGGAGATAACCGCGCCACCCAGACAAGACAAAATGGAGGATGATGACATGATGGATGTGACCAAGTTCGAGGAGCTTTTTAACGAGATGCGTCACGAGCTTCAGGACAATGACAGCGGCAAGTGGAGCGAAGAAGCTCGGCGGTGGGCGATTTCCTCTGGTCTAGTGGCCGGGAACGGCACTCAAATCAGCGGGGAGCCCAACTACATGTGGGAAGATATTCTCACCAGAGAGCAGCTTGTGACAGTGCTCTACCGCTTTGCAAAGTTGATTGGACAAGCATAATGCAAAATAACAAGAAAGAGTATTCAAAGAAGCTGATTTCCGATATCCGGTGGCTACTTTGGATCGTGACGGTAGGCGGTATTTTCCTTGCCGCCTTTTGTATTCGTGAGGGGTATGTGGGATCCTTACCCTGGCTATCTGCCATGGTTGGACTTCCTTGGTCGGCGCACGGCGTGGTTTGTGCCTTTTATCTTAACATGGCTAAGTCCGACCACAAAGAGGGTGGAATTACATTTGAGACCGCAAAAGCGGCTGGATTTTCAGAGACGATTTCCTCTGACGACAGCCCGATGATTTAGCATAAGGAGAATACAATATGAGTGAATTTCTGAGCATTGTGATCAAGTGTGTTGGTGTGATCGCGGTTGCCGTTGTCACCTACGTGGTCGTTCCTGCCATCAAGGAATGGCGCAACAACAAGCTGACTGCCTCCCAGCAAAACCAGCTTACCTTCTGGGTGGAGACTGGCGTTCTGTGGGCAAAGCAGTGGCTCCAGAGTGAGACAGGGGAGCAGAAAAAGGCGCAGGTTATGGATTGGGTACGGTTTAAGGTCAACGAGCTTGGCCTACCCTTCTCTGACGAAGATATCGATAAGTGCATCGAGGCAGTCTACAGCACCGTGAAGGATGTTGTGGATGTGACTACCGGAAATGTCGCCTAATTAGGAGGTTGCCCCGTTATGGAACCGATGGAAGTAATCACACGCGCACTAAGCGTACTTGCAAAGATAGGCACTGTCCTCGGAGCCCTGTCTGTCTTTATTGAAATCACGCCCATCAAGGTAAACCCAATATCGTGGTTCTTTCGCAAGATAGGGCGTGCGTTTAACGCAGAGTTGATCCAGCGTATTACGGCACTGGAGAGCGAGGTCACAACGATGAAAAGAGACGAAGACGAAAGGGACGCAAAGGAAAGCCGCAAGGAGATCCTCAAATTCGGTGATGAGTTGCTACACGGTATGAGGCACAGCAAAGAAAACTTTGATCGGATCTTGATGTGTATTACCGAGTACGCACAATATTGCGACTCTCACAAGGCGTTCAAAAACAACGTAACCGAGGAAACGACAAGGCATATTCTGAGTACTTATGAGAAGTGTATGGAAGAGCACAGCTTTTTATAAGCTCTGAGCAACAGGCACAGAAGAGGAAGTTGGCCCATAAGGGCCAACTTCCTCTTTTTTTACAAAAACAGCTGAGTCAAAAGCTTCTGTCAAAACGGCCGTGGGGTCCCGTCCTCCATGATACCAACAGAATTACACTTCTTGGATGTAAGTACAAACGCGGGCATTTGATGGGTCCCGTCCTCCATCGTAAAACTGCGCCCGTGCGAAGGCAGTTTCCAAATCGGCACTCCTTCGCCGTCAACAATGTCGGGGTATAGCTCAGATGCCTTTGCCCGAATCAGACCGATATCTGAACTTCGCCCGGTTGCTTCATAAATCTCAACGATTTGATCTTCTGTAAAATATGTGTGGCGTTCCTTTATGTCGATCATAGACACTACCTCCACAATCGTTTATAGCCTTTCTATATTGCTTTGCATTATAACATAATTTTGTTAAAATCACAAGTATGCATATGGGGGTTGTGTTGGTGGCAATACCAACTTAGCTCTTATTTTTACGTTTTTTTACCCGATAATCAGTTGTTCCGTTGTGAGGTAAGGTGGTTTTTAGACCTGGATAAATCTTCTTCCTTCTTAGCCATAACTATCCCCTCTGTTGAATTACATCAGCGCATAGTGCCCCTATGCGTTCATGTGATTTAACAGATTGTACCACAACTTTCTGGTAACGGCAAGGATGGGACAAAACTTCCTAACCAAATTGTAGCAGTCAGGCCCGCTGTCCTTAGAGATTCAGTCATTTAGCTAGCATGAGTTTCCTAACCGTTTGCTAACCAAAGCATGAATTTTTACATTTTGGACGAACCACTTGCACCGCAAGAACTTCCCAATTCAAAACCCCGAAAGCGTTGAAAATAAAAGGATTGACAGTACACATGGCATCATGATATAATACCACACAACACAGGGTAGCATCTATGAGGTTAGACTCTGACTCTGTTTGTGAGGGTTCGAATCCTTCTCCCGCTGCCAACGGAAAACCACCTTTTTCTTCGGAGAAGGGTGGTTTTTTGTATCTTTTGGCGCGGATTAAGCTTTTCTGCCGAGAGCTTCCTAACCATTTCCTAACCGTTTGCTATGCTTTTGTCTGGAGAGCCCAACACGGAGTCCAAAATTTGAGCGGGGACAATTTTTGCCTCGGCCAGCAAACCGCCGTAGTATTCATCTGTAGTGGCGTAGCTTTCATGGCCCAACCAGTTTTGGACTGACTGCATGGTGGCTCCGTTGGAGAGAAGCAGAACGGCGTTGGTGTGCCTGAGATCATGGAAGCGGATCACACGCAAGCTGTTTTTTCGCAGGAACTTTGGGAAGTTCCAGGAGATATAGCCCGGGGTAATGAGGTTTCCGATCTTGTCCACACAAACAAAGTTTTCCCATTTGGTATTATAGCTCTCACCGCACAAAAGGCGTTGTTCCATCTGCGCTATCTTCCAATGTCGAAGAACTCTACACTGTTCATCGGTCAGAGGGAATATCCGTTCCCCAGCCTTGGACTTTGGATGATCCCGGTAACTGTACTGACTGGAAGTCCCTTCCTGCACAATGACGCCGGTGATCGACATGGTCTTCCTGGCGAAGTCAATATCCTTCCAGCGTAGTCCTGTGGCCTCACCACGACGCAAGCCAAACCAACAGGCCAGATAGACGGGGCGTTCCAGTTTTGTACCCACAGTGGCACTCAAAAGCGCCTGGGATTCCTCGGCGGTATAAAAGCTACCTTGAAATTTTTTGACTTTTGGGAGGATGACTCGCTCGGCCGGATTACTTGCCACCACACCTAAACGAACAGCGTCCTTCAGAGCGGAATAGATAGCGGCTTGGTAGTGGCTGATAGTATTGGCTGATACTCCGTCCTTTGTCTGCTTGTAGCGGTAGAAGCTCTCAATTTCGGCTACTCCGCAGTCTTGAAGGGCAATGCCACATTCGTCAAAATAGGGGGAAATGACATTATCTATCATTTTCCTGTAGCTTCGGTACGTACTATCCTCAATACTGGGCTTCTTTCTTTCCAGCCAATCCTTCAGAAATGCAGCAAAAGACATTTCCTTGTAGTTTGGACATATTTTCTGCTTCCATTCAGCTAAAGTTTGCTCTTTTACCGCTTCTCCCGCTCGTTTTCCGTATTTGATTGGTAAGTCCGTGGGAATCCACTTCTGCTTCCTCTTGGTGCCTTGTTTCCAATTCAAGACAACATATACGGTATCGTTTTTCATTTGCAGGCTTGCTGTCAAAGCACATACACTCCTTCCTCGTGACAGCTTGGATTAGCCTGACTGCTACATGGTCCATTATGACATATGCCAGCAGACTTTTCAACATATTCCATCAACGCAGCTTTGGGAATGCGGATAGCATTCCCAACCCTAAAATACCTGATTTTATTATTTCCAATCAATTTGTAGGCTGTGCTTCTTCCTATTTTTAGTATCTCCTGTAAATTGTTTATTGTTAAAATGTCTGGGATATTATTTGTGTTCAATGCTATCCTCCTGTGTTAGCAAATAGGGCGGCCGTAATTGGCCGCCCTATTCATCATTGTAAATTGATGCGAGAGAACTCCCCTATTAAATAGAAAAGGTATCTTCAAACATTTCGCTCATGGTTTCAGCATAGAAGTAATCCACTTCTTCGTTTGTTGCACAATCCATGCACACAAATTCCTCTTCGATATAATATGCTTTATCGTAATCGTACAATTCCGTTCCGCAACGAGAACACCTTCCATATTCGTCATCAGAATGGATGTTATTGTACCCATATAACATTATAAGTGAAGCACCCGCTCCTTAATTTCCTGTACACGGCCTTGGTTCCAGTCGTTTGTGCCGATATATCCACAGGTTCTTCGCGCCACGTTCATCTTATCCTTGTCCCGGTTGCCGCAGTTGGGGCACTGCCACACCAGCTTGCCGTTATCGTCTTCCACGGCTTCGATCTCACCGTCCCAGCCACAGATCTGGCAGTAGTCGCTCTTTGTATTGAGCTCGGCGTACATGATGTTGTCGTAGATAAACCGGATGACGCTAAGGACGGCCTGGATATTGTCCTGCATATTCGGGACCTCTATATAACTGATGGCCCCGCCGGGACTGAGCGCCTGGAACTGCGCCTCAAACGCCAGCTTGGAGAATGCGTCTATCTCCTCTGTCACATGGACGTGGTAGGAATTGGTGATGTAGTTCTTGTCGGTCACGCCCTCGATAACGCCGAACCGCTTCTTGAGGCACTTGGCAAACTTGTAGGTGGTGGACTCGATAGGCGTTCCATAGAGGCTATAGTCAATATTTTCTGCCGACTTCCACCGGGCGCACTTATCGTTCATGTACTGCATGACCGCAAGCGCAAATTCCTTGCCACGCTCCGATGTATGGCTCTCCCCCGTCATGGCCTTGACACACTCATACAGCCCGGCATAGCCCAGGGAAATGGTGGAGTACCCGCCGTAGAGCAGCCTATCAATAGGCTCTCCTTTTTGCAAGCGGGCCAACGCCCCGTGCTGCCAGTGGATAGGAGACACATCGGACAAAGTTCCCTTCAGTCGCTCGTGGCGGATGCGCAACGCCCGGTGACACAGCTCCAGTCGCTCGTCAAAGATACGCCAGAAGGTATCGAAGTCCCCGTGAGCAGAGAGGCCAACGTCGGGGAGGTTGATGGTGACCACACCCTGGTTAAAGCGACCGTAGTACTTGTGCTCGCCCGGAACGCAGTTTCCAGCGTTGGCAATGTTGCCCACACCGGTCTCGGTAAAGCGGTCGGGGGTGAGGAAGGAGCGGCAACCCATGCATGTGTAAACATCGCCTTTCAGATCCCTCATGACCTTTGCAGAGATGTAGTCGGGGACCATTCGCTTGGCGGTACACTTGGCCGCCAGCTCCGTCAGGTAGAAATACGGTGCCCCGTCGTTTACGTTGTCATCATCCAACACATAGATGAGTTTTGGGAAGGCCGGCGTCACCCACGCGCTGGTCTCATTTTTTACGCCCTTGATGCGCTGACTCAAGACCTCCTCGATAATAATGGCAAGGTCTCTCTTTTCTTGCTCGTTCTTGGCTTCGCCAAGGTTCATATACACGGTGATAAAGGGAGCCTGACCGTTGGTGGTCATCAAAGTGACCACCTGATATTGGATGGTCTGTACCCCGCGCTTGACCTCCGCTCTCAAGCGGCGTTCCACAGTGGCATCTCTGATATCCCCATAATCCACGTCATATGTTCCGTGCGCAAGATTGAGTTCGCAATCAACCTCCTGACGGATCTTCTGGCGAGACACATTGACAAACGGGGCCAAGTGAGTCAAAGAGATGGACTGCCCGCCGTACTGGTTGGAGGCCACCTGGGCGATGATCTGAGTGGCGATGTTGCAGGCGGTGGAGAAGCTGTGGGGCCGCTCGATCATGGTGCCGGTGATAACGGTGCCGTTTTGGAGCATGTCCTCCAAATTGACAAGACAACAGTTGATCGTGTGGTGGATGAAGTAATCTCCGTCGTGGAAGTGGATGACACCCTGCTCATGCGCCTGCCGGATGTCATCTGGGAGCAGGGACTTTTCTGTGATGTATCTGGAGACCTCTCCGGCTACATAGTCACGCTGTGTAGAGGCGATCACCGGGTTTTTGTTTGAGTTCTCCTTGTTCGCTTCTTCGCTCTTCCCGTCCACGATTGTCATGACCCTCTGGATCAGCGCATCCTCCTCGCGGTAGTTTGTTCGCGTCTGGCGGTAGCGGATATATACCTTGGCAAGCTCATAGGCATCATGAGCCAGCAGCTCGTTCTCCACCATATCCTGGATATCCTCCACAGACACGGCATAACCCAACGATGCGCACTTGGTCTCAATGCTGTCGGCAATTTGCAGGATGATTTCCTCTGACACTCTGTTGTCCTGGTCAACATCAGAGCACGCCCCCCGGACAGCCGCGATGATTTTGTCCTTGCGGAACACGGCCTCCGAGCCATCTCGCTTGATAATATTGATAGGTCACACCTCCATTCCTTTGCTGAGTTTCTGGATGTATTCATATACATCCTGCCAATTCTTGGCTCTGACCGCACCTATCTTCCGTTCATCCAACGTCCTAATACCTATATTGCATGGTATCAGGGTGCGCCGCTGTCACTACATACACATCGTGCCCCTCGTCAATCAGACGTTTCAAATACTCTCGCGCACCACTCTTTGGTCGCACCTTCGCCCACACATCATAGTCTGATAGGACCGCTCTGATTTCGAGCGGCGTCAGCTCCGGGAACAGATGGTCAAAATTCCACTTCGTAACATCTCCTACAAATACATTCCTCCCACATTTCTCGTTGAGAGCTTCGATCCAAGCAGGAAGGAGGTCCTCCATCACATCGTCCATGTCAACCAGAACAGTAAGCTTTACGGAGTCTGGCATACTATCGCCTCCTCAAACTTAACCTCGCGTCCTCCTGTCAACTCAACAGCCAGGTCGATGATATGCCTTCGCAGGTCTTCCACTGTCCCGTCATTGATAAGAGCGTAGTCGTAGTCGTATGTATCAAGCGCTGTCTCCGACGGGTGTGCCTGCTGCTCCGGGCTGAGTGGGCTGTCGAAGTTTGTACGGAACACACGAACGTGGGTGGTATCAAAGCTGCGTTTCATAGCGTCAACCTCATTCGGGAAACGGGTATCGGCAATGATCACATATTCCCACTCGTCCGGGAACAGCCCCAGAACACTTTTAATGAAGTCAACCCAGAAATCCGGCTGTTTGGCTCGCACAACATCAGTTCCCACATACTGGAGGATCTGACGGCCAATATCATCCTTTTCGCCGTTCCACTCAAAGAACGTCTTACACATAAACTTGAGCAGGTCCGCATAGTGTACGACCTTGACGCTGTGACCGTCGCCCTCCAAGACATCGCGCAGCATCTCGGCCACTGTGTCCTTCCCGTGCCTCGCCTTCCCGGATACCGCTATGACCTTCATACATTGACCCCCTCAAGAGCGCCTTGTTGTGTCAGGCCGTCTACGACATCCTGGAACAGAAGCGGGCACTCGCTATAAAATTGTTTGAGTAGCATAGCCGCTACCTCTCGCATCTGCGGATGCGCGGCATTGGCACACCGCAGCTTAAAGAAGTGCCTCCACTCCCTGATGTTGGCCGTCATGACCACCTCGGTCTTGAGGCTGTTGGGCAAGACTGCCCGGGCCTCCTGTGGAGTGCATCCGCTTCCAAGCATATCGAAGTAGTGACGCTCGGCGTCTGAACACGCTTGAAGCCAGTGTGTGTAAGCCGGAGACTCGTCGGCCTTATCTAAGTAGCACGGCTCTATGACCGTGATTTCGTTTCCAAAGCCGTCCTTGGAGTAGTTGCAGTACCGGGTGCTCTCCTGGCAGTAGCTCGCCAGGCGGTGGCGGACAATTTCGTGGCTGACACCGCGGTCACATACGAACTTTGCCGTGACGTTGAAGTGTTCCAGAACCGCCTCGTGGCCTCGCTTAATGATATTGGAAAGAAGCCTCTCGGCACTGCCGTCCGCTATCTTGTCCTCGGACTTGTAGCAGACACGTCCACACTGCTCCAGGTGGCGCATCACGTCTTGTCCGTTGAACGGCGAGATGATCGTTGTGCTCGGCTTGATGACCTTCATATACTTCTCCTTAGTAACAAAATACATGACCGCCAATGCGATCGTATGTGGTTCGATTCCGAAACCCATTAGGACTGAAGAACATAACATCAACGTCAAGGATAGGCTCGCTCTCGTTCAGGACCATCTCAATCGCTTCGTACTCCTCTTTGGTCGGTTTGGCAACAGACAGGTTCTTCGCCGTGGTGAACTGGTTTTTCTGAAAAATGACATCGCGTACCGTGTTCGGGAACTCGTCAGACAAGATGCGGTTAAAAATGACTTCTACGACTGCCCGCTTACCGGTCATCGATTGATTGCCTGCCTCAAGCAAGGTAATGCCGGCGATGAGATCGATCTCCTCCTGCGTGATGGTACTTGCGATATCCTTATAGTAAGGAGAGCACCCATCATCCCGCTCTATGTAAACTGTTTCAATTTTGGGCGTTGGAATCAGCCTTTCTATGTAAATAGGTTCAGGCTTCTGTACTTTAAAAGCTATACAAACAGCCATCGATACAGCCAATGCGAAGACGGCAAAACGCCACAAAAATATTTTTATTTCGAGCCCTCCCATCGAACCGCATCCAGCAAGTTCTTACCAGGCTTGAATACTGGCTTATTTTGTGGAGGAATTTTTACAACTGTGTTGTCTTTTGGGTTCCTTCCAATGCGAGCAGCTCTCTGCTTAACTGCGAATTCGCCGAATCCAACAAACTTTACGTTTTCCCCTTTGCTGAGCATTTCATATAGGGTGTCGGAACAGGCATCCATATACATCTGAATTTTGTTTTTCGGTAAGCCGTGTTTATTGCTGACTTCTTGAATAAATTCCGCTTTATTAATACCTTATGACTCCTTTCGAGAGTTTTTTCACGATGTATTGTTTATAATCAGCATATCAATTCATCGGAGGGATAGATATGCCGCGTTGGCCAAAATCAACAGGGGACTTTGATACAAAGATCGATTTGATTGACGCAAAGATTCAACGTCATCAAGAGCAAATCGACAAACTGGAAGAGGAGCGTTCCGAACTCATCTCCCAGAAACGTGACTTCGAGATGCAAGAGCTCTATGACTTCATGCAAAGCTCTGGCATGACGGCAAGGGGAATCCTTGACGTGGTGGAACCCGCCGTTGCCGCCATGAGCCAAGAGCAGCCAGAAGAAGTTTGATGGATAACCCGCCTATTTTGGCGGGTTATTTTTATTGGGTAATGCCTCATCAAATCAGTATTTTATGGTGTTAGTAGTGGGGCAACAGTTTTTGGACTTACAAAGGCCAGAAGGACATCGAGAGGTAGATACCCTCTAAACTTATCTCTCAAATCGTCAGCCGTCCTCTTGTCCCGCAGATACAGTCCTTTAACACCGTCGCACTCACTCTCAACAAAGAAGTCGGAGTAATATTCAAGCATGGCGTATGTCCTATCCCTATCCAAAAGCAGAATGCAGTGTTTACCCCCCTCTGCGTTTTGGTTCAACACATCCGCAACTCTTTCCCCATACCACTGCAAATCAATATAGGAGATAAACCGACGTGCCGGATTTGATTGTAATACCTCAATGAAAGCGTTTGCCGCCAAATCTTCTATCTCTAAATATCTCGCCACACTGCTACACCTCCTCCTTATAAAATGTTGCTTTTACTGGGTTCCTTCCTTCTCAATCTCGTCTAACCTCTCACGGCACACATCGAAATAGCCAGGGTCAATTTCCCAGCCTATGTAGTGGCGCCCTGTCTTGGCGGCAGCGACAGCCGTTGTACCGCTCCCCATGAAGGGGTCACAAATCACCTGCCCAGGCTCGCTGAATTGCTCCAGCAGCATTTGAACCAGTTCGGTCGGTTTCTGTGTGGGGTGATACCGCTTGTCTTTGCTGTCTCGAATGAACCCTTGTTGTCTGAATACAATCCGTTTTACAGGCTTTTTGAACGTGGTATAAATCAGCTCTCCGTCTGCAAACGGGTTTTGAAAGGCCGTATCGCCTTTCTTGTCCCAGAATATCCAACAGTTAGACGGAGGGAGATTATTGGAGAAGTAGTTCCCACCAAAAACGATTAAGTTCTTGGCGACTCGGAACATCTCCTTGAACAATTCGGGAGGCGGGGCTTTGGAGTCCCAGCCGCCATCATAACGACGATTTTTGGCAGCACCAAATCCATTAGTCCCCTTGTCTGCCCTTTTTCCATACGGGGGGTCAGTCAAAATTAAGTCGATGGATTTGTCAGGTAACGTCTTCAGCCCAGCCATGGCATCTCCATTGTAAATCACGTCAAGCGCCATGTTGTTTTTGTTCTCTGTTGTCATGTTTTCTCCTCATAGAATGCCGCTTTACTGGGTTTAGATTTATGAATACCACTTATATGTATCTTGGAACACTTGCACCCCTTCAGAGTATCCTAAAGATTCCAGCAAATCAGCCATGGCATTGTCCATTGCGATGTGAACAAATTCGATATCATTTGAGTTATCGTCTGAACCTTTTCTCTGAATATAACGCATTTGTTCAGCGAATTCTGCTGGGGTTTTAATGGTATTTTCCATTACCGGGTCTCCCGAAGGATGAGGGGAGGGCATTAGCCCTCTCCCCCGCCAATGGTCACAAACGGATTAACAGAGTTGCCCATGACCTGGGGCCACTCCCCGTTCCATTTATCAACCATCTGGAGCTTGGTATATTCGGGGCTATTGGCGAGCTGTTCCTGGATCATCTGGATAGAATAGGCTTCCGCCTCGGCCTCAATTCGAACAACATCAGCCTCTGCGTTCGCCCGAACAATGGCAGTCTCAGCATTAATTTCCGCAACCTGCTTATCCTTCTCGGCCTGAACCTTGGCAGTCTGCGCCTCGATATTAGCAAGCTCAAGTTCCTGCTGGGCAGTGACCTTCTTCTGAATGGCAGCAGCAGTCTCGGTGTCCACCGAAATGTCTGTGAAGTTTACAGTGTCAATGATAATGCCATAATGGTCAAACTTCTCACGTAGATAAATATCCAGCTCAGCGTTGATGGCGGTACGCTTATCGCCAAAGATGTCAGTTACAGGGTAATTGGCGGAAACTTCTTGAGTCCAAGCGATGACCTTGGGCTTGATAAAGGTGTCCTTAATCTCTTCTCCGGACTTGCCCTTAAAGGTCGTAAAGGTTGTAGCAACTCGGTCAGGATCAAAGCGGTAGGAGAACTCCAGATTTACTCGAACGGTTTTACCATCAGAGGTAGGAATGCTGAAGCTCTCATCGTTCTTTGAATCGCCCTTGTCATCGGAGGTCAGGTAAGACTGCTCAATACCGACAGAGTATGTAGTAACCTTTTTCGTAGGAGATACCACGTGCCAGCCCTGCGAGAGGACCTCGCCATCAACGCCACCGTTCATGTTGTATACCACGCCAACATAACCGGCAGGGATCCGCTTTGTACACATCAGCAGCAGAATCAGACCAAGCACAATACAAACCGCAAAAACAATGCCGCCGATAAAACCCTTCTTTTTCATTACACATTCTCCTTTTTATCATCAGAATTATTGGTTGAATCTTCTTCGTTCATAGCGTCCTTCGCATCCGTGAGCAACCGAGCAACAAACTTACCCAGCGGGACAAAAACAAAGGAACAGCATAACCATAGGAGTGCGGCTCCTAAGATTACCAAGATAAAAAACGCCGGCATTTACATTCTCCTTATATTTAGATTTCATCATAAAACGGGTCGTTCGTCTCATCGTAATAGTCTGGTGCCTCCGTGGCGTTATACCAACAGAACTCAACAAGTCTGACTTTGTTCATATCTACGTCCGGGATAATCTTGGCCCATGTTGCGTGATATTTTTCCTGTTCTTTTTCTGACAGTGCTCTTGTCTTTCCATATTCGCCGTCCGCATCCCGATCACATTCAAGGACAAAATCAATAAACCCTTTTGTGGTAGGAGCAATTTGAAACTTACCGGGTTCGCCCCAGCTAAACAAATCCTGATACTTCTCTTCAAATGTTTCAAGGTCACCGTCCATCGGATACCGTAGGACTTTTTCTCTAATGTATGTACTCATGTTGCCTCCAAAATGTTTTCTGGTTTGATTTCGTCCGAAGTCCGATTTTTCGGTCACTTTTTATGACGAAACTACTTGATAATTCTGTGAATCTAGCAGGATTTTACCTGATAAAATGCTGGTTTTATTGGGTTCACAACGTGCCGTATGTCCGCTCAATCGCATTCTTGATGTCTTCAAGAACGTCAACTGTGTCGCGAAACTCCCCATTTTCGTCTCTAACAGATATTCCATATTTCTCTATCTCCGACAAGACACTATCGTGTTTTGCCTGGCCCAATTTATCTATGAGGCCCTTTACGCCGCCACCTCTCATGTCTTCGGTCTTCTGGTTACAGACCTCATCACATGGCTTGTCTACTCTGGTACACCATCCGCACGGCGCATAATACCGACATAGTTCTTTAGCTACCATACACACCTCATAAAACTATTCTTTTACTGACTCTGCGCATTTCTTGAAAATCTCAAGTATCTGCTCACTGGTCAGATTTTCGGTCATATAGCTGTCTCTGAACGGGTACTTGTACCACCGAATTTCGAAGCCGGTAGGCTTGTAAAGGAAGTTTGGAGCTTCACACTCGACCTCATTATCTTCATCGCCCCACCAATACGGCCTAATGGAAAACACATCATTCTCATACCCACCGCGGTCATTTTCACTGGCGCAGTCTGTGTATCCGTAGCAGTCTGACTTGGTGGCCTCTAATAGGCCTTGCCACTCCGCCGAGTCAACTAGCTCTCTGTCCGGGAACTCATACTCGCCACGACTATATCCAAAGAGCAGATTACCAAGCTCTATATCAGGATGTTTCAGCATCAACCCATGTCACCTCGTCTTCTGCTGGAGCAGCGTGTGCGCCATCCTTATACCCTTCTTCATACCCGCGTTCATGTTCTACAGTTTTGAGGTCTTCAAGAAGTTCTTCGAAATGCCGCCTGGCATCCGGCCCCATATACTCCTCAATCAAATTGGCAAACGCTCGGTTTCCTCTATCACCTATCAGCACTTCCATCTTTTCTTTTCCGTACTTAGGCTCTATGTATAGCGTCTCGGCTATTGTGGGTCACCTCTCTTTTAGTAGAATGGGTGGATCTCGACTTCTACTCGCTCGAAATCTCTCGCCGTATTCTTAACAACAGCGATGCATTCTCCATTGCACTTTGCTTCTACGACCTGCCGAAGAAAACGGCATGCACCGCCCGCAGTTAATGCTCCAGCAAGGGGCGCGACAATCTCCAAGAGGTCAGCACAGTCATCCAGCGATAGGGGATAGTTCTGCACTACCTTTTCAATTCTTCTGGCCGCCTCGGGAGCAAATTCAAATTCCGTCATTTTGCACCTCATTGCCGCCGACTTCTGTATCATTGCTGTCACTGTGTCGCTTCATCTTGGAATCAAACAGAGATGAAAACAAATCACCGAAGTCCATTTTTTCATACTCCTCAATTTCTTTGATGGCCTTATCATATTCGGCCATTCTGCCTTTAAAATAGTCTGTTTTCAATACAGCTTTCCGTGATTCTTGAAGCTCTTCATTTGTGAGAATCCCTTTGTTCAGCAAAACATTCTGAAGCGCATCAACAAATGCCATCGCTGTGACAACGCCTCGCTGAAACTCAATAAATTCTTTTGAAGCCTGTATACTGCTGTCGAGCATCGTGTCACTCCTTACAAAATTAGGATTCTACTGGCCCGGCTGTTTAAGCACTATCGCTTCGCCGTTTAAATACTTCCGTAGCCACATACCGCAGGAGACACACAACTCCTTCTGGTCAAGGTCTCCCCGGCCACCGACCGATACATGAACAGCAGATCCGGGCGGGTTAATTGGCTCACGACATCTATCACAGATTTTGATTGTTGCCATACCTGTTCCCCTTCCTCATCCATCATGGTCCATGATAGCTTCCATCACAATCTCAAGCTGCCGATTGGTTTCTTGGATAATTGCGGCGTACACTTTAGCCAAGTCAACTGGGGTAATCGCCTGCCCCATCCATTCTTGGATCATGCCTTCCATATCTTCAATACTGATGTTAATGACTGCTCCATCTCCTTCCGTCTACTGGTTCAAATCGGTGTTGGTCAAGCCAATATGAGGGGCACCTTCCGAATAGCGCATACCTGAACCAGTCACCTTGGCGGTCGGCGTGCCCACATCCGGCCCCTAAGCTGCGGCCATACAAGCAGGTGGAGCAATTTTCAGGGACTTGCTTCTTCTCAAAAACCTCCATAAACACCTCATAGAATTAATATTTCATCGGGTTCAGTAATCAGGACAGGGATAGCTGTTATCGAAAAACCGCAACTCCTCTTCGTCAATGATGACCGGAGTCTTGTTGTAGTAGCACTGAACAAGCAGTTGCTCCACGTCGTTGAGGTATCCAAGCTGCGCCTTGCAGTCAATCGGGCTCCCATCAAACATTAGGCTGGTGATATGATATGGGACGTTGTCTCCATAACCGCCATACAGCCGGAACGAAATTTCTTTGTCCCCGGTGGGGTTTGCATCCTTGTCAAAGGCAACCTTGGCCCAGTGTTCATCTGTCGGATCGTAGTATGCAAGGAATTCGTCACCGCTGTGGTGGTCGTCGTAGTCCATCTCTGAAATGGCATACTTCCGATATGCCTCAAAAATCTCAGACAGCCTGATAGACTCTCGCTTGGTCACGAACAGGCTCTCCAGCATCTCTGTGGTCTTATTTGCCACATCGTCTCCTGCGTAAGAATTGATGATTTCACGCATCCTCTTCACCATAATGGCGTTATAGCTGGAAAAATCCAAGACACCGACAGCATCACTAATCTGTTTCTCAACCTTCTCCTGGATTTCTCGCTTGATTTTGTAGCTGTCTATGGCATCTTTGATTGCAGAAAGCAGAGACTTTTCCACGGTCTCTTCGATAGCCTTCTGAACCACACCGTCTTCATCGAGTTGCCGGAGCTTTTCCCCAACGATAGCGTCTACGTCAATGTTCAATCTGTTACCTCCATTAAAACAGTCCCCACTCGGCGAACCTCTCAAAGCCGCCTACGGACTTGATGTAGTTTTGGGCGATCTCCACGATTTCGGAGTAGGGACGACCATCCACCGTGTCGTCGCCGATAGCGCAGCACAACTCCACCGGAGAGCCAGTCTCCTGTGCCTTCAGGAAGGCGTAGATATTGACCGACACATCGGCCTTGGAGAGATCCTTGCCATGGAGACCACCGCCGGTGACGGAGTCCGCCATGTCCGAGCCGAGTTTTCGGTTCGTAGCACCGGTGTCCACGTCCGTTCCTCCTGTCCAGTCGCCCAGCGGGTTGGCCGTCGCCCCAGGATACTCCGCCATGAGAGCGCCGCTGTCTGCGTTGCTCTGACAAATGATGAGGTGGTCGCCGTCAAGGATGTACTTGCCGTCCGCGGGGTACTTGGCATAGATGTTCCTGGCGATGTCGGACAGCCTATTCTGTTCCTCAGTCAGCGGCATCCCCTTGAAGATGCCGTTGTCACCGCACTTGACTTTACCGAGCTGGTTGTCCGCAAGGTGCTTGTCCTGCGGGACAAGGACAATGTCCGGGATCGTGTGGTCTCCTGTAATTCTGCGAATTGCATCGTAAATATCGGAGCATTGCAAATCGGCAGAAGTCTCTGCAATCACATGACAGACACCGTGTCCGATCAAGACCTCAACGGCGATTTTCGGATCGTCCTCGCGCTGGTAGGCCAGGTCAACAATAGCGCCGGCAATCCTGTCTGCCACCTTATCAGGATGGCAGGGGTTTACTTTCTCAATCATACGATCAATCCTCCTGTCGGCAGCGCCCACCCGTCCTCCCGGACCTGGAACGCATCGCCAAGCTGAATTGTATTAGGGTAGTTCTCCATCGTGGTTTTGATGGCGTACTTGTCGATCTCCGTGGCGTAGTACTTGGTGACATTGGCTCCCAGCTTGTCCAGAGCGATATGGCCACAGCTCATTCCATCGTACATAGACAGCACCTCGATGGGGTCTGCGTCAATACCGGGCACATAGGACAGAATGTGGGAGATGACGTCACACGTCCACCCATTCCCCAGCATTTTGTAGGCTTGTGTGGGACTCACCGGGAAGATATAGGTCTCCGGCACGGTCTGGAGCCGCATACACTCCAATACGGTCAGTTTGCGGATGATGTAGTAGCCATCGGCCAGCTTGATGGGATACTGCTTGTCCTTAATTGTGATAAGGCCGTCTTTCACCTCGTAAACAGGATGGGTCTTACCATCCCAGGACTCGCAAACCAACCGACTTTGGTGCCCACCGATGACAGCATTAGATTTCTCGTCACTGCGGATCTCCCAGCACTGGTTCCGCTCATGACCGCCTCTGCGAGCTGCACCACACGGCACGGCATAAAGCCCTGTCTTGGCCCCAACGCCACCGCCCTGACCGCAGATGGTCACGCTCTTACCGTCAGGAGAGTACACACGATACTGCTGGCTGTCGAAATTCTTATTTGCTGAGTTATTCTCGATAGTTCCAATACGGATCGGCTCAGCCACACAGGTCTTGCGGTCTACGGTGTTGCCCACCATGTTGCGGATACCGTCCTTATAATATGTAGCCCGGAGGCATTGAGCTTTGCCGTCTGCGGTGACATTGACTGGCTCGGCCACCATGTTTCTCTGGTGCCGTTTTACGCAATCCTCCGGTGTAGCAAATCCGCATCTGGTAGATAGTGCATACGCTTTCCCGTCCTCAGTCGTTCCTACAGGCTCTGCCGCCATAAGTCTTGAATAAGACCGTTGCTTCTTGGGGTTAAACACTCCTGCGGTCTTGTAGTAGTGGGCATCTAAGGTGTATGCTTTCTCGTTCCAGGTTGTGCCGCTCTCCAGCACATCCCGAAGTAGTATACCTCTATCCTCCGGTTGCTCTACGCTGGGGATATTTGTCCAGTAAAGACGCTGGCGGTTTTGTGCGGACACCTTCGCCGAATTGATAAGGATGGGTTCTACTCCAAGTTCCTTGGTGATCTGCTCCCTGATTGCGGGAGCCATACTTTTGTTGTTCTCGTACAGAAAATAATCTGGCTGATACTTCTCCTTGGCGATTCGATAGTTCTTGAACAACTCCCAGCCGATGCCGGATGGTTCAGTTTCACGATCTTTGGTCTGTGCTATCGACCAATGTGTGCAGGGGCTTCCACCCATTAACAGCTTGATTATATGTATTCCTCCCACGTCTGGGAGGTGTCCGGACTTTAATGGCCAACCTCACTGTCAAATTTGTAAAGTCAATAAAATAAGAATTTTATGTTGAATTTTGGCGAAAAGCGTGTATACTAAATATTACCTCCATGGTTCTATCTTAGAGCTGGGAGGCGATCGTGTGTCTATTGTACCCGTACTAGCAGATTATGCGACACTTATCATGTTTGGTGGTGTTGTTATTCCGTGGGCTATAAAGAAAGTCGTCATATGGATTTCTCAGATTGTGGACGAAAGTCGCAAGAAGAAAAATCCAGGCGATGGCTCTCCTGAATAGTACACGGGAGGAAAGGAGGCTGGTCCGGCTTATCGACGAACGGCGCCTTCACATGGAGGGAGAGCTTTCCAGCTCGGGTGGCCTGCCGATAAAATGCGGCAGGCCACTTTTTATTCACTTCCAGAATTCCCACCTTGTCAGTGCCTCAACTGCAAGGCGAGCATATTCTGCTACCTCTGGTGAGAAGATATCCTCGTCGATTCCCTTTTTATAGTAGACAATGGCAGCTCGTATATCAGGTACGTTCTTGGCTCTCTCCCTGACCTCTGGATAAAAGTCGCACCGCGAACAATTCCCACCGCATCGACACTCATCCACTTCCTTCGTCGCTAAGCAACGAAAAGTATTACCATAAACAGTCCACGACTTGCATCTATCCATTCAAATATCCCCTCCTATTTACCATGCCAATAATGCATTTCGAACTTTGTCCGGCAATCGATACTCAAGTTCATATTCCGCAATGGAACTACGGATATAATTTCTTTTTGCGGTTTCATGAGCAATTGCCGCTTCCTCAGCACTATCAAAAGTACCCAAATAATTGCGGTTAAACTCAACTACATATTTGTTTGAAGTTCTTGTTCTATGGACACCGCACGGAAGATCAGCGTCAACGGACCTCTCCTTGCTCATAAAAATCATGTTAAATCGTTGGGGAATGAGGATACATTTTTCGGGAGAGTACACTTTGTTCCCTTTCACAAGTATGTCTTTGTCAATATGGAGCCTGCCTTCGCATGGATACCAATTATCGTTATACCATCTTGCAAATGCTTGATAATTGAACCACTCTTTACAGACCGTGCAGATGTGATAATATGTGCGGTATCTATCTCGTTCTCTTGGACTATAACAACGGTCAAGGATGCTATCCCAGGTGTCATAGGCGTCTGTGAGTTTTCCGTCCACTCGCGTCTTATAAGGGCCTTCTCCTAAATATCCAACACCACGCACCGTGATATCATATGGGTTTCTTACAGACCCCCGTTTAAAATTTTGATATGTGGTGCGAACAACCACGCCATGTTCATCGAGAAAACGAACATCTATATCTCTATTGCCACGAAAGCCTACAATCTTCATCTCCGTTCCTTTACTATTCTTGTTCGTCTCTCCAATCGCATCTTTGCTCATCGAGTACTTTCGTCCACCTTTTTCAAGTCTCCGGTCCAGAACAACCACTTCGGCACGGTCGGATCCTCTGCCAAACACACAAGTCCAGAGTTTCCCTTTCGAGCCTTGTCATACTCTACGGTAAATGTGCGACCAGCATTGCTCTCACAGAACTCTCGGTATTCTAGCCGTCTGTCCTGCCAGCCCGGGTGCCCCTTGATTCTCTCTATATCGAGCTGAACCTTATCTTCGGCCTGAAGCGTTGGCTGTGAGTCTTGAGCCTCCTTGAGCTTGATAACCGTTTGAACGTCCTCTTTGGACATTCCATTCTTGCGAAGGCGTGAGGATAAATCTCTGCGTTGCTGTCTGTTCAATCTCGATCCTCCGATACCTGAAAGTTCTTCACATGGCTCCAAAAATGGTCAATCCAATCATAGCCGAGCATGACGATGCCGACCCATGCGCCGGCGGCACACAGGCCGCCCCAGATGGTTTCCGCAGGAGTCAGTGCAGTAGTATTGCAACCAAAGTAGATAGTCTCGACAACATTGACCACCAGGGCCACCAGCAGGATAATTAAAGCCCTATACTTCTTCATGTTGTACCTCCATCAGTCTATAAAACATCTCTTTCATCAGGTTTAATCAATAGTCCTTTGGTGCCTCGAAAGTTACATGTACGGGCATCTTATAAAACTGAGTAGACTGCTGTGCCATACACTGCAAAAATGCAGCGGCGGTATCCTTCTTAAACTTTTTCGTGTCGAGCTGCCGAATAATTTCCGTTTCAAACTCAGTCGAGTGCTCCTCAATGTACTTGGTGATACAATCACGGACAGTATCCTTTACGGTTTTGTTTGCAAGCCACTGCAAATACGGAGTCTCATAACTATATCCATGGCCTGGTTTTCCTTCACTATTTACCTTCTGGTTAATGACATTATCTACGCACTCTTTAACGATTGTGGACGGATTACCAAGAGCCTGAACAATTCCAGCTCTGACAATTTCCTCAACAGATTCTTTGATTAAATCCTGATCGATGTTCAAATTCAAACCAACTAAATTCTTACCTTCGTTCATATATTACACTCCAATCTCAATAAAAGAATAATTTTACTGGGTAACCTCCGCCTGATCCGGACTACGGAACACGACTATCATACTGGGGAATGGTGCCGCATCCCCCGCCTCGCCGTTGGTTTCAAACCGCAGACGGCCACGAAGAAATCGAATTTCAACGCCAGGCTTCTTGTATATGTAGTCATGAAAGCTGGCTCGGTCAGTTCGGGCCGGGATAAGGAGCACCACGGTGGTTCCGTTCTTGCGAGACTCATCGTAGCATTTCTTGGTCCACACGCCAGTTTCCTTGTTGCCATACGGAGGATTGCAAAACACGGTCTCTCCACCCCAGTTGTGGGAAAGCCCATCAGTCTGGGCCGTATAGTACCTGTCGCATTTATGGTTTGTATCGCTTGCGGCAGCGTCAAGCGTGAAATGGAATTCATTGTCTAACTGGTTATATAGGCTCTGCGGAGTCTCCCAGTCGTTCTTGTCGCTGCTGAACATTACTCTTGCCGTCAAATTATTCATTTGTCCTTATTACCATCCTATGTGAATTCATGTCCTGTGAACTCATATCCCTCTGCGTCTTTCCAGTAGTCATCCCGATATCGGCCATCCTCATACAAGAAATGGGATATGGCCGAGCCTGCACTGCAATCATCGAGATCTCCGGTTTCTGGCAACTCTTTATTAAAGTCCAAGACTCTGCTCTTGAAGCCCGCCCAGTCGTAACACGTACCATACTCGTCAACAATCTTGCAGTCAGGGATGTCCTCATAGGCCTGTTTCATCAGAGCAACGCTATTAATTCGTTTGTGACCTTGAAAGAGCGGTAGCCACCCGCCGGATGTCTTTGCCACATGGACTTCATAACCGAATTCTGGGGGAATCCGTCAGACGCACTTCCTCGTCCGAGAACCACTTCATCTTTCCGGCCCTATCTTGAAACAGAAAGTAGAAATTCGTTCCTATGTCACACCGCCTCCAAGCGCTTTCTTATATCCATTATTGACCCACCACAAGATTCTTCGCCAACGCTTCTCATTAAAAAACTGTTGTTTGCGATACCATTCAGACACATCATACTGCCTTTTTGAGCTATTACATTGTACACATGCTGGAACACAATTCTCTATACCATCGCTTCCAAACGCATCGACGTGATCTCTGTGTAGCCTTTGTCCAAACATCTTAATATGCTCTATTTCTGATATGCCGCAATACGCACATGACCTATCAAATTCATCTAATACCATTTGATATTGTTTTTCAGAAATGTGATGATCATGATGATTCTTATAGTACTCTCTCAGCCTGTCTGGGTTATCTCTTCTCCACTGAGTCATATATCCAGACCCGTTACGCTTCCTGTAATATGGACGCCTACGCTCCACAATACGATCGCGATTTATATGCTGATATCTCTTATCCATTGCTTTCTTTTCTGCTGGGTGACTATGCACCCATTCTATTGTTTTCCCTCTCAAACATCGCTTGCATTGTGAAGTAAATCCGAGTTCTGGTTTTTGTTTATTCTTGTAGTAAAAATTTTCATATGTGTTTGGATATGCGTTTCCGCAATTAGAACACCTTTTTAGCTCTGCGCCCGAATCCATGATTAGAAATCCTCATTTGCCGCTCGTTTTATAGGGTGCACATCCTTCTCTTGAAGTCCATATACTCCTGATCATCTACCTGGGCCAAGTCGAGTCTCTCCATCACATTACCCTTTTCGCTGATTCGGATATAGAGATTGCCGCACTTACTGAGATAACAGGTTTGGGTGGTTGCCGGAACATTGTAATCGCAATCAGACGGCACCCAGATATGCTCCGATGTTCCATTGTCGTATGTAATATCAACCGAGGTAATGTCCGCATATATAGTGATCCTATCGAATGGGGACGTGGGATCATCGTAAAACGGTGTCTCCTGTGGGACATTTGCGGACGAAAACAGCTCAAGGAAAAACTCATCGCACTCTGTATAGTCCGTAATGCAGTTACACCCAAGGCTGGATACCGACTCGCGAATCCCAACGCAGTCAAAATCGCCAATGTCCTTGCGGTCGAACTCCCACACTTCGCAGTTTTCCATTCCAAGCGCGATCTTCGTTACTTCAGCCATCTTCACTTACCTCCTGAAATTTCTGAGGAGCATCCCACTCCCAATAATCACCCGTGGCCAATTCCTTTGCAGCGAACCTGTTGCAACGAAAACAGGGTCTTGATTGGTTAAAGTCATCGTAGAATTTACAGTGCTGACAGTCGCCGCTGACCTGGCGGAACAGCTCCGCAATCATGGCAACCGCTTCTTTAATGTCGTCTGGCAGCGTGATTGGCACTTCCCAGATATTTGCCTCTGCCCATTCAGCCCACTGGAGTAAGTCGGCCTTGAGCGTTTCGATGTCCTTCAACCTCGCATTACCTCCGACTTTCTCTGTTGCAATTTATCTGCCTGCGCCCAATACCGGTTAGGCAGATGCAAGACGGTTATGAGCTTGTCTTCCCGGAACAGATATAGCATTCTGTTATAAGCCCTCATATTGGTTGGTCGATAATTCAACAGGAATACGCCGTTCATGTATTGACAGAGCTTCCCGGTGGCTTCCTTATGGGAGACCCCATAGTTCAGTGCCTTCTGCGCTTGTTTCTCAACGCTCTTTTTGTTTAGACCGAGTCGTTGCCTGATGCGCTTTGTTCCATGCTTTGTAACATATGCTTCACCCACAGCCGCTCACCTCCATTCACCGTAAAATCGTAGTTTTATTGGGTTTGGTCTTTATAATTAAGACCATGCCTCCACTCGAAATCTGTGCACCTATTCCAATAATTCTTTGTGCTCATTGTTCTCCTGCAAATGTCTCCATCATATGTGCATGAGTGCCCATCCACATGAACATGGCCAAAGAACTGGCAGTGCTCACATTTAATGTTACTGTCCTTGCTCTTATCAATAGCTCTCATTGAAACCTCTCCATATCATCCAATGGTCTTGTACTGGCTGACACTTTTGGAATAGGGAGCCAAGTGTCAATCCGTTGTGTTTGGCAAGGTCTGTCGTTACCGCAGATACGTTCTTATCTGTGGACGCACCAAGCTCTTCTGCCATATAATCTAAGAGACTACAATACGACCTATCTGGACGCACTGGCTTCCCTGGATTGAAGTCCCACGCCAACAGCTTGTGCCCGTTGATGGTATACTCGGCATTTGGGTCACCTAAATTAGATCCTTCCGAATGTATCCACCAGCCCCAGGTGCCGACCCAATCGGCGTCATCGATGTTACAGATAACATCAAAGTCCTTGTCGCTAAGCTCCCACACCTCATACCGCAGAGAGGAATATGTTCGTTTTGCTGTAGAGCAGAGTCGCCTGAGTGCGTTTTTTAAACCTTCTCCGCCAAGAATCTCTTTCATGTCCCGCCTCCAAAGTCAATAAAACTAGGGTTTTATCTGGTCTAACAGTTCTCCCAGCAGTAGTCCACAAACTGGTCCCAGTTCATGGCGAGCTGCTCATAGACATCGATTTTCACCATTTTGTCTCGCTCCTCATGGTACGGCCACGGGGCGAGCTGAATCTCCCACTCACACTTGCTCCAGAAGCGGTACATCATCTCACGGTTGATCTCAGCAGCAAAGTCCCGCTTCTCTGTGAATCGCTTCTTGGTCTTTTTAAGGAAGTCCTTCATACCGGACAGCACATTGTAAGGCTCGATTTTGTTGGAAGCGTAGTTGCGGTAGTACACATACCAGCACAGTTCCTTTTGTGATTGGTCACACCACCATTTCGTAGCGGTACAGATACCAGTAACCGCTCTTATTCTTTTGAACGTCGCTCGCATAGATGACATCGTTTTCTTTCACAGGTTGTCGGTCATACAGGTTTGAGCGGAGTGTCAGACGGGAACGTTTCCCGGATCCGATAGACCTTGTAAATAGAGCGTATGCCCACACGCCGCCATTATCTTTGCTCTTGAGCGGCACACAATCCTCTATATACAGCTTCCTTCGGTCCTCCTCCCTGTTGGTCGTCAGCTCTATGTAGCCCAGGATTTCCTTCTGGTTCTGCATTTTCACCTTGTAGCTGGCATCAGGGAGATTCAAACTCTTTACCTCATCCTCCAGGGCATGAAGCAGACCGTCCATGTCGGTGATGGTGTAGGACTTTACCTCATTCCCCTTTGCATTCTTATCGGTAGCATACTCCCGGAGGATTTCCTCCACTCTTGAGCCGGCCACATTTTCCTTCTTGATGGTCTTGGCCTTTCCCTGCTTGAACATGTCAAACAGACTGAGGATCCTGGATAACTCCACACAGTTCCCAAACGACGCAAAGTAATCAATCAGGATGAGCGGCTTGACCTTGGCAGCCTTAATACTCATGGCATCAAGATCCCGAAGGGCATCCACGAAATAGGTGCGGTGGTTCTGCCCAGCCTTGTGAAGCTGGTCGCACACCGCCTTGCCGTAGCCTTTAATCGATGAAGTTCCCTTCGAGATGACCCCGGCATCCTTGTCATAGGTATAGTCAGACATGGAAAACTCGAACCGCGGTGGTGTGATTTGAATACCATAAACCTTAGCAAGCTCCGTACCGCCCGTGATATCAGAGTCGTTCTTTGCGTGGTTCAGGTATGTCGTAATAAACTCATACGGATAGTAACATCTGAGCCAAGCGCATATATACCCAATAAGGCAGTAGGCTATTGAGTGGTTATACCCAAACTGGTAGCTGGCACTGTCCTCAAGGATCTGGATAAATTCCTTGGCTTCCTGCTCTGCGACCTCTCTTGGCTGGCTTGATTTGTCGCAATATCCATTCAAGATATCGGGAAGTGCCCTCTCCAGGCGGTCTTTGTCTTTACGTCCAATTGCCCGACGTACATTGTCCGCCTCCGACCCGGACAATCCACAAATTTGTTGAAGGAACTTGATGGTGTCCTCCTGGTAGATCAGGTATCCGTTGTTGTCCTTCAATAGTTCATCGATCAGAGGAGATGGGTTGTGGTGCGGAAGGCGGGCAATGAGGTCATTTCGATAGGAGGTTCCGGATGGGCGGATGCAGGCCGTTACCAAAGACATGTCGAAGATGGACTTTGTCCCGAAGTCCTTGAGCAGCTTAAAAGCAAAATCGCCTTCCATTTGGAAAATTCCCACCGGGGATCGCATCATGTCTTGCCAGACCTTCTGGTCATCAAATTCTATCTCATGGGTCTTTGGGTATGGGATGCCGGCAAGCTCGCAGGTGTCCCGAATGATCCCAATGTTGTTCAGTACCAGCAGGTCAAACTTGACCAGAGATACCTCATGGATCTCTTCCATGTCGATGTTGATGACCAGCTCCCCGTCCTTCCAAAAGCAGCCATAGTTATCCGGGAGCGTGACCGGGCTGACAACCATCCCGGCGGCATGAACGCTTTGTGAGACTTTGGTGCCAAGGATCCCATCGTAGTAATAGAAAATGTCCTCATGATCCCGCCTCGCCTGCTCTTGGTCAGAGGCAAATTCCTTTTTCACACGCTCGCAGACCTTGACGCTGTATGGGTTTGCAGGATCAATTTTGTCTGCTCTTGGATTACCGTGCTCTCTTTCCCAGCGGTTACGAAGCCCCATGCAGATGACCTCAATGGCGTTGGTGTCAGCGGCCGTCCCCCATGTCGGGGCGCGGGCAGTATAATCCTGGCCAAATCGTTTAATGAGATATTTGAAAATCTTTGGGCGGTCAGTATCAATGACATCTACGTCAATGTCTCCGACCTCTTTCCGGTCCTCGTTTGCAAACCGGGAGAACACTGTCCCCCACCGCTCCGGGTCGAGGTCAATAATGTCTGTGACATAGGCCACGCGGGAACCGCCAACAGAACCGCGGGCCGGGCCTATAGGAATGTTGTTATCCCAACACCAGCTAATGAGTTCCGACATACACAGGATGTAACCGGACATATCAATCTTCTCGAAAACCCGCAGCTCCTCTGGAAGGGCGGCTTCAAATCCCGCCCGCTCGCTTTCTGGGATGATTTGTTTGTCCAACTTCTCCTGGAGCTTTTTGTATGTGACCTCGGTTAGTTTTGCACGGTCAGCCTCGCTACTGCCGTATAGCTTTGGATACTTGAGCGACATATCAAGATCAAAGTCCTCTACGGAGTCTGCAAGCACATTTGTGTTCTGGATTGCCTCCATCCACAGCTCCTCTGGGATAGCGTCCTGCTGGCGGAAGGCATCTACCAGCTCGTCGTAGCTTTTATAGGTCAGGTCAAAGCTGTCCTCGTCGCCGTAGGACTGCTTTTTTGCGTCCATCAGAATACTGCGGCACTCAGCTTTATAGCTGTTCAGACTGTGGGTGTCTGTCCCGGCGATGAGCGGCTTGCCATACTTTTCAGACAGCACAGCCAGGTAACGATTAAAAGCGATTTGGTCTGGATGGTTATGCGGCTGAATCTCAAGGTAGTCGTACCGCATGACCAGTTTCTCATACCACGGGTCATCCAAAGGCAGTTTGTTGAGCGGTGAGGCAAGACAGGCACTGGTTGTGATCACATGGTCTGACAGCGCAAGAAATTCCTCAAAGGAGATACGGTTTTTGTAGTACATGTGCTCCTCATCGGTAGAGGTCGAAATGGCCTGGTTGATCTCCCGCACTCCCTGCTCGTCCTTTGCGATTAGGATGGTGTGGTAGTTGTCCCGCACCTTCTTAGGTTCTCCCGTTTCCGGGTCTGGCTGAAGGAGAGATTTTGTCAGGTAGCACTCCACTCCGAATAGGAAGCGAATTCCCTTTTTGTCACAGTACATCTTCTTGCGGACCCACTGCTTAGTGTTGCCATGCTCGGTACAGGCGATTGCCTTTTGTCCTAACTCTACGGCTCTATCCACATATCGCTCAAAATCTGTGCAACTATCCAATAGGGAAATGTCACTATGGACATGGATCGCAACGTAGTTATCCGGCGTCTGATTTTTTGATTTTCCCATACACTTCCTCGTCCGCGGCACGCTCCTCGGCAAGCTGTCTTGGCAGCGCCAGCGGGTTGTCGCTGTAGTCGTTTCTGTCCCAGGAGAATTTCCTGTCATATTCCGCCATATCACAGAAGAAACGGCGTGATAAGGAGTCGTAATATAGCCCCTCGTCAATGTTCTGCCGCCCAAACATACGGTCCTTGATGATCGTGGCGATCACATCGTACTTGAGAAGTCTCTGGCGACGCTCTGAAAACCGTGCGCTGTTATCCCGTTCCTCATCCGTGATACGGCGAAGGCCGATGGTGCGGTGAGCGAGATTAACGATGTTGCTGGTTCCTGCGATGTCGTAGATCCCGACGTTCGTGCTGGCATCCATCTTCCGCGGATGGCAGACCAGGACCACCGCCGCCTGATATTTCTTTGCGAACTCAATGAGCCGCTTAATGGTGATGGTCTGGCTCCTCAGCTCCTCCTCGGTCTGTTCGGTGTCGATGCACATGAAGTTGTCAAGGATGAGGCATCGCACTCCATATTTCCTTACAGCATCCGTCATGGACTCTATGAGGCCGTCAAGGGTGTTATCATAGTCATCCCGGTAGATATACCACTGCCCCTTGTAAGTTGTATTGATTGCCCCAATGGTAGCGGAGGAGATTTTCTTATAGGGGTTTCCTTTACGGGAGATAGCATCTTCGATGTTCCTCGGGCCGGCGAATATGTAGTTGAACCAGCTTTTCTCAACGCCGTTAGGGAGTTCACCTGAAAACAGCCATGACCGGATCCCGTTGTCAATGGCATTACACATGAGCTGCGTCAGAAGGCTGCTCTTCCCTGCCCCTGGCTGGCCGCTGATAATAGTAAGCGTCCCAAAGAAAAGGCGCATCAGCTCTCCGTCCAGGTTTTTCAGCCCAAAGGTCACACCGTCCACGTCTTCATACTCCGTTGGGCTGACCTCCGATAGGTCGATGACAGACGGAACAGGGGTGTCCGCAGCGTTGGCGATGATCTCAGCAACCTTTTCTCTCCCGTAGTAAAATAAGGTTTCGTTGACATCCTTGATTGACACTTTCTTGCCATCCTCAGCCTCGTAAAGTTCAGGGCAACTTGCGATCTTACACCGCCAGGAGCCAAGACGCGGGACTACCTCCTTGACAAATTTGTTGCCTGCCTGGTCATTATCCGGTGTCAAGATGATCTCGTTGAACTGCTCCAGAAAGTCCCAGCATTCTTCGATCCAGTGGGTGTTGCCGTCCCCTAGCGGGATGCTGACCGCGTTTTGGATACCGGACTCGATGAGTGCGGCACAGTCCAGTTCGCCACAGCAAATCACAAGGGGTTGGAGCGGGTTGATGCGATTCATGTTAAACAGCAGCGGCGTAGTATCCGCTCCTTGCTGGCACCAAACCTTGTTTTCTCCCTTCCTCACCCTGCGACTTGGCCTGTACTTCACCATAGTCAACACGTCGTTCAGGTCGTAATAGTTGAAAACTAGGTTCCCTTCCTTATCCTGTCGGATATCCAGGTAGTCAGCGGTATCTTGGCTGATTTTCCTTGCCTTCATGTATTTGTACGCCTTTGATTTGTCTTCACACTCTACAGGCTTTGGGTAGCGGTACTGTCTGCGGGTCTGCACCCGATGTTCCCCAAAGCTGTGCTGGATCCCAGCCGTTTCAAAGAGCTTCTCTGTAGCCTCGATGAAGGTTGCGTTGCGGCCTTTCATGTAGGCGTCAATAAAATCGGCATTTGCTTGGCATCCAAAACAGTGGCATTCATAGGTTTTGGGGTTATAAATGAATGACGGTGTATCTTCCTCATGGAAGGGGCAAAGGCAACGCTGGCGGGTCTCATCGTAATCCTCCACCCCAAGGAACTCCATGATATAGCGAAAGTTTTCGTCCCCGAGTTTCTCCTTTGCCTGTTTGATTTTCTCTTGCTCAATTAGTATATCTTGTCACCGCCTCAATGCTCCGGCCAAAGTCCGTGAATAAGACAGTATGCCTTATACTCTAAGGCCGGCAGGTAGATTTCGTTGATCCATTTTTCGTCATATTCGATAGGGTGGGTGCTAAGCCGCCCCGTGTCTATTGGAGCATAGAAATTGCGGTAGTCTGCGTCGGTCAGCCCGTAGGCGTCGATTTGGGCTCCAGCAATCCCAGATACGAATTGCTGGACCCAAACCTGCTCCCTATATTTTTTCGGAACCTTAAATCCTTTTTCGTATTTGTAGGTCTTCACTTCATGGATCATGTTCGGTGTGTTGCCGTCCAAGTTCACTCGGAGGCGGAGCGGCTCAATTAGGATTTGTCTGTCCTTCTCCAGCCCCGGGATATGAAGTGCGTCTAAAATACGATGTTCAAAATATGTACCGGCAAGCATGGCGGTGTTTGTGAAGTCGTTTTTCGCAATGCCCAGCTTGACCAGCCACCAGTTTTCAAAGGATTTCGTGTTGATGTTTCCGATGATATATGGCGTATCCGATGCACCAAACCAACCGCTGCGGTCCTTTGACGCAATCAAATTGCGGTCAGCTTCTTCTCAAAACGGTCAATCAGATCGAAATAGGTGAAGACCATCTTGACTTCATCCTCTGTCATCTCCAGCTTCTGGGCAAGGTCAGCGGTAGACAGCTTTCCCTTGCCCTTCTTGAGAGCCTGTGTGTACTCCTCCTGGAGCCGCTGCTTAACGGCGAAGATATTGTGTTTGGACAGATCCTCGGTCCCGTCGTCAAGCTCAAAATCCCTGCTCCAGAGGTCAAACCCGAGGCCTGTGCGGATTGCGACACCTTTTACGAAAGCACGGGTCTGCGCATTCCATACACGCTGCTGTGTGAGAGAGTTGTCCTTGACGGGATTGGAACCGTTCATAAGCGGTGTCCGCATAGTAAACACATCATCGTCAATGGTAATCTTAACCGCCACCTCGTAGCAGCAGTTCTTATTCCCCTTGCTATCAGTAAACTCTCGGTCGGACTTCCAAAGGCTGCTACCATCATTCGGATTCTGAAGAGGCTCAAAGTACACTCTCTCAGCACCGTTCTCGTGAAGCAAATCAACGCACTTTGCCCAATTCAGATACTCCAGCTTATCGTCACGAGTGTCCAGATACTTAGACACATCGATTTTCCTCATTTCGTCCCAGCTTTTCAGTGCCATACTTGATCCTCCTTAAAACGGCAAATCGCCCTCAACGTCCAGTTCTTCCATATCGTCGGGCTTCTTAGCCTTTGAGGTTTTCTTCGCGGCAGATGCTTTCTTAGATACGGGCTCATCCTCTTCGTCATCGTTGCTCTTCGTCTGAGAGTCTCCAAAATAGACGCTTTCGGCAACCACCTCTGTAGCAATACGCTTATTGCCTTCCTTGTCGGTGTAGTTTCTCACCTGAAGCCGCCCTTCCACGATGGCCATACGTCCCTTAGTGAAGTACTTAGAGACGAACTCGGCGGTGTTGCGCCACGCCTGAATGTTGATGAAGTCGGTTTCCTTTTCTCCGGTCTCTTTGTTCTTAAAATCCCTATCAACCGCCAGTGTGAAATTTGCAACAGCCGCGCCGCTTGGGGTGTTCCGCAGCTCAGGGTCACGCACCAGGCGCCCCATCAAGACAATTTTATTAAGCAATTCGTTTCCTCCCGTTATGTATTTTGAATACTTAAACCTACATTTTAGTACTCTACATACTGTCCAAACCTATAAATTACATATACTGGACCATACTTTTGTACAATTTGTGTGTCTCTGTTGTATTCTTTGGCGGCAGAAAACGCCGCCTTCTTGCTGTTATATTTCGTGCTACTGTACAGACATCCGTCAAACCCTAATTGCCAATAATTAATACTTGCCAAGCATCTTTACCAGATAGAACTCCAATTTTACAGGCTCCATAGGAGATTCCAAAGTTCGGACGAAGTTTTCCATGGACTGCTCGGATAGTCGTTGAGAAACTGACGGTATAAATCTCTGTACACCTTGCCGGCATTAACTACCTCATCCCATCGCTTATCTTTTTCCTGATTCAGTTTCTCTCGCCGGAGTCGTTCCTCCTCCGCTCGTTTCTTCTCCTCGCACTCAAGCACACAATGCGCCATAGCTTTAGGCGTATCGTACTCGGTGCCACACAGGGGGCACACATACTTCATCTTTTCTTCCATGCACTTACCTACCTTTCTTTTATATTTTGCGTTTTGGATATGCTCTTGCGAGCTGGTGGGCCTTGTCGGACTCGAACCGACAACTACACGCTTATGAGGCGTGCCTTCCGCCGTTGAATTAAAGGCCCATATACTCTGTGTGGTATTTCAAATACCAAACACAAATATTATTGTGTAAAGAAAAGCCACTTATGTGGCTTTTCTCGTCTCCCGAAGAAGACAATACGCAGTAAATGTTTTCTTCCATCCCTGCATTTGATATGTGTCATAGGTTCTTCTTTTAAATCTCAATGCATCCAAAAATTGCTCATCTTCAAAAGTCTCCCACGGTTCATAAAGATGATATAGCATTCCGGCAATCTGCGTTAAGTGAATCGCAATTTTGCGTTCTACTCCTGTCATCTGCTCATATTTCCTCGCGACATTGGAAACAGACACAGTTAGTTTGCGGGGGTCAACTTGATGCTCTGTTGTCGCACTAAAACAGTCCGTTGATTTAATCAACCATTCCCCCGACAACTTATATATCTGTCTTCCGCTCCCTCTATTGGGAATAACCTCTGAATCTGTATCGCAATACTTTTTTAGAACTCTCCATAGCGGATCAGGAACATGAGTACCGCACAATGCATGTTTGTCAAAATCGATATCACTTTCTTTGAGTCGAGCCATATCCGGCGTTTTATACCCCATCCACGCAAGACACAGGCACGGGGCAGCTATGTTAATGGTTTTATCTCCAAGTGCCGTGACAATGATAGACTCTAACTCGCCTGGGGTCAGCGGAGCATCCAAGATTTCCTGCATTTCTTTACTATTGAAAAGTTCATCCCGCTGCAAGGGTTGCTCCATATATGGCTCGAAAATCTTTCTCCATCCAATATAATCATATAGGTGCGACATAATGGTTTCATACTGGGCAGGATAGGTTTTTTTAATCGTTGCCCCAGCAATGGCGGCCTGTTCTTGCGTCAAATTGCATACATCATTTTTCGTAACGTCTTCAACCAGTCGAAAACTCCTCACTAATGTAATAGCATCCTCTTTTTCAATCCCACAGGACACTAACATCTGAACGTATCTGGTTTTCCAGAAAGGATCAAATATAAATTGTATCTCCATAAGGCAAGCCCCTTTCCAGGTTCTGTCTTATATAATAACACGCCCTATCAGGATTGTCAATACCATTCGCAAATTTTAATGAACTTTTTTTCGTCCTCCTCAAGTGTCATATCGCCACCCAGCACAATCGGGTGCGGAATTGCGGGGTCATCCTCGTCATAGAAGCAGAAACGGTATCTATCTCCTCCGTTGTATGTAACCATCATATGCGGCCTATAACTAAAGGTCCTGAGCCGCAAGATTCTGAGCAGCGGCTCACACTCGTTGATTGGCCCTGTCAGCGTAAACTCCCCTAACCCCTTAATAATCATTTTGCATCACTCCTAGACTTTCATCTTCGCATCGGGGATTATCGAACTTTCGTTCTATAATATAACACCGCCGTTCCGGTTTGTCAAGCCCTAACCATCCGGAAAAACTTCGCCGATTGTTTTCCCCATCGCCCTACAAATCGCATAAGCAACCGGAACCGTTGGGATACGGTAGCCCTGCTCAATCTTCCATAGATGCCCCTTACTCACACCACTTAGATGAGACAATTCCGATAACGACATATTCAGTTGGTATCTGAGCTGCGCCAGGTTGTTCTTCATCAGAACCACTCCTGGGGTAGTATTCTCGATCCAACTAAATATTAACAGTATTGGTGTATCCTATGGGACACGCTTGTTGACACAGCTTGACAAAATCAGTCATGCCGATATGGTCTACATATGGGCCATAACCCATACATCTTTCGCAAAATTCGTTATCCTGGCTCATCACAATGTTGGCTCGGTCGTACTCGTCCGGGCAACAAGTCTCAAGGAAACATTTCAAACACAGCTCCGCCAACCTGCACCTCCATCAAATCAGTCTTTTATCGGGTTCATCTAATCCGAAGGCCGTGTGCCCGCACCATGACTTCATCATTGTCTCCGATGTAAACAGCTTTTTGAATGTCGTCCGCATTTAAAGCGAGACCGCTATACCCAGCAAAGTCTCCAGTAGCAACGGTGCATTCCAAATAGTCCCCCATTTCGCACTCAACAACCTTATAATCTTGAATGCGGTCACCAGTTCCAATCATCCTACTCTGAATGTTGGAAGGTAGTAGATCCAAAGTAACAACAATGATATCGTCTGGAGATGTGTGTCCAATCACATTGTCGTCTTCATCATATATAGGATATTCAGCGTTTACCTTAAAGGCCCTTCCTCGAAGGGTGGAGTATTCTATCATAGCCAGATCCTCCTTTTATTCAGAATCTAATTCCGCAAGCGCTTCCTTGTATCTTTCCATCAGCGAATCAGGAAGGCTATACAAGCAACGCTCTTGCATCATATTGTGGAGCAAATCAGCTCTTTTAACGGCGGCTGCAATTTTGTTTCGCTTGACACGATCTATGTACTCCATATACGGCTCCCCATCTATCCGGGTAATGGCTTCAACCGCATCTAAAACTTCCTGCGAAAAGAACTCTGTATCCTCCAGTCCTTCCAGTGTCCAGTCCGTGTCCTCCACCACATCGTGGAGCAACGCAACCACTACCTCACTCTCGTTATGAAATTGCTCCGCCAGGTGGGCGGGATGGAAGATATAAGGGACGCCGTCCTTATCCTTTTGATCTCTGTGCGCTTCATACGCAATAATCATAGCGTGATTCACCATCGATGTGTAGACCATTTTATCACCTCTTACGTCTCGTTGTATTTCGGATCCTTCTTCAACCACCAGCCAATCCGCTCATGTTCCGGGCGGTCGCTGCGCCATCGCTCCCAGATTTCCTGAAGGTCCTCCATGTAATGGTACAGCATTTCCACCCTCGGCCTCACCAGGCGGTCATCGTGGTAGTGGGCAAAGAGCCAGACCTTCCAACTACAAGTATCCTTTACGACATCAAGCCATTTCTCCATGCTCTTGTCCACCTGCGACTGGTCAATGCCTCCAAGGAACAAATCGGTCGGCTCCCATGGCAGTGGGCAGGTGTGGGTCAGGATGAAATCATACTCGTGGCCTTTACAGCGCTCCATGATGTTCGCCATCTCTCCCGGCGTAAGCTGTTCTTCTGGGAACCATCCAGCGTGTTTCGCTATGTAGCCGGCGTCCATGACCTCGGTGCAGTCGGCACGTGCCAGCCGATACCATTTGTCCACCGAATAGGCACCACCAATGGTCAGTACAGAGTGTCCGCCAACAATGTATTTCTCTCCGTCTTTAAAGTAGCTGACGTTGGGGAACTCAGGTTCGCGCCAAACCTCGCCAGCGACATCAGAGTCCGACACCAGCTCCATTCCCGGAATCAGTTCCGGCCGTTGCTCGTGGTTTCCTCTCACGGCGTAGAAGTGGAAGCCTGTGTTCATCAGATTTCGCTTCTTGTTTCTATCTGTCTTGTTGAGGAAGAAATTGACCCCAAAATCTCCAAGGACAATGATTCCAGTTTCCTCCGGCGGATATTGCTTGGTATCAATGTTGTCGAACCGACTCATGTTACCGTGAGTATCCCCTGTCACAAGCCAATGTTTAATCATTTGGGCCACCTCCTCGCCCTATATTCTCGCACAGCATGCGTCCCATAAAGTAGACTTTATCCAACTCCGTCAACTTCCTTGAGCTTGTCCATCAACTCATCAAACAGGTCCCCGGCCTCTTCTAATGTGCCAACTGCACGTTCCATATCGTCATACCGATCAGAGCTTTGCATATTCTCCGGCATGTTTTCCATTGCCTCTTCTTCATCATCCCTGACGGTGGAGACTTCCTCCTGCAAATCCGAAAGAGCTTCGCACACCTTTATCAAAGTCGCCCTGCGAGTCTTGTTCATTTACGTTCCTCCAGTATACCTATTTTTATATCTCTCGTCAAATTAGACTTTTATGTTGATAGCTCTTCGATGATCCCTTGATAAAAGTCTGCTATCTGACAAATCTCAAGGTCGTGGCTTCGGAGAGACTCCCGTGCCCCCATGTCTTCCACCTCATCGATATACTCCTGCAAACACTGAATGATAAAAGCTCGTCGATCCTCTGCTCTTATTCCGTCAAGATCCCAAGACTCCACAATATCACCTCCAAAATTATATTTTTTGAAGTCACTATAAAATACGGGTTTTATTGGGTCTCACACTCTAAGCCCATCTTCGCCCCGCAGTTGGGGCAGTAAGGCCACTCATGGTGAGTTCTCCATCCGCCGCTTTCATCTTTCATGGGCGGGTACCGCTTGCACTCGCTGCAAACGAGCTTCCCCGCATACTTGATCCACCGCCCATGCCGCACCAGCTCCACGTCGGCGGCTGGTATGCTATAGATAGAAATGTCATCTGTGCAGTAGCCGCAATTCTCACCATTCGAAATAATTTGGGCTGATTCAATCATTGTTGCAACTGCGTCACGCTCAATATACTCAGTCATCTCTACTCACCTCATAAAAGACATGTTTTATCTGGTTTTAGCCGCCTGCACTGCGTCCATCCCATCCATTCTAGCATGACAAAACGGACACTCTTTCATAGCTATTCTTACTGTCTCTCCACATCTAGAGCAAACATAATATGCCTCCCAATGACCATGTTTCATCCGAACTTTCTCTGCTCCTTCGTTGTAGTTTTTGCATTTCATTTTATCACCACCAAACTACCATTTTATTAAGTTAATTCCAGTGAATCTCGTCTTTTTTCCACATGAACAGTTTCTTGCCAGAAGAAAGGCTGCGGAGAGCTGTATGAATCATCGGCCCAGATGACCAAGGCTCCACATCCACAACTTCCGCATAGGTCTTGGTGAGTGGGACTCCGCACTCTTCCCCAACATCGACCTCATAAATGTTCCCCATTACATCCTCATTCCCAATCCCTGTTGTCATCTTCCATGAGCCAATAATTTTGTTCTTGTGCTTACCCAAAAACTCTAACGCAGACGGGCTAAGCCCAATATATTGTGTAAACCGAGCCATATCAATTTCTCCTTTTCAACCTGATAAAATGTAGATTTGCTTTTTGAAAAATCATATGCTATAATGTAAATATCCCCATTGCCCATATGCACAGAAAAGAAAGGAGTGTTTATAATGGCAGATGACAGAGAGCGCATGGATCACATTGAGGTTTTTGGCCCAAACACCCCGTATAGCGTAATACACGACCGGCCGCACAAAGGGCTTGATCCACACGCCCATTCAATCGGAGATGATAAAGTTCACGGGGAGGGGCGTCCGTTAACACCAGATGAACAAGCGGCATATGATAGCTTCAAGAATGATTAACACCTTTGGGAGGCGCAAGCAACAGCGCCTCCCTTTTATTTTAAGCCAATAGAACGTGAATTCTGTACTCACCTTAAAAAGTTAATGCAGTCCCGCTCGATGCCACGGCGGCACCCAGATCCAAGTTCATATGTAGACCACGGAACCCAGGGAGAGACATATTCCTCTGTCACGTCTCCGGTGATATCATATACCCGACACCCTATCTGCGTGGCAAAGTGGTTGTTCACTGGGTCGTAAACTATCGCTCCGCCGAATCTCAGCTCCAATACCTTCGCAAACCAGTAACAACACCCGCTCGTGAACGTCTCGGCGACCTCTTGCCGTCGTCCTCCAAGCGTGAAGCAGGAAATGAAGTCAAGGACGTCGTCACACTCCAAACGCTGCCACCTGGCCAATCAAATTGCGCTCCTCAGCCAATGCCATGCTAATGCGGCTGCGGAACTCAGGGTCATTTTCCACCTTGTCCTTATAGTACGGATTCTTGCCCGCCAGGATATTCTCAAATGCGTTGGCAATCATCCGGCATTCCTCAAGAGTCTTCTTTGTCATGTGTCAAGCCTTCTTTCTTTTCAAATTCCTCGATTGCCTCAATACCAAGGTTAATAAAGAGGTCGATTTGTGCGAAGGTTTCCTCCTCGCCGATATAGCGCGCCGTAGTAGATGTACTGGAGTGATTTGCCCACCTAGATGTCACCCCAGGAGGCAGTGTCCTTCTAAACAATTCGTCCGATACGTCACGCCCCGGCAACGCACCACATCCTGCGGTAATTGCTGTTTTTCTCAGGGTATGTGCAGTGATTCGATGTCCCTCGGTATCATAAAGGCCAAGCTTTTGCGCCTTCTGTTTGATGATCTCACAGATGCTATCCGGGGACAGGCCCACCGGGATATCAGAATGACGGCGTTCCCTAATCCACAATTTCCTCTGGCGGTCATAGGGCCAGTCGATGGTGGATCCATCAGTGAAGACAACGTGGATCTGATGGCGTCTGTAGTCCTCTGCGGCCGGCTCAATGCCTCTGTTGCGGTAGGCCTGTACGCGACTAGCAATTTCAAACCTTGCACTTTCGTAATCGTCACAGCGGTCTTTTTCGTCGTGGAAATAACTTTTGCGATTTCCCCTGGGCATAAAAACATAAGAGTTAAGCTCCTTTGGGGCTCCAACCCTCTGCAAATATAGGTGGGTCATACGTATAAGTGCTTCATTGCTGGTAATTCGGATGAACTTTCCCGTCTTCTGTTCCTGAAACCACCACGATGTTTTCACCATGAAATCCTCATTGAGAATGTTTTTCCACTTCAACAGAGACAAGTCGATGGCCCGGAACTTTGTGTTTAACCCAGTCACGAAGAGGAGAGCATCCCTCCACTCGCCGCAGTTCAAGAAGTCTGTCAGCATCAGATTAACTTCTTCCACAGACCGAAAAGAGTTTGCGGCCTTCTTGCCTTCTTGCTCCTGTTGAACCGTCTCTTCGCGGTCGTCCCATTTATGGACTTTCTTATTTCTAAACCGGGGTGTGCCCATACTAGGCAACAGGATGATGTTGTTGCGCTGTTCCAGGACCGTTGCTTGCGGCATTCTCTCCACCTCCTTAACCTACTTTTTCCATCTCGTCTCTTTCAAATCCGGGCAACACGAGCTGCACCCCCAGGCTGATGAGCATAGCCCGCTCGGCAGCGGCCATATCCTCTTTATTCAGCCGGCCAACTCGACCCTTCAGGCGCCGCTTGTCGATTGTCCTTACCTGTTCCATTAGAACTACAGAATCACAAGGCAAATTCCCTGCGCCGGCACGCAAAAAAACATGGGTCGGCAGAGGTGCCTTATTCTGCCTGGATGTGATCGACGCCGCAATTACCGTCGGGCTGTAGCGGTTGCCCACGTTGTTCTGAATGATGAGGACGGGACGCTCCCCGCCCTGCTCACTGCCGACCGGTGCGCCCAGGTCGGCGTAATAGATCTCGCCTCTCCTAATATCCATTTCGTCCTCCTGGCCGCACATACCACGCGGGCTTCTATTTATATTTAGTTGGTATGTACCCCGCCGGGGGACTCGCTTTGTGTTAATCAGAGTTGGGTGCTGTCCTCCTTTTCTTTTGATTCAATATGTATGCATTCTTTATTGTGGCTCTTTCATTTTTCCATGCCATACCGGAGCACAGCGCTGATGTCCGCCCCGGTTATAACATCCTGTAAAAGAGCAAAAGTTACATGTATCTATGTTCTGACCGCCGCATTGCATGATGGTCTCCAAATCGTCCAGCATCTGCGCAATCATATCGTCCTTGCTGTCAAACTCCAGCACAACAGGGTCAGGAAAAGCTCCGCAGGTATCAGGGGCTTCATCGCAGAACCATCTCCGGTCACATTCTCCGCATCTGCCTTTCATACAGCCCTCCTTATAAAATGTGTCTTTTATTTGGCGTTACGGAAGTGTAACTTTTTCGCATGTTCAAAATCCTTCATCCCAAATCCATAGCATTCATCGCATTGGACAAGGTGATCGGCCAATTCCCCCATGTCTGCCTCATCGTCGAAGATAATATAATTATCAACTTCTGGGTGCTCATTGAGCCATGCTCGAATTTCCTCACCGCGACAGGCGTTCAATCGTGGGGTTCTACCTATAATTTGAATACCATGTCTTAGCCCGCCGTTCATAAGACATTCTGCGTAGTTATCTCCAAATCTCCATGTGCTGGTTACCACAATGTCGTATTGAAATTTTTCACAGAATTCAGACACCCATTGAACAGCCTGAAAATTATTTACCTTATTATCCATCGGGTATCCATAGTTACACCTGGCTCCACTTTTGTCCCACATGACCGTATTGACCACACCATCATAGTCAAGAAAGAGCACATTCACTGCGACCACCCTCCTCCGTGTAAAAGAATCATTTTATAGTAATTCATATCTTTTCACAAAATCTGAAATCCCGCTCACAAAGGAATCAAGCAAGCCAGATGCCTCTTTCCCCATAGGATCGCAGTATTCAATGGCATTCTGCCTTTTTTTGATATCTTCGATAAGCCACTCAAGTTGCCTTTTGTTCCAACTTTGAGCCGCCATTACATTTTCCTCGGGAGGCCACACTTCATCACTCATCGTCTTCGTCCTCGTCGTCTTCCGTCACGATTTCACCGTTGTAATACCCCTCGCCAATCATCTCCAGGATGTGTTCCTGGCTGCACTCGTCAAGATCCTCCCAACGAATCTCCTCACCGTCGAGCGTCAAGTCCCACTTGACATGCCACCAACCGGTCTTTGTCATATACGGCCTCCTGATAAAAGTATTATTTTACTGGGTTTACCCTTCCCCAGCGTGCTCACCATATATTTGCTTCCGAACTTCTTCTGCTCTACGCCCAGCTTCATGCACATCATCGTACTTGCCAAAACAAGTATTTTTCCCATCAACCTGTAACTGAACACACCACTTACCATCTATCCATGACACGTTCCGGTAGCCCGACTTACCGTTCCGGTTAGGCCCTTTCCTGTTGCGGCTGTTTTCGCTCACGGAGGCGAGCCTCAGATTACATTTTCTGTTGTCAAGCTGGTTGTGATTGATGTGATCCACATGAATACTTCTATCACCATCAACATTCATAATGACTCGTTGTAGAGTTAGTTTCTTCATTTTTCGATGTCCCGAAGGCCCATACCAATAGCAGGACATTACATAGTAGTTTTGCAAGTAATCAATCCACTGCACACACCAACGGGCATTCAGTTTTTTCAACCGGGGGATATCCTCGGCATCAACTATCGTCTCTACAGTAGTGCCATCCCTACGGCAGATGTAAATTGTCGCTATGTCACCATCAATACGAAACTCATTAAACCCCTTCATCTTGCCCAATAGCATATTCCTTTCCGCAACCAGGACAGTAATACGGATAGTCTGCCTTATCGCACTCCTCATACCATTCCCATCCGCACAATCGACAAGCATGTCTACGCAATTCTACCGGGTTATCTCCAACCGTTACCGCATCTGCCCACGGGAAATTCGTTTTGCGTTCCATCAAATCTCACCTCGGTAAACCGTGAAGTCGTAGCTATCATCAGTCACCTCTTCAACCATAAGTTGATAGGTGGAGTCATTGCCATATTTGTCCCAAGCAATTCTCTCTGCTTCCTCCTTGCTATCAGCCAGTACTACGCCGCAGCGTTTCCCAATGTGCTCCCCCGTCCTGTGGTGGCACACAGTCATGCAAAAGAAAAATACCTTCTTGTCCACGATAAAGCCTCCGTCTATGTTTAATCCTTGCACAACGCCAGGAAGTCATCCTTCACTTTTGCTTTAATCTCCTCTACCACATCATGATCCGCAAGCTCATGCGTCCACACGGGCCGTCCAAGCACGCCTTCAATATAATTCTGGAGATCTCCCATATCGCACATCAGCACGCCAGTATAAGCAGACACAATCAGCTTCTCATCTTTTGTCACCGTAAAGCCTCCATCCGTTCAATCGGCATCGTCTATGTCCTCATCTGGATCTCGATAATCAAACATATCCTCCGCATTTTTGGTAGTTTTCAGCTCCGGGTTCAGCTCGATGTATTCAAGCACAGCCTCCTGCACCCGCTCCAATAGCGTGTCGCTGACGGCCTGTGCCACATCAGCCCCTGCTTTCCTCATCAGATAGCGGGCTGCCGGGTTGCAGGTTTCCTTTCCGTATCCCACACCGACATGATCACCGTCGTTCCAGTTTCGATAGGCAATCCGGCTGACGGCCCGTATAATCTCTCCTGCCACGGTGTCCGCATTGCCTCTAGTAGGTACAAGCTCCGCAAAAAGAATATCAATTTTCTGTTCCGTTGTGTTCACCGTAAAACCTCCATTTTATTGTGCTCGACGATTCCACATTTCCTGTACAGTGGATTTCTGCTGAGCCCAGCCAGGATCAATGCTTGCCATACAATCACAGCAAAGAACGCCGTACCTATCCCCAGCAAGATGTTCATATCGGAAGTACACAACCTCTGTTCCACCGCAAAATGGGCAAGGCTTTAACTCAAGGTCACTTCCAGTCTGTGGCTTATACAAATCTCTTGTATCCATCGTACTATGTGGAACATAAAGGTCATCTTCCAGCTTGGCCGGCTCTAGGTAATCTGGATGCTTACACTCACACTTTGCGTGCCGCTCGACTTGATCAAACATACAGACACTAATGAGTGAACCATCGTCGTTATACCATTGGTGACAATCGCCGCATTTCATGTTATCACCTACCCTATAAAATCTCACTTTTATCTGGTTATGCGGGTGTGGATTTGCACCACACATGGTTGCCATCAGCATGGGCGGCAGCAACCGCTTTTTGCTCATAACGAGGTCTCCAGCCCCGGCCCATTTAACACGTCTACCTATTCCGTCACCGCATATCTCTCTTCGATCAGTCCCAAAAGCCGGGGCACCGTTTCGCTCCGGGCGGGACAGTTTTCAGCACAGCGTTCTGCCCGCGTGAGTTCAGATAGTACATCCCCTTGGGATAGTACTCCTTCGTCCACCCATCGATCTTGATGGAGCCGTCACTCCAATAGCTATAGTGCGGAGCGACCATATCGCTGCCGGTGTACCAACAATCCATCTCCCGAGCTTCCTTCGTCCACTGGGCGACCTGGCTCCTCGTCATTTCTTGCCACATCTCATGGGCACGCTGATTGTCCGCCCTGACGGCAGGGGCATATAGAATGTCGCAAATTGCATTGAGCAAAAATCCCATCAAATGTCCTCCAGCACTTTCATCATTTTTTCAGGCAAATCCACTTCGGCAACCAAAACACCATGCGCTGCTACATACACATTCATAACCGGCTGAGCCATGATCCCCTCATAGCTCTTCAGAAAGTTTGTCAACAGATAACACTTTCCATCATCATCTTCATTGTACGCCTGAATATGTATTACATCATTTTGTGTCGCCTGACTAAGCTGCCCGAGGGTCATTCTGCTATTCATCACTGTACCTCCATTGTCTCGATTTCCCAACTCCATGACCAATCCGGCGCACACCGCTCTCCATACCAACCAAGATAGACGGAATTGTCCGCCTCCCATGTCAGATCGTCATCCCACGGGCAGCCGCCCCATTCCTTATCGAGCCGCTCCTTAGTGTCGCTGGCCAACTCTCTCATTTCGTTTCTGGCTACCTCAATATCGCTGTGAACGCTCAGGACTTCGTAGCCCTCATCATTCTGCGTGCTCCAACGATGAGTCAAGATATGTACTGTCATACCAATTCCCTTCCGCACATCGGGCAGTATTTAATGTTTACGATGTCTTGTGTGACCATTTCTCCACTACCAAGATGAAAGCATCTTGCTCGAAGTATTTCTTTATACAACGCCAATTCCAATCCAGAATAGTCTGCCGTGTCATTTAGACTCACAAACCCTCCGCTTGAATCTTCCCTGCAATATTTGCACTCTTTCACATTGTCCTCCTCAACCTGATAAAACAGGACTTTTATGGTCTGTAATCAGTATCCATCCCAAGATGCCACTTGTCCTTCTCTCCGTTGTAGAAGTGCTCGGACAGGTCGCAGAGAGACTTCTTTCCGGAAAGCAACGCATGGTAGTCAGCAATAACCATCTCATCCGTATAGCCGGCGTACTGGTTACTACCAATGTGTAGCCGGAACGGATGACCTCCCTTAATCCAAGCGCCATCGGTTCTTTGTGCCATTGGGTAGGCTGCGATTACTAATGACGAGCTTGGCTCTGCCCAGCTCTCAAGCTGGACGTGTACTCCGTCTGGAAGGCGACCATTATCAATAACTCTCACCGTATCAACTCACCCCTCAAAAGCCTATAAAACCATCGTTTTACGGTGTTATCACCAGCTCGATGTATAATACACAGCCTCGTTCACAAAGTCGGTTTCCTTAAGTACCTTCTCCAGAATTTCAATCGTCTGGTCAATATCCTCCATGTAGTAGCTGTCATACTCTGTGCTCCCGAAGAAGAAGCCACCTCGCGTCGGCAACAACTCCTCGCACACCTCTAGATTCGTAATTACAAATCCATCCACATAATCCCAATCACACTTGCCATCCTTTGTAAGCGTGTAACCATTTTTAACTTTCCCGGGCTTGAGTACGGCTTGCTCTTTAATCTGCTTGCAGATACCAAGCAATTCCTCCAGGACACCCTCACTTACAATGTAGTACCCGCAGTCGTCAACACCGCCCTGTACATTCTCCACAAACCAAGAGTGGATCTGATTGGCCTTGCGCCACGATGCCAAGTTCTGATGGATACACTTATAGCCATACTTCTGCTCGGTATCCCAAGATCCATAGCGATGTTTATAGCGGGGTCGATAAAAATCCATCACATCTTGCTTAGGAAGTTCGCTGGGGTCATACCCTGACCAGCTCTTTAGATCGCTATCAAGATATTCACCATTTGCCTGCGTCTCCTTAAGGCTAAAGTAGCTCTCCATAACAGAAATCTGATGCGGAGTCGTGTCCTTATACCGGGGATACTTGCTCAAATACATATCAAGTCCCATGTCTCTTTTCCTTTCTATTCACCATAAAAGTACAATTTTATGCCCAAAACCCAACTGTCCAATTTTGTAAGTATCCATTCTCATCAAAGTTACACATTGTTACATGCCCGTTTTCAAACCTGCGAACAATCACATCCGAAGAATCAATTTCTCCCTGTGCGATATGAATACCAAACCAATTCACTATTGCCTCACTGTGAGTTTCAATCCAAAGATTCGCATTACGGGATCGCACTAGTTCGACCACACCTGCAATAACTTTTTTCTGAACTCTCGGATGCAAATCGTTTTCTGGGTGAATCAGCGCAATATCTAACCCCTCGCACTTCAGCATTTCATAGACTGACCATAGGATGGGAGCGCCAGAACCATTCCCACTCGGATATCCGCAACACCTTTCTACTAAATCCAAAAACCCTTTGTCGCTTCGGTCCGGGGGCGAAGGGTTGCAGTACAAGCACCTAGGAATTGCACTGAGATATTTGCTCTTCCCTGATCCGTTTTCTCCAACCAAAATTTCAATCTTACTCACAACATCACCTTCATTTTGGGCTCCAGAATTGATAAAATCATCCTTTTATCTTCTTTAACAGTCTGATCAAAGACTCGAAGTCTGAATAGCTGTGCGGGTTAATTGGTTCTCCGTTCCACGCAGCGAAGAACACTCTCGCATCGTTTTCCGGTACAAATTCGCATTCTCCGTTCCAGTCCTCCAAAATATCCTGGATGTATTCCGCCACAATTACATAGATTTCACCATCTACATTCTCTGTGACAATTACAGTCCCATTCCCGTAGAAATTCACTGTCACGTCTTTGTTCATAGCCTCACCTCATAAAATTACTGTTTTGTCTTGTCCGCAAACCGCTCATTTTCCCAACGTTCACACCAGCGTTGCTGGATAGAAACAAATTCAAGCCAGCTCCATTCGCCCCCAGCTTTAATGGGAACAATAGAAAACCGCTTAACAACACGGCTGTCACCATAATTAGGATCTCTCCATCGCATTATTGATTACCTCCCGCACTACACCAGAAGTCATCCGGCCCAAAGTGAACACCATCATAGTGTCGATAAATCACACCATCCGGAACATTGCTGGCGTCGGCCAGCTCCATATAGGACGGGTTCCCTACCATCTCAGTCACATACGCCTGCTTCAGCTCATCAATCTGGTCTCGGCTCAAATCTCGGACTGTCACTCGTCATCAGCCTCCAAATCCACCCACTTCTCAATCGCAGAATAGACGTCACTATCGTCCAACTGCGGAGCCCGCTCGTCAACCCACATCATCTCGTCCAGGATGTCTTCTTTGGCCGCAATGATCTCGTTCCGCTTAGACTCATAAGGCTCTTCATCTTCGATATGTAAAAGTAAATCCTGCCACAGTTCTTCCCGTATCATCATCGTCTTGAGTACACTGCTCTCGTTCGAGGTCAGACGGATAACCTCGCCGGTGTCCCGCTCGATGACCCACTCGCTGTCAAAATAGACCCCCATATTTCCTCCAGTAGAACACCAAGGTTGTTAAATTTATTCACCTGAAAACTCACTATAATATTTCTTCCTCATCTCTTTTGCGAAATTCTTGGGCTCATCCACATCATCAAATGTTCCTAAGACGCTATTTACACCATTGATTTGCAGTTGAACACACCATTTTTCATTCATCCACGACACATTTCGGTAGCCAGACACCTAGTTCTTGTTGGGGCCAACTCGATTCATGCTGTTTTCTGACGGCTCAACGACCCTCAGATTTTCTTTTCTGTTATCCATCGTGTCATGGTTAATGTGGTCCACTACCAAACCGCGTGGGGGCATCAACAACAAAACGACTAAGCATTAGACTTGTATATCGCTTCCTGCCAAAGTCATTCCGCCCATTGTCAATAAGCATAAATGGATACATAAACTGGTTGTTGCGATTACCTTTTACTTGAACCGCCTTCCCCAACTTTTGAAATCTTGGCAAGTCTTCTGTATCGATAAGAACTTCGTATCGTTTCTTACCTGCTATAATTGTTGTCGTGTCCCCATTAACAACGCATTCATTAACAAATATGTCTGACTACCTCCTCAAGCCGAATGATATACATCCGGGCAAAACTTCTTGATGGCATCCCATACGATGTCGCCCATCACATCATCGGTGCGATGCTCTTGCTCCATCATGTAGTTCAGGATATTGTCCTTCTGCTTCTCGATGGCGGCAAACTCGGTGTCGGCGGCAGCATCGTTAGCGTCAATGTCCTCCAGTCGTAAGGAAACCCCTTCCCACAACTTTTCCCTCCGCATGAACCAGTAGATGTCCTGAATCTCATTGTAGGTCAGAGGAATCTTCTCCCCAGTATCCCGCTCGGCAATCCAAGACATAGGGCCATCACGATAGACAATCATAGGTCCCCTCCAATTTCAAATCCAGTACCATCTGCAAAATCATCCAGTGCTTCGCTCAAATATTTTTTGTAGATATCATAGTGCTCTTTGCACCACACATGAGTATCTATGTAGTTGTGATAGGTCTCCATATCGTCATCTGGGTTCAGCTTTTTCAGAGCAGTCAGCTCCTCCTGCCCAGCCTCATCCAAATCCTCATAGGCCTTATCGTTTTCAAGCTCCTCGATTCTATCACTTATAGCTTTCTTAATTTGCTCAAACCCATACTCGAAAACCAGCCTCATAACTCCATTTAGACCAACGGAAGTTACCCACTCTGCCCCATCGCAATATTCAAGAATGTCACAAAAGTCATATCCAACATCGTCAATTAACTTCAAATCTAATGAGCCGCAATTAAGAAGCTGCATCAGCAAGTCATCTTTTCCTCGAATCATATTCAGTACTCCTCCGGAAGCAAAACTGTCGTTGTACTGCGGTCTTCCTCGGTGATGATCCAAATTTTGTCCTCCGGATCCAGTTCGCTCATGATGTACACACTAAACAGCCTGCCACCATCACTGAGCGCATTCTGATTGCTCTCCCAGTCCTCATCGCAAACATCGCCCCAGCTTCCTTCTCTGTGCATCTGGAGCGCTTTTTGCACAAGGAACGCATAGGTCGCACTGTCTGCGGCTCTGTCGGCAACACCACAAAGCATAACAACCTGACCTATATCAAACAAGGCCATTACTGTTCCTCCTCGTCGTCAAGATAACCTTCATCGCAAAGGTGCCCACGGAACCCATCGCTCAAGAGGCACGTTCCGTGCCAATCTAAGAAAAGGTTCGCTACAGTTTCACCGTCCAATCCACAGAGAATATCGTACATCTCAAGTTGCTTGCCGTTCACTGCTCGACCACCTCCACGACTGTATTATTCTTATCAACCCAGACGTGCTGCGTCCCAAGAACAGCAATGTGATAGCCCTTATTTTTCATTACCCTCTCATGCTCAGCAGCTTCATCGTGCCACTGTAGGTCACGGGCCTTATAAAGCGGGATCCAGTGTGACTCATAGAAATCATACCCAGCACCATCGATGCCGAATATATAGCCGTAATCCTCTGACTCATAGACACGGAAGCCGCAGTCCGCCATCTTCTGGAGACCGTCCATTTTCTCAAGCCAATAATCATCACAAGAATCTCCGAATGTCCACATGGTTCCCCACATCGGAAGGCCGTCATCTCGTTGGACCTCAAAGTCGGATTTCTCCAGAACGATTTCATCGCCGGAGCCATCCAGCTCAATGCGATAACCATCTTCGTACTCGCCAACACCGCTTTCCACGATGTACCCATACTCACCGTCGCGAACCCCCTGAAGGACATAGACGTAGTCGTTCTCACCGGGAGGAGTGATTTCCACAATATCATTGTAGTCGCTTGCAATCATCAGTTTCTTAACAACAGACTGAGGGATACGATCAAAATCGCGCACCAGCTCCTTGGCAGCCTCACGTACTGTCATTCCAGGTCGTTTCATATTCAATTTCTCCCTTCTAAGTCGGCATCACCCGCCTATTCCCGATAAAATAACGTTTTTATCAATAGGTGACGGTAAACATGCCGTCCAGGTGCTTATGGCACATACTTTCATATGTAGATCCCGTCATACCTACATTAACGTCACACTGGACGACATGTTCGCCGTGTAGTGCATAAAAGTCATCAAAAATATCATCATCCAGGATCGCGTAGTTCTCAACGCCAGGATGTTCGTCAATCCACTTCTTGATCTCTGCTCCTCGATTAGACCCATGCAGAAGTGGAGTATGGCCCAGAATGTTAATTCCGTCACGCAGTCCTCCATTTCTAAGGCACTCTTGGTAGTTCTCCGCGGCTCGCCACGTGCTAGACACCACAATGTCATAACCGTAATTCTGGCAAAACTCCGAAAGCCACTGAACTGCTTGAAAATTGTTGACGGAGCCGTCACGAGGAAAGTTAAAACGGCAACGTTTGCCATCTGGTGTCCACATTGCCGTGTTTACAACACCGTCGTAGTCAAGAAATACTACGTTCATTATTTATCGCCATCCAATCTCATAAAAGAGTGCTTTTATTGACCCTCGCAAACAATCTCATAGTCTCCGGACGAGACCTTCTTCCGCATATCTCTAATTGAGGAATACCACACAAATGTTTCCCCTGGCAATGTTATTTCGTACCCATTTTCAACCTTTTCGGCATGATAGATGGAACCTTTCACAAGCACATTTATGTGAGTTATAAAAGAAAATTTTTCTGGCAACATCGTCATTTCCTCACATAAATCGATTTTGCTTTGCTCCAAAAGCTCATCCGTAAAACCATTAACATATCCGTCATCGTCCCGCACCTGCACAAGAGCAAACATTGCACAGATTTTCTCCGCGGTGCTACTTGCCGTTTTCCCGTACTCCTTCAGTTCCCACAAAACAAAGCTCGGCTTCTTGACGCCGTCGATGTAGTCCGCAAGTGCATCGTATAGGATTTCATCCAGCATTCGAGGCGTGTAGTTCTTCCACGGATAAGTACACTCTTTCCCCATGTACCGCTTAATGGAGTAAATCGGATCCCCCTTGTAGCCATATTTGTCGTTTCCCTTGCAGCACATGATGATGTTACAGGTTCGTTGCTCCATGTGATTCACCTCATGAAATAGTGGTTCTATCAGGATCAGTTTCCAAAATAGTAGTGCAACCAGTCGCTCACAGCATCCATAACGCTCTTGCGGAGTTCGTTTGGATTATATCTATAATCGAAAAAATAGAGCCGTCATGGGGCTGGATTATAATCGTTCTTGTATCGGCATTAAGTTCTATAGAAAATTTGATTTTGTTGCCCATTTAGAATGACCTCCTATGGTCAATACTCTGTAGGATCAGTCTCTGTCTCATCTGCCACATATACATCCAGACACACATAGTCAGTATCCGGAACGTCCGCCTTCTCAATAGCAAGAATCTTCTTTGCCAAGGTACGAGACGGAATAAAAGTGCAATCCACATCAGGAATCATTGAGATTCCCATATCTCTGTCATCATGGACATTTACGTTATATTTCCCTGAGTCCATACGCAGCATATATACCAGCTCATTAACGGAAAGCTGAACACTCCGTTTAAACATCGGATGCTTGTCCAAAAGTTCGTTCATCTTATCTGTGAATTTCATACACTAACCTCCTTCAGTGCTCAAAATGCCTGATGGTCAATGTCGTACACCATAGCAGAGACGCTGTCCATTTCAACGCGAACCCTACTCTCGCCACCACCGATCCAATGGACAATCACAAGCCTCCTGTCCGGCGTCAGCTCCATGCTCTCAACGCCCTTGCCCTCACCATGGGCACGGACATCCGGGTCAGCATAAAGCTCTCCATACTCTCGGATAAACCGCTCAGCATAGGTTTCCTTACGGTAAACCTGTTCGCTGATTTTAGCGTAAGCACTATTGAACGCTCCAGCGTTTTCCCTCATACTCTCCGCAAGTTCATCGTCGCTTTCGTACTTCTCCGCATAGACCTGATCGTCAATGGATAGTTCCAAAGCCTGCAACACAGTGAGCCACTCTTCTTTTGTCAGGTTGATTTTCATAGACGTTCTCCTCCATTACACAATTTCAACTCTGGCTCCCCAGGCATCGTATGTATCAAGGTTGTTGCAGGCCCAGCTCAACGCCTCCCCATAGCTCAGGAATGGGCGGGTTATCCGGCGGATTTCATAATGGCTTTCATTCACAAAGACAATAGTGTACCTATTCAACGGAGTTTACCTCCCCGGTGATCATCATCGAAAAAATATCGCGCAATTCACTTTTTGCGTGCCTTTCGCACGCTTTGAGCGTCTGCACCATTTCTCTATTGGTTGCATTGCGGGAAACCGCTTTTCGATATTCCGCGGCATAGCCAGAACTGGAATCAAAAGAAAAGCACCCAGACTTTTCATAAAGAAAGTCAAAGAGTTCCTCCACCCTGGCGCACTTCCAAGGGTGTTGGTTCTTGTGTGTAACCGTCCAGTCAAATTCCTTGACAGCCTTGATACACTCGTCAATCGCCTTGTAGCTGTATGTGGCTATGCCGGCTGACATACAAACTGCCCCTCCTTCTGCCAATACTCCTCTCGGTAGCGGCGCATGGCCTCCTTCTTGGTGTAGTCGTAATACTGTTTCACCCCAAGGAGGCCATACACCACCCAGGCACCGTGGACGTTCTTCTCAACGAAATAGATACAGGACTTCATTCCGTCTCTCCTTTCAATGAAACCGCAGTTTTATCTGGTCTTTGTGGGATATGTATAATGGGAAGTCACAACTAGTTTGGCCTCGCCTTCCTCATAATCCCCGCCTTCAATGGCCTCTGTAAGGCCCGCAATCGAGCCCGCAATGCCGTTAGCAAAAATGTCAGAACCGTAAAAGCCCCAGCATGAATCAACTTCCTCCCAGGTGCTGTCATCATCCTCGGCCTCTGTATCGGCTTTCTTGAGGAGAGTGAACCCATACACATCGCCGGTGAGATACTGGTCGTATTCTTTAACCTCGGCCTCCATAAGCCGGGTTGCACACTCCCTCCAGTCGTTCTCACTGTAGCCGATTTCTTTGATGACATTATCCTTCGTGGTATAAATCCATCCAACCTGCCCACTATCCCAACAGTCAGCAAATTGACCTCTCCTCACTCCACAGGACATCGTGATACCGCTATGATCATATAGCCAGAGCGGGAGCCATATCGCATAGGGCTCCATCAATGTCATACAATGCCCGATAGTCAAATCGTCCAGCAGGTAGTACACGGCGGTGTCTTCGCTAACCTCTTCATACTCCAGGCATTCCTCCGGCTCCCCATCTCCGATAGGGCTTCTCCACTGACAGATTTCGTAGATGTTTACCAGATTGTCATGCCCCTCGCATTTTTCGATACGGATACCGGTGAGCTTCCCAGCTTTCGCCGCAACCATAACCTCGCTTTCAGGCACATTCTCTCGGACGAGTCTTTGCCAAAATTCCTCCGGGGTATCATCCCCAACGTCATCACCGAGCCGATAATGTCGATGCCAACACGCCATATAGGTTCCTGTGTGATCCCAGTCAGTCCTTGGATTCATCGGGTCATCGTCATGTTGAACATGGAGGCAAAACTGGCCGCCCTCATGCTCGAACTTCACGGTGTCATTGTCGTACATTCTGAACTCCATCACAGCTTCCCCTTCTTATGAAATGACCGTTTTATGTAGTTTTATATGTCTCCAAAATAAACAGACAAAGGGATACTCAAAATTTCTTGCTCGTGTTGATTGAGTATCAGGCAGCACAACTTGTATGCCTCCTTATCTGCTCCAACCTCGCTATTATCTTCCCTCTGCTTGATTGCCATATAGTGTCCCAGTTCATGGGCCAACACCCAAGGATCATTTTCAAGCTTCTCCAAGATTTCAATTTTGGCATCGTCAAGAATCAGACGTCCAGCTCTGGAGTGATACAGAATCCTCCCGGCCGCATCTCCAAGCACCTTGTGATATGACACCTCAATGCCGAGCTGAGAACACAGAACCTTAAGAGAGCTGGTCAACCTTGTCTCGGTTTCTGCCCTCTCCTTGCCCCGTTCCTTCATTTCTTTATCGACCTTCCAGTTGATAATGAGAATCGACACAACCATAGCGATAAGAAAACTCACGAACCCGGCAAAGAGTATCAAAATCACTTCCCTTTCCATATTTTCACCCCATAAAATGTCTGTTTTACTTGCTCTCGAAAACTTTCATAGCATCAATGTGCGCCTTGGCCTCGGACAAAGTGCATCCAGTCTGCTCACGATACAGAACGCAGGCATTCACGGTATTGCCGGCGGCAACCAGTTCCTGGACGGTCGGATGACACTCAATCGCCCTTCCACTAACAGACAACCCCCGCAAAAACTCGGAGTAAAGCTCAGGAGCTTTGTCACACTCGATCCCCGTCGTGATCTGAAATGCCATAAGAACATAGTTGCCCCTGACGATGTCACCGTTAGAAAGTTTGTAAAATTCCATAAAGCTCCCTCCAAAGTTGATAGAATCGCGGTTTACCTGGCTTACTTGCGCTCGTACTTAGTCCCCGTCCAGTCAAAAGCCCGGATAATATACCCGGAAATGCACTGGAGAATTTCATCATCGTTCTCTCGGATAAACCGATCCATGTCCACCGTCTTATGGTCGTGCTCAAAATCCTCGATGAAGCGCATAACTTCCTCCAGCGTAATGTCGCTACGCTTGCAGGCGGACACCACCCCGCCTGGTAGGCCGTGGGCGCTTATACGGGCTACATCCTTTGACTCGCCAATTTAGTCGTTTTGCGTTTGACATTAGGCCGTTGGGGTTTGCCTTCTTGACTTGCTCGGCCTGGCTCTTGGTCTGCTCGCTATAGTTGGCATATTTCTGACAATCACTATGGCATCTATGTACGCCAGTACTATCTGTCCTGACATATCGATCCGCGCAGCCATTACATGGACAGTTCATTATCAGCACCGCCCATCTGCCCGGAGCAACGAGACGGCAAACCTGGCCTGCTCCATTGGGCAGTTGTTATTCTTGGCATAGAGCACAGCAGCATCTTCGTGCATTCCGTTTGCACACAACTCGCTCACCGTGCTGAACGGCATTTTTTCAAGACCTCCCAGCTCCGCCGCCAGTTTTGCCCGATACTGCTTGGAACTCAATCCCGGGTTCTTTTGCTTGGCAATCAAAAATCCCCGGAGATTTAGCTCTCTGTCAGTGTAGATTTTGCCATTACCACTCTTGTAGAGACACATGTGTCTCGCCCCCTTTATTTTGTTTTGCGTATTGATAATACCATACGCAAATATTAAAGTCAATAGGAATTTTCATTCTCTTGCATCATGGGTAATGTATCGATCCAGTCATTGAGCCATTTCCAATGAGGGAAAATAAGATCGGACACAAGACCCAGGATGCCGAAGCCGAAGAAGATAACCCCTCCGGCTCCGGCAACAAAGATGATTCGCTCTAGCGCACTCATCACGCCTTTACCATGGTAGGCATGAAGTTATCTTCGGCCACATTGTTATAGGGCATCTTGACATCATCCTTAGAGGCTCCACCGCCGGTTACCTTTTTGCGCTCCGGCAAAATGCTTTCCCAATATTTGGTCACAGCCTGCAAATCCCCCTTCGCGTGAGGGAATTTGTCGATGGCCTTTGCCTTAATCTGTCGCGGCTCAGTGCCCTGGTTGGCCTTTACAATCTCCCTGCTCACAACCCCAAGGCGGTCTGTGTTGCTGAGATAGATATTCCTCAGCGCCTTGATGATGGTCTGATTATAGGCACGGTCAGAGCTATGCCATCCGCTATCCTGGATAACCTTCAAAATCCAGTACAAGGCATCCGGCCCGTTCTTTTTGCAAATTTGATAAGCAGATTTGAGGGCAGACAGCCGAGCCGCCCCCTCCTCATTGCCAGGCTTGCACAATACGCGCTGCGGCAGAGACTCGCATACCCGCAGGATCTCAAAGACCACGGAATCCGCATCCTCCCCACGCTGAACAAGGGCGGCCTTAAAGTCGTCAAAGGCGCTCATCCTCTTCCTCGGGGCGTTATTCTGCTTGCGGTACTGAGTGGCCTCGTCGGAGAGAGATTTTCCTACATAGATGCGGCAGGGGAGGTCTGTGATCCCAGCCTTCTTGGCACCCTCTACCCGATGCCACCCATCTGTCACCCAGAACCATCCATCCCGATAAGAGACACTGATGGTTTCACACAAACCCCAGTTCCAATTGGCAGCGATATCATTGATAAGAGCCTCATCTGCCGGCAATGTATGATCGCGCTGGTAACCATCCTCCCCATCCTCCACGGCCATGAACGCAATAGGCAAGTCTGCTTCTAAGATCCCATGGTGCTTTTCTGCGTTTTTTACGAGTAGGTCGCAGGCAGTGCGGCGGACAGCGTCAATGTCTTGGGCGATGGTGACGGGTTCTTTGTTCTCCTTGTTGTTGAACAGCTTCATGATTTGTTATCTCCCTTCAAAAATGTGGTTTGGTTATGTAATAATCAGGTCAATCGGTCGTACTTCTCCTCGAAGAAGTTGTATATGCGGTGGTCCATCTTCTCGCACCACGCAAACAGGTGCATGAGCATGAGGTAAATTTCCTTTCTCATTGGCATTCCTCCTTTTCGGTGCCAACACCCATACAGGAGCTGGCAAGATTGTCAATGTGCGCAGGGTGGATCTCGGACGGCTGGTACACGCCAATAGAATCCAGCTCCTTCGGCTTGGCAACACCATCTACACTGGAAGCCCACGACCGTGCCGCAGCACTCACCCGCCCATCCCAGTTGCCAACGGTGTTGACCAGCTCCGCCACGGCCAAGATTGCCTCACGGTGACCAATCATGCCCCCCAGGATTGAGACGGTTTCCTCCGGCGTGTTATTGCCCTCAAACCGGCTCTTTGTGTACGCCTCCACAAGAGCTTTTTGCCGTGCCTTGACTGTCTTTTTGTCCATAATGTACTCCTCCCTTTTTGAATTTTGGGCACAAAAATAGACCGCCAAGGCTTACACCTCAGCGGTCTGATAAAATTGATGTTTTATAAGGTTTGGGGAGGGGCCTATCGCTTGACCCCTCCCCGGCGGGTTTCCCATTGACACATCCCAAAATTCGCCTTATAATGACTCTGCGGTTAACACCTCCCGTACATCAGCAAATACCCTTTACATAGGTCACAGATTCCATGTGACCACGAAAGGAGGTGTCGCCCATAGAGTTCGTCCTACTTAACATTGCGGCCAGCTTGGTCGCTAATGCGATTTGGGATGGTCTCCGGGCCATGTGGCGTGCTGTAGCACGCTAATCGCACGGAGGCGGGGCGATGAGCGTCCCGCCTCTCGTTTCGTCCTCCCGGCTCCTGCACCTGCGGAGGGCGATATAAAACCGCCCAAGGCCGATGGTCTTGGGCGGTTTGTTGGATGGTATTTGTACTACAATTCCAAATCAGGATTGATTCGTTTGATATAATTATCAAATTGCGGAACGGTAAAGTCTATTTCTCCATAAGAAGTAGGATATATCATGCCTTTGTTGATGAGTTGTGCCCTTATCAACGATATGGAGTTTACCTTTTTCCCAAGCACACTTGCCACGTTTGCAATTGTGCAAGGTAACTTCCCACATTTCACCATAGCGGTCATAAACTGCTTCTCCCGGTTTGTGCATCTGCGATACCGTACAGAAAAAAATCCCTTATCTAACTCTTGCCAAAACAAGCTCTCCGCCGCCTTGACATCTTCCACAGATATCACAATCCTATTCTCAGTGCTAACCCATGTAGCACTGCACATTTCTTGAATGAAGTAGGGGTAGCCTCCAGTGATTTGAATAATTTCTTCTATCGCTTCGTCTGTATATGAGACACCAAGATCCTGCGCCGGCATCTGAATGGCCGCCTTAGCCTCCTGTCGTTCAAGTGCACCAATCACCTCGTAGCGGAAAAGACGTTCCGCATAAGAGCAAGCCTCCCCCACTTCTTGGAGCAACTTTGGCAGGCCGGCACAAAAAATCATCACCGGCAAACGAAGTTGATTGCAACGATGTAGCGCCATAATAAGGCCGGCGTTTTCCTCTTTCGAGAGGTATTGCATTTCGTCTACAAATATGCAAATAGTGTCGCCGGAATTAGAAGCCGCTTTACCGATTTGTGTCATAATGTCCACCAAATCGCTGGAATAAACTCCGCTTACAAAGCTTGCATCCTGGTCAATACCTACAGCGAATTCTCCATCTTCAATTTTATAGCGAAGCGAGAAAGCTTTAATAAGCGAGAGGCACCGGCGTGCAAAATCTTTTGCTGTTTCTTTTATGCTGATTTCGTGAGCAAATCGCTGAAGCGCAACAAGAAGATTGTTAGTGAATTTCCCATTAGTATCTGCTTCAATGTGAGCATAGAGGATATTATAGTTATCAGCAATGTTAGCAATTGCATTGAGCAGAACCGTTTTCCCTACGCCCCGGAGGCCATAATATAACATAGACTGCTGTGGATATCTCTTTTGAATGCTGCTTAAACACTGCTCTGCGTGCTCAATTTGATTTTCTCGACCTGCCAAATAGGCTGGCATGAAACCTGCGCCTGGCGTGTACGGATTTGCGTTCATTGGCTTGCCTCCTTTATATGAATTTATTTGTAGATATATGCTTTTTTTCGCCTTACGATGCCGTGATTTGTTTTTAGTATACCATACAGAGCGACATTGTCAAGAGCAAAAGAGCCGCCTGGGCGGGCGGCTCTTGTCGTTTCCTCTGGTTTGTGGTAGGATTGGGGTGGAGGTTGAAATCCTCTGGTAGTTGTGGTAGAATGTGGTCGATTATATCTTGCTCCATAAGTCAAATTTTGGAGGTCTTACAATGAAAGAATTCGATTTGAACATTGAGCGAATTCTGGAAAACTGGGAAGTCTACCACGCAATTCGAGAAATAATAGCAAATGCATTAGACGAGCAAATTTTAACCGAGACAAGGCCAATTGAGATAAAGAAAATAGGCGATGTGTGGCATATTATAGACTATGGACGAGGCCTAAATTATCGCCATCTAACCCAAAACGAAAATCAAGAGAAATTGAACAACGAAAAATTGATTGGCCGATTCGGGGTTGGGCTGAAGGATGCTCTCGCAACCTTGTATAGACACAACATTGATGTTACTATTTATTCAAAATTTGGCACTATCACGCTCAAGAATGTGCCTAAGGCAAATTTTGACGATATAATTACATTACACGCAGAGATCGGTCTTCCAATCAACCCGTCTATGACGGGTACAGACTTCGCTCTTATCGGATGCTCAGATGATGATATAGAACAGGCCAAGTCGCTATTTCTTCATTTTCAAAATGAACAAATATTATCCACAACTAATTATGGGCAGATAATGCAAAAATCATCTGAACAGGCTTTCATCTATATCAACGGAGTGAAGGTTGCAGAGGAACCAAATTTTCTGTTCTCCTACAATATCACATCTTTGACGCGAAATTTGAAAAAGGCTCTTAATCGCGAAAGAGCAAATGTAGGGAGAACCGCTTACGCAGATCGTGTTAAGGCCATTATATTGGCAACAGAAGAAGATGAAGTAATTGACGCATTGATGAGCAACCTCAAAGAAATGAGTAGCGGCAATCAGTGTGATGAAATCAAATGGACAGATATTGCTGCCTATATTACTTCAAAATTAAACGATTCAGAAGATACTGTGTTCGTGACTCCAGAAGAATATTCTCATTATTCCGGCTCCACACTCGAAATCATTGAAGATAGCGGGAGGCAAGTAGTCTTTGTCCCAGAAAATGTTAAAAAGAAATCTATCGAAAGTGATGAAAGCATTTATACTGTCTCAGATGTAATTGAAGACTACAACAATAGTTTTGAATATTCGTTCATCTCATTAGAGGAATTGAACCCCGATGAGCGTGAAAATCTTCTATCAATTCTTCCCGTTTTAACTATTCTTAGTTTGGATGATTGGTTTAAGTCGATTGAAGTTTCAACCAAGTTAAAAAACACGGATGATTACATAGATGCTGTGGGAATTTGGGATCCCCAGATTGAGAAAATTGTAATTCGAAGAGACCAACTATCATTTCGGGAAACATTATTTGGTCTTATCCTACACGAAATCGCCCATGCAACATCTCTATGTTCTGATTGTTCGAGGGGCTTTGAGAGCGCATTAACTGACATAATTGGTGAACTCGCCTTAATCGTTCAAGAATTCTTGTCGAGAAACGACATTGAATAATTCTTATTGTCCAAAGTCATCATAGGTATATCTCTCAATAAAATTTTTTAAAACCGCATTTCTGCTTGTACCCTGTTGAGTACATTTAAGCTCGAAATCCTCATTTAGCTTTGGGGCAACCTTTACGACGATCCTCGCCTCTGTGGCTGCTCGTCTTGCTTTTTCACGTTGATATTCCTTTGCATAGTCTCTTTCCTTTGCCACGTTGCCCGCCTCCCCTGTATTGGTAGGCGTATTATAGCACATGGCAGACTTTTCTTCAAGGCTCGTTTTCTTCTCTCGGCTAATAACAAAATTCCTCCATCATAGTTTACACCCTCCCGCCTCATGCAGCCGCAGAGGGTGATAAATAGCCCGCCGCCTTAATCGGTAGCGGGCTCTATATATTGCCCTGGCGTCTGCCTGGGCTAGTTCTTGTTCACGCCATCATTGCCTCCCGGCAAATCTGATCCACCCATGTTCTCTTCCTCTTTGGCATTGGCGGCATAGGGTTGTAATGGTCTTTCCGGCTCTGGCTCATGGCGTGGTAATGCGGGGCCTTGATGTCTGCCCCCGTCCATGTTCCACCCTTTTCGGCCTTTGGCCTCTCTTTTGCTGTCCATCTCAAACATGGCTTGCGTTCATAGAAAGTCACTTCTTGAATTGGGCTATTAGCTCTTGCCGCTCTAAGCAATTTCCCAAGTTCACACCCAGCAGGAATACTGATTTTGTGCCAAATAGATCCGTCTGGTGTCCTCTGTTGCTTGTACACGAAAATTTTATTTGTGTCGCACTTGTCCGACTCCAGCCCAGAGACATAACAAACGCCCTCATACAAGCCAAAAATGTGCCCCTTCTGAATCGAAAAATCAAGCCACGGGAAAGGGCATTTTGCAACGCGGAATTTGCCCTCTATCAACTTTGAAGCTCTGCCCATCTCGTTCTCTCCTTTCCTTTGTAGACCTCTAAAAATGGGTATAGTCCCAGGGCTGGCAGCTATAACGTCAGGAGAACATACCCACAAAATAAACGCCCATAAAGGCCATTTCTTGGCCCTCTACGGCGTTACCTTCATGTTGTGCCATTTTAGCCGTCTACGTCCTTTTGCGTGGCATTGTAGACGTTTCCACCCTCCACGGCGTGGACGTATGGCAAAAGGAGGGCACAAGAGAAAGGACGCCTTGCGGCGTCCCCTCTCTCGGTGAGTGTTCAGTTCAGGCGGCGGGTTGCTCGGCCTTGCCGTCATTCTCGGCGGTCAGCTTCTCAATGGAAGCCCCGGCGACGGTTTCTTCCCTCTTGGAGGCGTTGGCGGCGGAGATGGTCTTGGAGGTGTTCACGCTGGTGATACCGTCAAAGCCCATGATACGCTCCACGGCCAGCCGCTGGGCCTTCTTGATGAACGCCCCAAAACTTGCGGCGGCGGTGTGCTTGATCCCGGTTTCCAGGGTGGCGATAACCTCTCCCTCGGTGTTGAGGGTGGGCTTGTACGTCTCCCCCTCGGTCTGCTCCCGCTTGGCGGCCTCCACCAGCTCTTCCCGGTCACTTGCGGCGGCCTTGACGGTCTCCCCCACCAGAAGGGAAAGGAAGAACTTCCACTCAGTGAAAAGGTTGTTGTTGGCACGCTTGGCGGCATCCTCCTTGCGTTGGGTGTCGGCGGCGGTGACGGCGGCCTTGTAGAGCGTGGAAGCGGCGAGCATGAACCGGGAGGCATCATCCGGGGAGAGGCCAGCGGCTTTCAGAGCTTTTTCATTCATGCCTTTACGGTTGTTGTGGCGGTAGCTGTCCAGCAGGAAACGGAGGGCGGCGGACGTGGCCTTGTCTTCCAGCTTGACGGCGACGGCGTGGAGCTTGTCAGCCCCGGAGAGAGCGGAGCCGATAGCCTCGGCGGCGGAAAGGTTGGTCTTGCGGGTCTCGGCGTTCTGGGTGATGGGGTTAGGCTTCTTGGTCTCGGTCTTGGCGGTCTTAGTCTCGGTCTTCTTGGTGGTGGTCTTCATGGTGTCCCCTTTCTATCCCCTTGCGGGGCTTGCCACCGTTTCAGCCGTGGCCGCTGTTATATGGTGGACGGTCTGCCCTCATGCGGACATACTGCCCATATTGACGAAACAAGGGGGAACATGGTATACTAAGGAAGAGGTAGCCGGGTTTGATGTTATCTCCCCCGGCCCGCTTGGGTTGTCGTTACTCGTCTAACTCGTCGGCGTTGTCGCTTGCCCGTTCTACGCCGTCGGGCCACAAGTAACCGTACTCGGTGTACTCGCTCATGCGGTAAACCTCCCTTCCAGTCCGTCCCTTGTGTGGTAGCACTTGGGGCGGGCTTTCTATTACAACGGTACGGCCTGACGTGTAGCCCCTTCTTATGTAGTGCCCATGTGGGCGGTGGGCTTGTCAGGTGTAACCGTGGTAACCTGGGTTAATTCCACCTATCTGGCGTGTGCCAGATGTGGGATATGTAATATGTAGTTGTCAATGTTCGCCGTAACCGTCCAGCGGTGGGAGGTCTCACCCTCCCGGCCTTGCCTGTATTCCAAGGTAGGCCATGTTGTGGTTGGCTGCGGTTGTTGCCCTGGGCGGTGGTGTACCGTCACTTGGGCAAGCTGGGCACCGTTTCACGGGTGTACCCGTTGCTTATGGTGCCATTATAACGGGTGTACCAGTGTTTGTCAACCCCTTTTTCAAAATTTCTTGAAAAACTTTTTCGCAACCCCCGCAAACCGTAGTAATTGCAAGGGATAGCGGGATTATAAATATGCCCTTACACCTTACAATGCGGAGGCATAGCCGGAGCATTGACGGGACTATGCGGGAGCATAGGCACGCCATCGGAGCGAAGCGGAGCAGATACCAGGATGACGGAATCCAGGGTGTGGTGGTGGGTGGTAGACGGTGGAGCGATGGGAAATAGAATGATGAGATATGATTTTGAGTATTAGATTAAATAGTAATGGTTACTGATTAGAAAATATAAAGCTAACTTTACATATGCCGACAGATCGAACTCAGACGGTGACTGTAGAGACTGGAGCGGGTACAGGATAGGCAAGGCGAGACGTGGCCCAGGGTGGCATAATCGGGTCACTGTCCACAAGACACGGTTAGAATATGGGGGGTATGTTTACACCTTGCGGCACAAGGGATTGCGGGGATATAAGGTTAGTTGTTCCTTCTCAGTCATCCTTCAAAATTCTGATCTCGGTGTCCTCTCCAAAATTCCCAAGCATACCGCTCATACCATCAAAAACCCTTCGGTTTATGCTTCGGAGATCCCTTACACCGCAAGGCTTTCAGCGTATTGTAAGAGCAATAAAAAGATTTTTTATTCTCCTCTAGTCTTCTCTATTCCATGTGCCACATACGTTAGCTCCGAAAAAGCCAAAAATAACATTTGTTTTCAGTATTGACAATGCTGTTCACTTGTGCTATTCTATGAAAGCAGTTGGGAGTACAGGCTTTTCCAGTTTGACTCCGAAGAATAATTAAGGAGATGATGTTATTTGATTGTATAAGCAGCATACCCCCTCCGCGCAGTGCTTCGCCGTGGAAGGACGGCTCGCTCCGCTTGGGCTCGCTTTGCAGTTTCTCAAAAAAAGTGAACTTTTTGAGCAACTTCATGCTCGCTAGAGTAATAGAAATATAAACCCCTTGTGCCACATGGGCTAGACATAGGCAAATCGGCAAAGAATGGCGAGGTTTTCGGCAAAGAATGGCGAGGTAGCGGGAACTAACTTTAACTTTTTGGGGTAATTCCGGCAAAGAGTTGCGAGATTTTTAAATTATTGCCGGATATCTAAGGAAAGCAAAGGAGGACGATAATTGGCAACGGTAAAAACGACAGGGCGGGTGGCAATGACCAATATTGACACCGGGGAGATTTTTGGGATGTGGGATGGGGAACAGGCGGTCACCATCAGAACAGTGGAAAATTACGAAAAGGCTAGGGCAAGAGGAGAAACGGCTCAGTCAAAGAATGATAAGCTCTCCACCATATCAAAGTCCTACTGGGATTACGGGCGGTTCTTCTGGAGCATGTATGACACGGCAACGACGCTATTCGGTCACCTAAAGCCGGCGACCTTGACTCGGCTTATGGTTCTGGGTACCTACATGAGCTATGATAACGAGCTTGTAGAGGATGACGGATCTGCAATGACACAACTTGGCGTGCAGAATGCCTTAGGTGTAAGCGAGCGGATGACACGGTATATCTTGGGGGAAATGAAGGAACTAGATATTATCACAGAGCGAGACGATGTATACACACTTAATAGTGCCTTCTTTATGAGAGGGAGAATAAAGGAGTCCGATCTGAATGCCTCGTTTGACGATGGAAAGTCAGTCAAGCGGGTCTACGCAGATGGTGTGCGGGCCCTGTACCGGGCGGCCTCGCGGGCGTCTGTTAAGAAGCTGTGTCCTATATTCCGGATCATGCCGTATGTCAACAAGGAGTATAACATCGTTTGCTTTAACCCGCTCGAAAAGCAAAAGCATGCTATCCGCCCGATGTCGGTGGGCGATGTGGCCGAGCTTACAGGAATTGAGAGGTCTCATGCAAACAGGGTACAAAAGGCTTTGCTGGAGCCAGAGTTTTTGACGGAATGCGGCATGGCAAAGGCAGTAAGGTACGTGTCTGGCAATCAGCTTGGGGTTGAGAACCACTGTCTCTTTATCAATCCACGCATTTACTATGGCGGTAGTGAGGAACACCGAAAGGAGGTGGATATCCTTGGGCAGTTCCAATAAGATCAATGTCGCCAATCTATCGAATTGGGACTTGGTAAACTCATTTATCACGGCAACGTGGTGGAGAAATCTGGTTAATGACCCGCGCGACCGGGCCGCCTACGAAGTATGCGTGCGACATGCAGATGATTTTCGGGATGAGCTGATGCGCCGCATGTCGCTTACAACAAGCAACAAGGTGTAGTGACGAGACAAACCAACTTTGAATGCACAAAGGAGGTAATCAACTATGAAAGGAACAGGATATTACATACATGAACAACACAGAAAACCGTAAGTGCGAAAACTGTATCTGGGGCAATCGGTGTGAGGGGGATGCATTGACCTGCGAGGACTACTACCCCGCCGATACAGACATGGCGATGGATTATGAGGTCGAGCTACAATTGGAGTATGAGCGCAGTCTATACGCTGAGGCGGAGGATGAGTATGACTACATCTGAGGCCAGGTGCTTTGAGCACGCCAGGCACATGGCGGAGATGAGTAACTTTCCACGGGCGAGAGTCGGATGTGTAGTGGCCTATAAGGGAAACGTGCTGGCGGCGGGATGGAACAGCAACAAGACACACCCGGTACAGGCCCATTACAACCAGTACCGCAAGCTGAGACCGAGCGCGGCCCCTTCCCCAGCGCAGCTCCACGCGGAGACGGCGGCGTTGATCCAGCTCCGCAATGAGAATATCCCCTGGGACAAGGTGGACGTGTTTGTATATCGGCTGCGGAAGGATCGTCCACACGGTCTTGCCGCCCCATGTCCTGCCTGCAAGAGATACTTAATGGATATGGGTGTCAAATCTATCTATTACACGACAGACAATGGATATGCCCACGAGATACTTGATTGATTGGAGGTTATCAGCATAGCACTAGACAAGCAAGTCCATCTCTACGCCGTGGATACCAAGGCATTTTATACAGATGAAGAGATGGCGATCGAAAAAGAGATCTCGGAACTACGGAAGCGAAAGAGGCAAAACAAGGCTGTGGTTGATTTGATGGAGGAATATCACCACGGTGGGATCAAAGAGGGGAAACTCAAGAAGCGACTGGTGGACTGTAAGTATCTGTCACAGAAGGAGGATCCGCTCCCGGATGACGATACTATCGTGTGGTTGAAGCAAGAGTCCCGGAGATTGGCCCAGGAAATTTCATCTAAAAAGAACGAATTACGAAAGGTTTTTGATGATTTTTGTGGGGTTAGGCAATTTAGAAATGAATTTTTGACAGATTTTAATGTCATTTCTATTTTTGAATCCTATTTGACCAGGACAATTGGAGTTCAAGCCGGCGAGCTGACCAGAGATCTGCTCGTAGTCAAAACCTGTTATTTCAAAGTCCTTCAGGATATTATCTATAACGGATTTATACTGGACGTGGATAAATACGTTATCTACACCGCATCCGCTGGGCAGATCAGAACCAAGCGGTCGGTGTTCATCCGGGAGAGCGTCCTCCGGGAACATGAGATGACGTTGATGTGTGGGCTAACTGTGGATCATATCAATGAGCTTGGTGGTGTGAACACCAACAAATATCTGGCATACTTGGCTCTCAGCAACTCGGCCACGGACGAATGGACGGACTTTGACATTGATCGGTGTATCGTGGTTGACGACTTTGAGACAGAGGTCCATGGCGTGGTGGATTACATAGACGATAAAACCTACGAGATCACCCGCCAGGAGATGGGTGTCCCTATCACTCATACGGACGGTGCGGGGATGATCTTGCCGTCTGTGAGCAAGAAGAACTTTATGTGTCGGTTGCCTTGGGTCAAGGGGCTCCTTGCTTCTTTCCCGTTTGACAAGTTCATTCGTGAGGCCAATAGAAAGGAACCAAAGGTCAATCACGGAATCGTCAAGGATATTTATGGGCAGGAACATGACGTACTGGCGGAGAACATCCAAATCATATTCACAAAATCCCAGTTCAAAATGTCAAAATATTATTCGAATTGGGAGGAATATAAAACTTTTTTCAAAAAGTACAACTGCCAAGCCGGTATCTGTAATATGGAAGAGGACGAGTTTGGCAAAGCGAAGATTAATTACCAGATGTTACAAACGCTGACTGACCTTAGTGATGATGAGCTGTGGGAGATCATGTCTGCCACGGTGAGCAAGCTGGACAGAACTTGTCATGACCGGGAGACCATGCTTCAGGTATTTGGCGCCACCAGGAGTAACACAAGGCCGTCGGCATTCCAGAGGGCTCTTCTCCTCTACCCGGAGCTTTTACAGGACGAGTACAGCAGGGACACCCTGCGGCTGATCCGGGCCAAGCTGGAGCGTGAGGCTGTTGCGGGGAGACTGGATGTAGAGGGGTACTACACGTTCATTGTTCCTGACCTATACGCATTTTGCCAACGACTGTTCCTCAGGGAAGAAAACCCAACCGGACTACTGGTGGACGGAGAGGTCTATTGTAGATTATTTGAGCCCGGCGCGGAGCTGGACTGTCTGCGGAGTCCGCATCTGTACCGGGAGCACGCCGTGCGAAAAAACATGTTTGGAATCAATGATGAAGCCAAACGCTGGTTTGCCACCGATGCTTTGTATACGAGTGATATGGATCTAATTAGCCGCGTACTGCAATTCGATTGCGACGGAGATAAGGCATTGGTTGTATCTGATAAAGTGTTGGTGGATGCGGCCAAACGAAATATGGACGGGATCGTTCCGCTCTATTACCCGGGACTAAAAGCACCACCGTCCGCTATTACACCGGAGAACATTTACAAAAGCATGACATGGGCATATACATCTTGCAATGTTGGTGTGGTGTCCAACGAAATCACTCGCGTCTGGTCCAGTGACCAAGAGATCGATCTTGACTTGGTCAAGTTCCTTACGCTCTACAACAACCTCGTGATCGACGCGGCCAAGAATCTGTATCTTCCGAAAAAGCCGGAAGATATCTTGCAGAGGCTGGCCCCGTACACCAAATCGAAGGTTCCCCACTTCTTCATGGAGGCCAAGCAGAAATCACGCAAGCAGGTAGCTTCCATTAACGGCTCCACCGTGAACCGAATCCGAGGTCTCCTCCCTGCTATGCGGCTGAACTTTAACTGGGACTCCTGCGGGAAGTTTGACTGGCGGATGCTGTGTTCCTTTTCCGTTATCCCCCGTAATGACATCACTCAAAAAATCGTTGATATGTTTAAGCAACGCTCCCGGAAGATGAGGTTTAAGACCGATGATGAGACAAACGAGAGCAACCGCGTGTTTCTGTGCGAGCAGCTACGCGCAGACCTTCTGTCTATTCATCCGGACCCTCACTTTGTCTGTGATGTGCTGGTACGGGAGCTCTTTGATCCAAGGCACAGCTCCAAGCGGAAGATCGTCTTCTGGGAGTGCTTTGGCGGCGAGGTCGTAGAACATCTCCAGAAGAATGTGAACCAGAACCAGAAGATGTGTACGAGGTGTGGCAAGCGATACTACCGAGAAGCCGCTAACCAGGTTCTATGCCCGGCGTGCCAGAAAAAGCAACGCCGTCAATATAAGACACAATGGGATAGAAACAAGAGAAAGTGCGGACAGGGCAACAATTCTTTTGTATCTCATGAGCCACATGGAGTACAGAAAAACGAAAATCCAATTTCAAATAATGAGGATTTTGAGCAATCCCATGGGCCACATGGAGTACAGAGAATATAGGCAAAACCACTTAGGGGGAAGTGTTTTGGCCTAAAGTACACATGAGAGGCCAAATAACTATAGGAGAGCTGCGGGGGAGCCCGCAGCTCTCCACTCCTATACCCCTAATAAATTGTAAAGGATGAAAGACTATCGTACCGATCACGAAAGCCGAAGCAGCTTATTTGCGGCCGCTACTCAGACCCGGAAAGGGCATTGACCGTCACATTAGCCGTGTCACTACTCACGGGAAGTATTACATGACAGAAAGCCGGGAGGCTATGCGGTTGCTCCGGGAATACCGGGCAGGCAACAAAAACAGAAGTAGGTAAGATACCAAGATGTATGTATATTCGCCTCAGACTGTTTTTCTGTGAGCGAAACAGGTGCGGGCTGTTCTCCCGTGGCCTCCTAATTTAAATGGGAGGATGGAATGGGAAAGTTTAAGGATTTAACAGGTCAGAGATTTGGACGTTGGACCGTATTGCGTTTCCAGCGCAATGACAAAGGAGATCCTCGCTGGTTTTGCCGATGTGATTGCGGAACCGAAAAATTGGTATCTGGCTCACATTTGCGGCTTGGGCACAGCACTTCTTGCGGATGTATAACGGCAGAAAAGGCGCGAAATCGCGGAATGGATTTATCTGGTAAAGTTTTTGGGCACTTAACAGTCAACAAAAGAGCTCCTGCAAGCAGTCAAGATGGTGTAGTGTGGGAGTGTAGTTGTGATTGCGGTAAACAATATTTACTATCTACAAGACAGTTAACTAGTCGCGGAGCATCCTCTGTATGCTGTAATGGGAAAGAACCTCACGATCCGAAAGTTATTGCCATGAGAAACGAAATGATTGGAAAACGTTTTGGATTTTTGACGGTTTTATACATTCAGTCGTCTAAAAATCATAGGGCCCTTGTCCATTGTCGTTGTGACTGCGGCAACGAGTGTGATATTAGAATGGATGTTCTGAAAAGGCAGAAATCACCGTCATGTGGATGCAGGTTTAAGGAATTACGACGTAACACTTTTGATGAAAAGAGAAAGAATCTGCTTGGGGAACGCTTTGGAAGACTTGTTGTCGAATCCGGATTTTATCGAGGCAATGAGTACATATGGAAATGTAGGTGTGATTGTGGCGAAAGCGTAGAGGCAAACACATCAGAATTGCTAAATAATCGCAAGATGTCGTGTCCAAAATGCACCATGTCGAATGGTGAAACGAAGATTAGTAACTTGTTATCTGAGCATGGCATTAATTTCACCTATAATACTTCGTATATGAATTGCCGCTTCCCAGATACTCATTATCTTGCTAAATTCGATTTTATTGTTGCTGATAATTATATAATCGAGTATGATGGATCACAGCATTTTGTCGGATTTTGGTCTGATGCATTCTCCGGCGAGACATTAGAGCGGAGAATATGGAAAGATAACTACAAAAATCAGTTCTGTTTTAACCACCATATTCCAATTATCCGCATACCATATACGCACTACAACGACTTGTGCTTTGAGGACTTAGTCCCAGAGACGAGTCCTTTTTTATTACAGCCAGATTGAAGGTGAATCATCATAGAGGATATCAAATCTTTTATTCCAAGGCTCTTAAATATGCTGGAAGAACACAAGGATCCACAAAGTAGTCTCAACTGGGCCGATATTACATTAGAACTTAATAAGGCACTGGGGACAAATTACGACTACAACACAGTTCGTAAGGGGAATTTTCTCTTAGACTTCATTATGAGCAACGGTTATTCGCTCCAGCCGAATGATACAGATGATAGAATCATGAATAATACATATGTCCAGCGCAAGCTGGATGCCGAAAAGGCTATAGTGAAGCTCCGGGACGAACGCAATGAGCTCGCTCGTATACAGAGGGAACTCGCGCGCCGGGAGTCCGTTGTGGATATTGTCCGGGAGATGCTTCACACCGAGGTCACCCCTCTGCCTGGGTATGTGCCACACAACGCAGAGACCAGCGACGCGGATCTTATTGTTCATTTGACAGACATACATGCCGGCATTGAGATCAGCAACTATTGCAACGAATACAGCTCCGAGGTGATGCACCAGCGGCTGGATGTCTATCTGGACAAAATCAGAGAAATCGCGCTCCGACACCGCGCGGAGAATTGCCATGTGCTTCTTGGCGGGGATCTCATCTCCGGAGCGATCCACTCCACCATCCGAATTGAAAACCAGATGGACGTGATTCGTCAGCTCAAGCTTGTTTCCATGGAAATCGGACGGTTTGTGTCTGAGCTGAGCCGGATGTTTGGCGGCGTGGAGGTCTACTCGGTGGCTGGCAACCACAGCCGGCTGTCTCCCAACAAGGCAGACCATCTCAAGGGTGAGAATCTGGACACCCTGGTCCCCTTCTATTTGACCGCCCTTCTCCAGAACTATGAAAACGTACATATCCACGAAGAGAACGTTGAGGAGAGCGTAGCCATGTTCAGCGTTCGGGGACAACGGGTGTTTGGTGCCCACGGTGATAAGGACACACCGGAGAATGTGGTACAACGATTGACCATGATGTTTGGCGTTAAGCCTGATATTGTGATGCTTGGCCATCGTCATACGAACGGGATGAAGACGGTATACGACTCGAAGGTCATTGAGAGCGGCTGTGTAAGTGGGCCGGACAACTACTGTATGGATCACCGCCTCCGCAACAAACCGGAGCAGGCAGTCCTGGTTGTGTCCGACAATGGGCTGGAATGTCTTTATGATGTAAAGCTGGATTAACGAATTTCAATAGCATAGTCAGGAGGTGGTTGTAGTGGCACAGAAAAGTCCTTTAATTCGGTTTTATGATGAGGATAAGCTAAAAAAGATCAACCCGGAGACAATGAAGTTCTGGCAAAAGTACCGCATCGATATGGAACTGCGAGACTTGAGCGAGAAAACGATTGCCGGATACTACAACGACCTCCAGCACTGGTGGATCTTCGTCTATGACAATCAGGGCAATCAGTGCGTAACAGATTTGACTGAGGACGACTTGACTGAATTTCTGTATTTTTGCAAAACTCAGGGCAACAATTCCCGCAGGATGAAGCGGAGGATGTCCTCCATCTCGGCCTTTTATAAGTTCTTGCGAAAGAAGAAGCTCATCAGCGAGAATCCCATGGAGTTCATAGATCGCCCAAAGAAGGATGTGGACGTGCTGGTGCAGACTTACCTCACGCCGGAGCAGGTTGGTCAGATGCGTGAGGCACTGTCTTCCAATATTGACACGGCCACTACCGACCGGGCTAAGAATGCCGCACTCACTTTACGGGTCTATGCCCTGTTTTCCCTGTCTACGATGGCTCGGGTAACGGCCATTAGCAACACCCGATGGGAACAAATCGACCTTGACGAACGAACGGTCAATGAAGTGATTGAGAAAGAGGGCTATATTGTAGACCTTGGGTTCTCCGAGGAGGTCTCGGGTCTGCTATCCGAGCTGAGACGGTTCCGGCAGGAGCACAACATTGATGATGGTGGGTTCGTGTTCTATTCAGACCACGGAAGTCAAATTGACGCCATCGATACCGGTTCTCTAAACGAGTGGTGTAAAAAGATTGGGCGCATGATTGATGTTCCCACCCTCCATCCACACGATTTTCGGCACAGCGGGGCAACCTTGCTTAAAAACGCTGGCATGAGTCTTGAGGATGTTAGTGCTTTGTTAAACCATGCAGGGACAGATGTTACTAAGAAGTACTACATCAAAGAGGATAAGAGCAAACTCAAGAAGGCAAAAGACCAGTTTGAAACCTTCTAAGCCTGATAAAACCTATATTTTATGGTCCTGCCAAGTCGAAGGCTTGCGTTCCTACGCGGGGTATTGATGTAGGCTTGGTGGGATTATTTTATATTGCCTGGGGGTGAGCTGATGGCTGGACGGCCGGCAGGCTCCAAAAACAAGACGCCCCCTAAAATCAATACGGACAACCTCCCCCCTCTTTACAAGTGTACGGAGTGCGGCAAAGTGGTACAGGCCCCGAAAGGGGTCTTTTTCATGTCCAAGCAGTCCGGCATGTACGACGGGAACGAGGGATATTCCCATCTGTGCGCCGAATGCACCAATAAGCGGTACGAAAACTATAAGGCCAAGCTGAAGGACGAGCGGTTGGCTTTGATCCTCACCTGTGCCTCCATCGGCGTCTACTTTTCTGATGAGCTGTACGCCTCCGTGAAGGGGAATGTGGACTCGGTGCGGTTTGGAGATTTTATCAAGGCCCTGAATGGGACCCAGTACCGCTCCAAGAACTTTGCCACATTTCTCATCAACATCCTGCAAGACCAGGAGCAGCTCAGAGGCGGCTCCGAACTTCGGGAGGAGCGGGAGACAAAGTGGAAGCAGGCGGACCGCAAGAACAAGAAATATGTACTGGAAACCGTGGGCTATGACCCCTTCAACGATGACTCCTACACCGATGAGAACCGAAAGTTTCTGTTCAACACCCTGTCCGACTACCTGACCGACGAGGTCATCGAGGATCCCCACAAAATGCAGAGTGTGATCGCCCTGGTGAAGACCACCCTCCAAAAGGAGAGCGTGGACAGCATGATAAACCTGGAGCTTCGGAAGGCCCATCCAGATTACGCTACCATCAAGCAGCTTACCGACATCAAGGACAAGCTGGGGGCTGACATTATCAAGACGGCCAAGGACAACGGCATTTCCGCCGCCGCAAACGGCAAGTCCGGCAAGAGCAGCAATGCTCTGACGGCCATTATGAAGGAGATGGCGGAGAACGGCTTTGAAGAAATCAAGGTCAATGTGATAGATGCTAAGATGTCGTCCTCCTACAAAGAGGTGGCAGAGCAGAACGCCAGAGCCCTCATCAACGAGCTTGGATTCACCCAGGATGACTATGCCCGTATGCTGGGGGAACAGTCCGAGATGGCCCGCAAGCTCCAGGAGAGTCTGGATAAGGCCCAGGAGGAGCTACGGCTGGCGAAGAAGGCTCTGAAGGAGGAGCATGAGAAGGGGCGGAGTAAGAAGTGAGCCTGAGTATCATTGTCCGCCCCGGGTGTAAGGAGGTATCTCAGCGCAAGCTGGAGGTCTATGACAAGTATTGTCAGGTGATCCAGTGGGGGCGGGCGCATCCCGTCAAGTTTTGTAGCCGCTTTATGGGCGTTGAGCTGCTGGACATGCAGGCATATGTCATTGGAAACACCTGGCCTGTCGACTTTGCCCTGTGGCTGGAGTCCAGAAATGCGGGAAAAAGTACAAAATTGGCTGTTTACACCATGCTTCGTAGTCTGCTCATCCCCCTTCATGCCACCTACTTCTTAGGTAACAGCGGCGCACAGGCAAAGGAGACCTACTCCAAGATCGAGAAAATCGCCAAGAAGGAGATCGAGTCCTTTACCGGCAGCACCGATGTGTTCATGGAGGAGATCCTGCGCAGCGGTCCCACGGGGGACGGGTTTACCCACAGCCCGGAGTCCTTCACATTCAAGCTGTTCAACGGTTCAACAGTGAACACCCTGAACAGCGACATCACCAATATCAAGGGAAAGCGTGCCAACCTGGTGTGCTTTGATGAGGCCGGGTGGTTCAGCGATGAGCTATTCGTGCAGGCGGAGCAGTTCGTCAACCAGGATGAGAACTTCAAGCTGGGCGGCAACATCGATCTGACTTTGGAACCGAAGGGCTTTCCCCGTCAGCTTCTCTACGCCTCCTCCGCCAGCGACACCAGTTCGGAGTTCTATAAGAAGTTCCGTAATTTCTCGGAGCGGATGCTGATGGGGGATACCAAATACTTTGCCTGTAACATCGACATCGACACGGTGATGAAAGCCAAGTTCAAGGGTAACCCCTACCCTCCCCTGCTCAGCCAGGATAAGGTGGATAAAGCACTGGCCGACAACAAGGAGAAGGCGCTCCGGGAACTTTACAACAAGTTCTCAGCGGACAGCCACGAGGGGCAGATCCTCACCAGGCGTGACTTGCGGCAGTGTACGGAAAACCGCCCGCCGCTGCTGTTCAACGATACTGGCAACCGACTGTTTATGCTGGCGTGGGACTCCGCTCGCCTGAACGATAACAGCGTGATCGGTGTCGCTGAACTTCGCAATGATCCGGACAAGGGCTGGTGCATGGACCTTCATAATGTGGTGAGCCTTGTGGACGTGGATGCCAAAAAGAGGACCCCCATGATATTGCCGGAACAGGTAAGCCGCTTCCAGGAGTTGCTGTTGGCTTATAATGGAAGTGAGTTTCAAAAGTTGGACTATGAGAATATCCAAGCGGTCGTCTGTGATTCCGGCGCCGGTGGGCAGATGATAGGCGGCGTGTCCGATTATATGTTGGCGGACTGGGTGGACAAAAACGGCAACACCCACCGCGGCATTATCGATAAAAGCCATAAAGCCAATGAAACATCGCAGTACAAATACGAGAATGCAATAGACATTATGAAGCTGGTAGATCCAAGAGCACACCGCAATGAGATTTTTGATGCCGCTGAAAAAATGGTCAAATTGGGTGTTGTCACCTTCCCGGCCGACTGGGATGGGAAAGACGAGCTGGTTCGTATTTTGGATGACGGCACCGAGGACAGATATACGTTATCTCCCGATGAGCGAGTTGCCCTGGGCCAAATTGAGCTTCTGAAGACAGAAATCATCACGATGTGCAAAACCAGCAGCAACGGGAATATATCCTATAATTTCCCGCCAGACAAGCGCAACACCATGCACGATGACCGTGCGTTTATGTTCGGTCTTCTCTGTTGGTATCTGGCTGTGTTGCGCCGGGGGCAAATTATCAATAGAACAGACAATGATGATAGCTTCGAAAATGCGCAAAGCTGTGTCAGTTCCATTTCTTACTAAGGGAGGTGAGTGGATTGCCGGAAAAAGAATCGTTTACCGTTGCCATTGCCTCTCAGCCGGATGAGGAAACCGTTATTCTGACTACAGCGGAGCAGATTGACGAGTTATCGCAGGAGCGTATGCTTGCCGCATTGCAGGTATATGACAACTCCAAGCCTCAGTCCGGGGTGACCTTTAGCGAGCCGTCCTCCAATACGGCCCTGACTGTGGACCGGATCAAGGAGCTGGCCGTCGGGGTCAATTCGTCCCTCTCTAATGTTCTGGAGATCAACCGCTTTGTGAAGCAGTATATCTCCATCGATGATATTCTCGGCGCAACCCATACGGCCATACAGTCCAATATCAACACAGATTACAGGCTGACCTATGGTGACACCGAGGGGAGGAACAAGCAAAAGCAGCTCCAGAAGGCAAAACAAATCGTGGAACAGTTCAACCGGGCCGTACATATCCGAAGGGTAATCTTCCACGCCATTGACCAAACCGCAATGGAGGGCAATTATATCATGTACCTGCGGACAGACGGACCGTCCGCCGTAATCGATACATGGCCCCTGGGGATAGCAGAGATCAGCGAGTATACCATGAACGGCGACCCCATCGTGCAGATCAACCTGGACGAGTTTAAGTCCCGTCTGCGTAAGACCTATACAAAAGACCGCAAGGGCAGGGCTCTATACTTTGAAAATCTCGACAAGGAAGTGCAAGCTAACTTCCCGCCGGAGGTTTACAAGGCCTTCAAGGACGGCGAGAAATACGCAAAGCTGGATGTAGCGCGGACCGGGGTACTTCGTATCAACAACTTTGGCGGAAGGTATGGCGTGAGCCACTTCTTCAAGGCTCTGAAGCCGACAGTACGGTTGGATGACATTGAAAACGCAGACAGCGTGAACGATAAGGCCAAGGCAAAGAAAATCATTGTCCAGCTTCTCAACAAGGAGGTCATGGGCAACGACTATAACCGTAAGGGCTTTGAGTTCGCGGCCTATGCCCATAAGGAACTGATGGGGGCGTGGAAGAATTCCACCGTCCTTTATACCGCCATCCCCGCCGTTAGGTCGGTGGAATATGTGGAGCCAAAGGTGGAAAGCACTCCTGTGGAGAAAATCAACACCTACCGCAACGAAAAGATGGTAGCCCTGGGGGTATCATACTCCGATCCATCTTTGGGAAGCGTGTCCGCCGCCAACATCTCCCTTAAGCAGCTTATGAAGACCATCGACTCAATCGCCGACCAACTCTCCGATGTGTTCCGCAAGTTCTACAGGGTCATGCTGGAGGAGAATGGCGTGGAGGAGATCTACTGTCCCGATATTCGAGTGTTGGACAGCGATCAGATGGAGTGGGAGGTCAAGAAATCTCTTGTAGAGTTGCTGTTCTCCAAGCTGAATCTCAGTCATGAGACCTGCCTTGAGCTGCTCGGGATGGACGCCGATGACGAATTTGCAAAGAGACAGGCCGAGAACGACGCAGAATTTGATAAGACCTTCTTCCCGAGGCAATCCCAGTATACGTCCAGCGGAGACAGCCCAGGCGGTCGCCCGGCGGACAGCAACGACCCGGACAAGCAGTCCTATGATAAAGAGAGGTCAAAGACATGACCTATATAGATACTGTGTGTCCGTGTTGCGGCAAGACAATTCAGGTTCAGATATCGGGCGGCACCGTAACTGGTGCCGCTTTTGATATATATTCAGACGATTTGAAGGCCAAGTTGACGCAGCGAGGTCTGGAATTCGGCGTGACGGGGGGAGGTGAAACCAAGGATGGAGAATGAAAGAATCCTTCTTTCCGGCACACCGATTGAAATTGCTGACTTCAAGGAATATAAACTGGCGACTTTTCTTATCAGTGTATGCGATGAGCCTGACCTTGAGGGGCGCATTATCCCAAAGGAGTCGGCGGACTTGTATCACTCGTCCATTGTGGGCTTTCCTATTGTAGCAAAGTTGGTGCGCAACACCGCTGGTGAAGCAGTAGATTTTGCTGGACACGAGATGTATCTTGTCAAGAACGAAAAGGGCAAGAAAGAAGTCAGGTTCGGTACTCACCCTATTGGCTCTGTGGTAAAGAGCTGGACAGAAGACAGGGAGGTGGCCGGATATGTTGGCAAAAAGCACTGTGTGATGATCCAGGCAAAGCTGTGGTCCACACGCTATCCGGAGTACTTCAAGGTGCTGGATAAGCTGTGGGCCTCCAACAACGTGAAAAGCTCTTGGGAGATCGCTGTGTCTGAGGTAGTTCAGACAGCAAAAGGCAGGATCCTCAAGGCTTTTTCTTTTATTGGAAACGCACTGTTGGGCTCCAGCGTCATCGGTGCCGTCCCGGGTGCCGGTGTCTATGAGTATGCCCAAAAGACTGACGATGGCAACAATCCTGAGTTTGAGCTTGCTATGGCTCTGAGTCAGGATGTTGCTGTCTCCAACAACCAAAGAAAGGAGGGGGATGCTGATATGGAGAAAGAGAAGAATACCCCTGTGGAAGAGGCCGAAGAGAAGGAGCAGGTTGCTCCCGCCACCGAGACTTCTGCCGGCGAGGCAGATACGGAAAGCACTTCCGACGAGAACCAGAATGGCGATAACGGCAATAGCGAGAACGCTCCCGAGAATGAAGATAATGCCGAGACCGCCTCTTTGACCGATTGGGACATCAAGGAGAAAATCGAAGGGGCACACCGCGCTAAGACCTCTCAGTGGTGCTGGGTCTGCTGGCTCTTCCCTGCCGAGAATAAGGCGTGGATCCGGGATGAGACCTGCCAGTCTGATACCGACTATATTCAGGTTGAATATGCGGTGGATGGCGACGAGGTCACGATTATTTCTGAAACCGCCTGTAAGCTGACTGTCTCCGTCGCAGAGGTCAACGATGCTATTGCTGCCCGGGATGACGCCATCGCTAAGGCCAACGCCCAGATCAATGACCTCACTGCCGAGGTTGCCGAGCTGAAGCCCTACAAGGATGCCGCCGACAAAGCAGAGCAGGAACGCATTGAGCAGGAGACTGCCGAGAAGCGGCAGGCGTTTAAGGCCGAGATGGTGAAGACCAAGCTGTTTACTGAAGAGGAAATTGAGACCTCCGAGGCTCTGATGGCTATGGTCAACAACATGGACGAAGCCGCCTTTAAGGCAGAGGTTGCTGAGCGGTTCATCAAGAACATGCAGAACAGCACTGAAACCGAGACCGCAGAAGTAAAGACTGAGGCCGCCGTTGTGCGGCACGATCTGTCCGGCAATGACAGCAAGGTGGACAACGCCACTTTTATGCGTCATCTGCTGGGCAGGGACTAAAAACTAAAGGAGGAAATGAATTATGCTTCGTGAACGCATTACTCATCAGCACAAGGCTGCTGATACTTATCTGAAGGCCGCTGCCAATATGGTGACCGGCATGGGCGTCGTGAAGGACGAGGTCACCGGCACCTTCAAGTTCCCCACCGCCGCTACTTCCGCCAACATCTATCTGGTGGACAAGGAGCGCATCCCCACCGGCATCAACGCCGCCCGCACCGATATGTCTGACTATGACGAGGACTATACCGCCGTCAAGAAAAATGAGTTTGCCAAGCTGCCCCGGTATGATGCCGGAGAGCGGTTTGCCACTGACCAGTATGCTACTGCTCTGACTGACGCCGCTATCGGCAAGACTCTGGCTGTTGGTGCCGACGGCAAGTGGGCTGTGGCTACCGCAGACTCTGTTTACAAGTTTGTGGGCTGGTTTGACGATGCCGGTCACAAGCTGGCCGATATTGCGGTGCTGGATACCGCAGTCGCCAACTAATTATACGAAAAAGGAGGATAAAGAATATGAATGCTGTTGAAATGGCTGAGCTGACTCAGAATGTCAGCCTGTACGAGATTGCCGCCAAGACCAACGACCCCAAGATGAATCTGAACGATAACGAGAAGGAAGTCGCCGAGCAGCTTGACGAGTGGGCCCGCAAGATTGGCGAGACCGGCCACGACCGGGACCATGAGATCGCTGCGTTCGTGACCCGCACCATCCGGGGCGAGTTCTATGACGCTCCCGATGAGCTGCTGGACACTATGTTTGAGCGCGGCACTGTAGGCGAGTTTGATGACTACGAGGCTAAGATCGACCCCGTGAAGAACACCCTTGTCGCTTATGAGTCCGCTCCCGGCGGCACTGTTCCCAAGAGCTATCTGGACTACAGTTATCTGAAGCCCACCTGGAAGCACCTTCAGGTGGAGTCCCAGATCAGCTACCGTGACCTGCGCCGGAACGGCTGGAAGAGCGTGGCTCTGCTGACTGAGTATGCCGACAAGGCTCTGCGGAACAAGATGTTCTACCACATCTTCAACGCCATTGACGCTGCCATTGCCAGCGGTGCTGACAACTACATCTCCGAGGCGGGTGCTCTGCCCTCTCAGGCTACTATGGACGCTCTGGCCCTGTATCTGAACGACCGGGGCGGCGGCAATATTGTCGCTCTGAACAAGTACATCCAGGCCGCTTCCAAGCTGAGGGGCTTTGAGTCCGAGGCCATGAAGGATGAGGTCCACCGCACCGGTGTTCTGAAGCTGTATGACGGCAACACTATGGTTGGCATCACTGCCGCCAAGAAGCAGGCCAACGGCGAGCTGCTGATCCCCGATAAGCGCATCTTCGGTATCGCCGGCAAGGTGGGCAGCCTTGATATGAAGGGCGACGTCTACACCTATGAGACCGAGGAGAACCAGAAGGAGGTCATTGACCTTAAGATCACCGGCTTTACCTTCGGCTATGCCTTCAACAAGGACAGCCTGGACAACATGGCTAAGGTGGTCATGGCGAAGTAAGAGCTTCGCATCCCCTGGAGGGGCTCGCTTCGGCGGGCTCCTCCAAATATACTTTGAGGAGAATTTGATTGGCTATCTCTAAAACAAAGAACTATCTGGTGCTGAACTATGGGCACTCCCCCGTGGGGATCTCTACCAGACACGAGAACTATCTGATTCCCGGAGCTGAGGGGGACAATCCCGCCTCGCTCCCCTTGACAATCGACGAAATCCAGGTGGTCAACAGCAATTCCCCGGTCTTTAAGGTGGGGATGCTCCGCTTCGAGGAGAAGGATGAGAAGGACATTTACGAGGAGCTTCGCATTTTGGATTGGCGGGATATTCTTACCGACAAGGCCATTGAGGAAATATTGCTGAACCCTACCGCCGAAACGCTACAAAAACTCGTATCCATTGAGAGCGAACCATATTATGAGCGTATTCGTGGTGTCTATATGGGCCTTAAGAGTGCGGGTGCCTCCATCTCTCTGAATGTAAGCAACGCTATTGAGGCACGCCGGGATGAGCTGATTCGCCATAAGCGCACAACCGATATCCGGGTGACCGCTAATCCTGACGGTCAAAATAGGGCGGCTTCCAGCGAAGAGGTGGATGAGCTGAAACGGCAGCTTGCCGAAATGCAGGCCATGATGGAGAAGATGCAGGAATGCCATGGCAACAATAAAGAAGCCACCAAGAAAGGCGCAAACGCCAAGAAGTAGGGGGGTGTCTGAATGGCAACTCCTTTTGTGACGGTCGTTGACCGCTTCTTTAACCGCATCGAGGAGGATCGGGACTTTTTCGAGTACTACTCTCTGTCAGATGGAGAGGCAATGCAGCTTGCCAACCGGCGGGCTACCTTCTATTTCAAAAACGCCGTAGACCGTATGATGCTGGAAGGGACACCGGAGATCGACTTTACGGATATTGACGAGCCGCTGGCTCAGTTCAATGTGGATCTGACCAGCCGGGAGGTATTTATTCTCGCTTCCCTGATGTATGAGTATTATCTGGAGAAGGACATCGCCAAGATCAAGACGATGGACCGGAGCTTTACACCCACTGAGCTGCGGGTATTTGACGCAAGCAACGCCCGCACCAGCTTCAAGGCTCTATATGACGGCGTATGTGAGAACAATAGGCTCCTGCTGGATTCCTACCGAAACACCGACAGGCTGACAGGGCAGTACAAGGGAATCGACTTCTCATCTTATGACGATGAGGGGGCGGTCTGATGGAGAACATCAACTATTTCCGGGCGATCCATGGAGCACTCGGTGCGAACAGCGCCGAGGAGACGCTTCGGCGGGAGGTCCGCAAGGACCGTGCGGAGGACTATACTACCTCGATTGGGTACATCCATGACGCCCTGCGTAACGGTGAGGTACAGCCCATTGTGGCGAAGACCACCAATTCGCCAAACAAATATAACATCATCGCTATGCCTGGAGATCCGCTGGCTGTGGGTGACATTCTGGAGTTTTACGGCGAGCACTGGATCGTGGTGGATATCCGCTCTGTGGATGTGGTGAGTCTCATCGGCGTGGCCATGCAGTGTAATCACATGTTCCGGTGGCAGAACTGGTCTCCCGAGATTATTGAGCGATGGGGCGTTTTGGACAGCGGCGTTTATTCCACGACTCTCAGCGAGGCGGAGAAGATGACTCTGACCCATAAGCAGTACAAAATCTATCTACCCTTTGACGAGGATACCGCAAAGCTGTATCTGGACAAACGCATCATCACCGAGATCGCATACGACAAAGACGGAGATAGAATCCCTGTGGTCTATAAGGTTACAGGGCGTGACTCCATCAGCGAGTCTTATGGCAAGGGTGGTCATCTGCTGGTGCTGAACGCCGAGAGCAGCAGTGACTACAACAAGCTGACGGATAACCTCGATCTGATGATAGCGGACTGCATTGCGCCGGAGGAGGAACCAGAACCGCCGGTGACACCGGATCCGCCCGATCCCCCTACTCCACCTGACCCGCCTGGGCCGGTTGACCCTCCGGATCCCCCCACGCCTCCAGTTCCCCTTCTCCCCTGCTCGATCTCCGGGCGGGAGACGCTGAAGGCTGGGCTTGGGGCGAGGAAGTATACGGCTACCTTCTACACGGAGGACGGCGAGACGGAGGACACATCTGTGGCCGCATTTTGGACAGTCGTTCTCCCCGCCGGGTACGAAAGATACATTCACTATACGATCCATGACAACGCCCTGTCTTTGTCAGCAGATGAGGACGCAATCGGTGAAATGGTTATTTTACAGGCTTCGGATGCAGACGGTCTATATCAAACCTGCGAGTTTACGGTGAAGGTGGTGGAGTCGCTGTGACAACCACCGAGCTGAAGCTGAAATTCGTCAAGGACATTCTGAATAACCCGGAGCTTGTCAATCTAATCGATGTGTATGGGGAGTATGCGGAGTACCCGGAGGACATGCTCGACGAGCGTGTTTTTACCTGGTGGCAGTTCAAAAATGAGGTGCTTCAAAAGGCAAAGGTAATCATCGGCGCTCGCATCACATTTCCAAGCCCTGCTCAAAACCAAGCCTACAAAAACTTCCGGGTTGAGTTCCTGGTCCTGTGCCACAAGGATTTGATGGGGAATGTCAAGGGGCTGGACGGAAAGAGGGTCCCCGGGAACAGGCTGGACCTGATCGGCGATGAGCTGGAGCGGATGTGGGTGTGGGACCGGAGCGGGACGCAGTTTCGGATGAAGTTCGTTTCCAACAACGAGGATACCTACAACGATGACTACTATGCCAGGACCATCGTGTTGCGGTCCTATACCGACAACAACACGGAGAATGCGGTGAAGCGGAATGCGTAGCGCTATGTTGGATGAGCTCCAGCTCTTCCGAGGCAAGGACTTCGTGGTGAACGGCCACCTTACAATCCATCACCCAACGATCGGCGAGATATGCGATTTTGGTGAGGATCGCTATTTTAACATGGTATCAAAACTATGTGCCACGCCGTCAGATTACAAGGTAACCCTATGGGACGAGATGGGGAAGGACTGGGAGGAAGTCGATGATATGGACCTATTTGGGGCCATTTCCCTTGGATTCTCCAGAGAAGATACCAGTATTCTGTTTGGAGACTTTCCGCTCAATGAGCTGGTCATCTACCATGAACCGGATATCGATGACTCTGTGCTGGGGGAGGCCATATGGGACCGCAGTACTGGGCAGCCTGTTGGCCTGAAGCCGGACGGCGTGAAGATCGACCGGTATGCCTACACTATGATGACCGAGTTTCTGCGGTGCATCCACAGCATGGAAAAGCATGTGGACAAGTGTGTGACCCAAGGGGACAAGATGTACCTGCTGGACAAGGATCGCTCCAGGCTCCGCCGCCAGAAGCACGCCAAGGACAGCGGGAAGTCCGTTCTCGTCCCGCTCGTGTCCGCCCTTGTAAACTGCAAGGAGTTTAAGTACGACCATTCCACCGTGTGGGATCTGCCCATCTATGCGTTTTACGATTCGGTAAGGCGCATTCAAAAAATCAAGTACAGCGACAGACTTGTGTACGGGGTCATGGTAGACCCCAGCAAGATGCCGCAGGATATGACAGACTGGATGAGCGAAATCAAGTAGCCGTCCAGTCTAATTTTATCAAAGAAAGAAGGAAAATGAATATGGCTGATACTGTTTACACCCCTCTGGAAAGTGTGGATTTCAGCAAGCTGAAGATCGAGTCTTATGACCGTCTGACCCTGTTTGACCGCACCTCTGATGACCTTATTGTTATGCTGGAGGATATGTCTGACTTCACCCTGTCTCAGACCGTTGACTCTCAGGAGCAGACCGGCAAGCGGGGCACCGTACTGTCCGTTATGGACCGGAACAAGGGCGTGACTGGTAGCGGCAACAACGCCTATGTTGTCACTAATGCTATCGCTGCCCAGGTGGGCGCCGATCTGGAGCACGCTACCGAGGAAGCTCCCCTGAGTGTTCCCCATATTGCTAAGCTGAAGGTAGCTGCCGATGGCACTGTCACTCTACCCAAAGAATATGAGCCTGTTGGCCCGGTTGGAGTTGAGGTTCCCGCTATCTACTCCACCACCGTGGACATTACCCAGGACAAGAAGTACACCATTGGCGCCGCTGTCTCCGCCACTGAGTTTACTTATGACCCCGCTACCAGGAAGATCTCCCTGCCTGTTGTCCCCGCCAAGGAGGCTGTGGGCACGGAGGGTGATGAGGGCTACCAGCCCGCCGTCGAGGCTGCTCCCGTATTCAAGCCCGGCGATGTGGTCATTGTCCCCTACCGCCGCAAGGCTACCGTTGGCGTGAAGATCACCAACGACGCTGAGAAGTACGCCAAGTCCGGCCGCTGTGTGCTGGATCTGACTGCCTCTGATATCTGTAACGACAATATCAAGCGGCACGTCGTCATTGAGTTGCCCTATGTCCATGTGGACGGCAACTTCGACCTGGCTGGCGGTGACGAGGTCATGAAGCAGCCCTTTGGCTTCCGCTCCATGCCCGAGCCCTGCTCTGTTGACAAGAGCCTCTGGGATATGTATGTTGCGTAAGGCTGGTGATGCATGATGGCACACGAGCCTAACACGCTGTGTAAGAATCCTAACTGTCGCCACGGAGAGGGCGGAACAAGAAAACACTTCTTCGCTTGTGCTTATTGCACGGGGACAAAGAAGTGGAAGGCGTACTGTTGCTCGCCGGAGTGCTGGACGGAATATCAGGACATTATCGCCCGGCGTGATACGGGCGGCGCGAAGCAGGAGGATCTGCCTGAGCGCACTGACATGACACAGGAGGAGGTCAAGGCGCTGATCCATGACACCCCATATGAGGTCATTGAGGAGACCACCCGGCAGGAGCTGGGTGGGTATCTGCCGGAGGATGCCGATATCTCTCCTGAGACGGTCGGCCCGGTCATTGACGCTATCAACGCGGAGATCGACGCTGAGCGTCAAGGGAAGCGGAAGAACAAGAAGAACCGCTGAGGAAGGCAACGGGGAGAGGGCGTATTCCCTCTCCCCTGCTCTTTCCTATTCGCACCGAATGGACGATGAAATCAAAATTCTATAAGGATAAGCCAATGAAACAAAAGTCGAAGTTCAATGTGGACACCAACACCGCCAAGCGCACCTATGACGGCATTGTATTTGACAGTGTCCTGGAGATGAAGTACTACCGTGATGTAGTTTTGCCCCAAGTGGGAAGCGGCGCAATCGTTGAGTATGAGCTCCAGAAGAGCTATGAGCTGCAACCGAAATTTACATATCACGGAACCACTGTCCGAGCCATCACCTATGTGGCTGACTTCTATCTGGTCTATGCGGATGGAGAGCAAGAGGTCATCGACATCAAAGGGATGGCTGATACTACGGCCAAATTGAAACGAAAGCTGTTTTGGCACACATACCCGGAGCTGCCCTATCGCTGGGTCAGCTATTCCGCCAAGGACGGCGGATGGATCGATTATGATAAGCTACAAAAACTGCGCCGGGAGCGCAAGAAGAATAAGGAGGCCAACTAATGGCTGCCAAGAAGAATACTGAGAAGAAGGTTTCAATCAATAAACTCGACGCATTGCTGGCCACAGAGAAGGCTAAGTATGAGGGGAGCAAATTTACCTATGACATTGACGGTGAGGCCGTAGACATTCTGGTCAAGCAATCTATCTCACTTGCCGAGATGCAGGCGTTTGTGGATAATGTGGCCGAGAATGTATTCATGGAGGACGAGGACACTGGCGAGGTCACATATGCTCCTGCCCTTTATGAGACTGCATTTGCGCTTAACTTTGTTGTCTACTTTACAAATCTCAAGGTAGAGATGGGTGCCGAGCGTGTTATTGATCTACTCTACGCTACCAACATTCTTCCAAAAATGATGAGGTCCGTGAACGAAGAACAGCTCCGGGATATGCAAATTGCTATCAATTCTGCAATCGAGTTCCGCAAGCAGACCATCCTCTCCGGGGAGCGGATCAAGCTCAACTACCTGATCGAGCAGATGGATAAGCTGATGCCCATGCTGGAGCAGAACGCCGGGTTGCTGGCCGGCATGAGCCAGGAGGACCTGACGAAGGCTGTGCAGACTATGGGGAACATGGACGAGGGCAAGCTGGCCAAGGCGGTGCTGGCGGAGCAAGAGGGCAAGGTCATTGAGATGCCAAAGCCCAAGAAGACCAGCACGAGAAAGAAGAAGACCGACGATGTCGATTGAGTCGGAGTTGAAGAAGTGGGCCAACAGCCCCGCCGGGAAGAAGCGGATCGCCGAGGAACGGGCCAAAAAGCTCAAAGCCGGACAGAAGTTCGGGCAAGGCTCCGGCGTGGTGTCGATTGAACAGGCCAAGAAGATGGGCGATGAGATGCGGGACATCCTATACGCCCACCTTCCTGTTGGGCTGAAGGCATCCATCAGCACCGGAGATATCATCGTTTCTGCTCCCAAAGTGCAGGCCGATGGAAGCATGTTGGTGGAGCTGCATTTCCGCCCAGAGGATTTGGAACGGGAGTCCCTTGACCCGGAGAAGTACCCGAATGGCGCGGACAACATTGTCCGGCTGTTCAGCCGTGGCTATACCGCCCACGGAGATGTTGTCGGCATGTGGCACGGGCATGAGCAATGGAATCTGCGCCATCGAGCCGCCGATCCGTTCATGCAGGATGCGGTGGATAAGTTCAACGCACTCCACGGTGGCGTGAAGATTGCAGATGTGAGGCCGGATTACAAGGCATAGAGACGGTAAAACCGCTCTTTTATCAGGTTAACAGACGGGACGGCTATTGCCGTCCCGTTTTCTTAAAGG